TCAATTCATGTCTAACAATATTTGCTCTTTAGTTATGTGTTGTTTTGGATATGCTGCGTTTAATTTATCGTTTTGTGATTCAATATGATCTTGTAATAAATGAACATAAATCTTTTCGGTAATCGTTACATTTGCATGTCCAAGATATTTTGAAATGACTACCATTGGAATTCCTGCCTCAAAACATCTTGTCGCAAAAGTATGTCTTAACCGATGAACGGATACTGGCAAAAGATAATCTTTTTCATCCAATTGAAAATTAATTTGTTCCCTTGCACTTGCTAATACAGAATTTAGTGTTTGATTCGGCATTGGAGTATTGTATGGTGTGGTAAATAACAAATTTTTAAACTCAGATGATACATGACGATCTGCATATATAGATTTCTCTACACGTTGTTTTAATACGATTTGCTGTTGGAAAGCCTCGTATGCGACATCATTTAGTGGAATTTCTCTCACACTTGAAGGAGTTTTTGTATCGCCAATATAATATTGATATTTGCCATCAATTTTATTTTTCTTTAAGGACTTTGTAATATGCACCGTCCTAGATTTCATATCAAAATCATTTATTGTAAGTGCGCCAACCTCTCCGTATCTTAACCCAGTTGTTAAAAGAAAAACATATAAATTATAATAGAAATGTCCATTCAAATAGTTAAATAACATTTGCTGTTGTTTAATAGTTAATGCCAGTACTTCATCTGAGAAAAGCTCTTTCTTTTTCTTTTTAACTTTGATCATTGTTACTGGGTTATAAGGAATACAATGTGCTTCTCTACTTTTTTCTAAGGTTTGAGAAATTATATTTTTTGCATTATCAATAGTTTTATCACTATATTTTTTCTTCAAAGTTTGAAAAAATGAATCTAATGTAAATTCGGTTATATCTACAACTCTAATATTTTTCAGACTTGGTGCAATGCAATTGTCATAAATCCATTCATATTGTTCCTGAGTATTTGGTGCCAAGTCAACAAATGCTATGCTTTTCCAACGAAAATACCAAACTTCAAAAGTGTCAGTGCAATGTTTTGCATTTACTTTTAGATCGTCTTTTGCTCTTTCTTCTTTCAACCATTCCTTTACTTCTTTTAAACTTTTACTTTTTGTTTCGATGCGTTCTCCAAAACGATTCGTAAACCTTGCTTGATAACGTCCGTCCTTCCGCTGAGACAGGTACGTTCCAAGTTCTCTTCCTTTTAAATCTTTTCCCATGATTATACGTCCTTCCTTTTGTGTATTCATTGGAAAAGAATCTAAATTAAATTATAGTACAATTACAATATATCACATTTAGATTCTAATTCCTATCAATTGCATAAGTATCTTCTAAATATTTTTCAAAAGCTTTTCGTTTAATAAGTCTTTTCTTGGTTCCTACATATAATTTAAATTCACAGTCTGGATCATCTAGCATCTGATAAATTGTATTAATACCGATACTGCTATATGCCGATGCTTCTTCTGGAGTTATTGTAACTTTCTCCCATATTGGTACTATATATTTGTTTATAATATATTCCTCCTTGCAATAAGAGAGAGAATCTAATAATAGAAACTCTCTCCGTATATTATTTATCCATCATCAAATAAGGATTTTAAGATATTTTCTTGAATCCTTGAATATGTTCTACAAGGTCTTTAAAATATGGTACATTGTCTAACATCCACTGCTCTGGACTTGGGAATACTGGGTGTTCAATCTTAATCATATATAAATCCTCTATTTTAAATATGAAGAGAATACTAATTTCTCTTTATATTTATCACCAACTGTTACATATCCGTGAATATTAGGCGGATGCCCTGACCAACTGATGTAGATTTTATAGTAATATCTCGTACAATCAACATATTTACGTGTCATAATACAAACATATCCTTTGTTCATGAAGTCTTCTAATACTGCAATACAAGAATCAAGTGACTTGTCAGTATCGCAAGACATTGATTGTGTCTTACGGTATATTTCTGTTTTGCCATTCGTCTGTGCGGTTTCCCATATGTCATTTACTAATTCATCATATAAGTCATCAAATATTTCGCTTAATTGCGCATCGGACTGTTGCTGTGAATACTCTTTCATATCCACAGCATTGATCAGCCCTTTTGTTTGTGCTAAATAATTCATTTATTTACCTGTACTTCCAATTCCGCCAGTTCTTTTAGTTGTCACAGTTTTTTTATCGGCTACACCATAAGGTAGGAAAACTCCTTGTGCAAATGCATCACCTTTCTTGAGCTTCAGCGGTTCATTGCCATGATTCTCAACCTTGATAAAGATATGTCCTTCATTGTCTGCGTGGTAGTAGTCACCGTCAATTACCCCTGTACCGTTACCAATTCTAGCCTGTGCTTTGATGCCCAAACTACTGCGAATGAATACTAATAACACCCATCCTTTTTCAATCTTACATCTGATTCCTGTAGGAATAACTCGTGCATCTCCTGGACGAATTGTAATATCTGCTGGACTAATAAAGTCATGTCCTGCGGAGTCAGCTGTTTTACGATAAGGTAATTTTAAACCACCATAGATTGATTCTTCTGGATCTCTAACCATCTGTTTCTCCCAGTCCTGTACGAACTGCTCAAACGATACTTTCTCAAACTCTGCAACTTTCATTAATCCGCTTTCTGTTAATAATCCCATATATGTATTTCCTTTCCATTTTCTTTGTGCAATTTTCACAAAATTTCGTATTTTATAATTAAGTCTATTTATTTTGACTTTTATATAATCTTTCAACTGATTTAATCTACTTTGCTTTCCATAAGCCACATATATTTTAGTTCTCATTACTGTTCACTCAGCATCAGAGGTAATCCGACTTCATTATAGTAAGAATCCTCAAAAGTCATTTCTGGTTCGTCTTTGTAATGTTCTTTTAATTTTTCAATCAATAACTTCTGCTGTTTTTTCACTTCATCTTCAGTGCCATGCACAATTAAAGTCACATTGCCGTCATATACACCATCATTAAATGTTTCAACTTCGATCATATATAACTGACGGTCTGTGTTAAGACTTGACTTTTTAGCCGCCAGATACAGATAATCTTTTGGCAATTTATATTTCTTGAGCAGCTTGTCAACATCTTTAATGAAATCAAGTTTGTGTTTTTCTTTTTTAATCTGCTTCTGTAAGTCTGTGTTTTCTACGTTTCTTTTATCGTTTTCGGTCATCATTACATTATTTGTATTCATAGTAAATTCTCCTTGTGTAGTTCATTTTCTGTATATCGGCAATATTCATCCCATAATCCTTTGGCATGAATATAGTTCTTGCCTTTCAATCCCATCTTCTTCTGTTCTGCTTTCAAGTCTTGGAATGTAAACTTGCGTGAGCATATCTTTTCTTTTAAGAATCTAGTTGCAATCCGCCCTACCTTATACATCTCCTCACGCTTCAAATTTGCAGTTAATTTCTTGTAAGTACTCAATTCATCATCTGGAATTTTATAAGGTGTTTTTGGCAAATTTTTCAGTGAAAAAGGTGAGATATATTTGCAAGTTCCATCATCACGGATTCTACTCTTCTGTGCCTTCAACAACTCAGCAACAGTATCCAGATGTTTCACATCAAATCTAAACAGCACTTCTTTATCAGTTTCTTCTATACAATAAGGAATATCTTCGTCTATCTCTCGAATTGCCTTTATAATGTTATGCCCTCTTATTAATGAGGGGATATAAGCTACAAGGGTATATTCGCCTCTATGCTTGCCTTTGCCATAGTAATATATCTGATTGCCAAATGAGCATTTTATGTACAAATCATCAAAGCTAGGATCTATTAATCCTACATCAGTTCTAGGGAAATCATTAGTATCCATGTTATATGCTGCTACAACACGATACTTTCCAAAATATTCTTTACGCTGTAAGAAATTAGCCGTAGTAATTCACTCCTTATTTAGTTGATTTTGATTTAGTTGTCTTAGGTGTAATACCTGTTGGCGGTGCATCATTTGTATTTTTGTATACATCACGCACCATCTTCTGAATTGTTCGCAGACTCAAGCCATATGAGAGCTGTAACTCAATAACCGCTTTGGAAAGTTCTTCCATTACTCTTCGTCCTCCTCGCCTGTAATAATGTCATCATTATCTTCATCAGACTTATCGTCTAATTCATCGATCTCATCATCAATTTCTTCTCGTTCCTGTTCGAGAAATTCAATCTTTTCTTCATTGTCATCAATCAATTCCTGGAGTCTAGCAATATCAAGTTTGCGAATAAGGAATCCGCCTGCTACCATAGCACCAAGAAATGTGCCAATGGCAACAGTTCCAAAATTGCAAAGCATAAACTGCCATAAGTGTAATTTAATCATCTGTATCCTCCTTGTCATCTGGATAATTTTGTAGTTCAAACTCTTCCTCTAACTCAAACTGCTCAGAATCGTAGTAACAAGGATTATTCAACTGAGCGTCTGGATGAGGTGGGTTATAGATCAAATTCATTATCAAAACCTCTCTTAGCTTTTAAAGCTTCAGATAAACCTTTCTCTCTCTTTGAAGCAACCAAGTCAGCGATATGCAGAGACCATAAATTCTCATATTTTTTATGTCCCATGATTTTAATCCATTTATTGTCACATTCGGAGATTGGCTTCCACTGGAACGGTAACATGTGGTAATTTATATAGAAAGCAATGTCTCCTATATTATGATTCACAAATAAAGAATGCTGATTTGCAACCTCATAAACTAACATCATATATGCACCAATATTTTCATGTCCGTAATAGTGTGCCACACCATTCTCATCGAATGTCTGAGTGTATAATTTACCCATATCGTGATATTTAGTAGCCACTAACACTGAATAATCGTTATGAATCTTTTTTGAAAAATCATAGGCATCTGTCATATGTTTGCCAAGAGATTCCATATGATACGGATTCTTCTGGTCAAAGTCGTTATATATTTCTGGAATCCATGTATTTTCAAGTCTATAGTTATACTTGTCTTTATTGTGAATATGATCAACAAATTTAATTTCATCCCATCCTTCTTCAAGGAATGGAATCTGGAATTTTCTTGCTTGTTTGTCAATTACATGTCCTGGAACTGGATGTTCTCTGTCAATGTTGTCTTTTTTACATTCACCAATTGGTTTTACGATGACCACACAAACCTTCTCACAATCAATACCTTTAATTACGTTGAGAATAGATCGTCTTGACTTCATAGTAATATTCGTTGCCTCAGCTACAACGTCAATACCATTTTTAAGATATTTAACGATTAGACTATGAAATGTCTGAAATACTTCTTTATTTTTGGACTGATCTTCTACTCTTCCACATATATTTTCTCTAATACCATCTGTTGATATGGTGATAACTTCATTGTCACTGTCTTGTGAAACAGTGTTTATGTATTGTGACTTACCAGATGCTGATAAGCCACACAATAATGTAAGTCTTGGTTTTCTTTCGTTCATAATTCTCCTTTATTCTTCCTGATCTTGGTGTTTTAACAGATATTCTCTGCTAACATTTTTAAAACTCTGCCGTCCTGACATATCTCTGTATACAAATCCTTCTCTTTTAACTTTTGGATTGATAATACTGAATCCGTCAGCCTGAAGCTTAATCTCTTCCATTGTATCTGGCGTTTTGTAGTGTTCATTGATAATTGGCACATGTTCTAAGTTATTATCATCACAGAATTTTGCCATTTCCTGTGTACCTTTACGAATTCCTTCAACTACCAAATTGAATACGAATAAACGATTCTCTTTAAATTTGTAAGGATTTCCTTGTACATTACCTGTACCTTCGCCCTGTAAAACAACACGATCATATTTATTTGCAATGGCATAATCAGTTAAAACTTTTTCAATATTATATTTATCGGCAAGTTCCCAGTAAATATTAGAATCATGGTGACACTTCTGATCTCTGTCAGCCTGTCTAACATTTCTACTGCATACAATAAAGTCAAATTTGTTCTTGCCTTTCTTACGATCAACAGCATATGTACATGACGTTCCGTCAATCTTTTCTGTTTGAATCCATTCATTTGTTGATTCAAGCCATAGTGGGCAATTTTCAATTCTATCTTCATCGGTTTTTACAATCCATGATGGAAAATCTTTAGGATTGTCTCGTTTTTTGCCGAAAATCATGAATAAGATTTTTCTACCGATGCTATATCTCATCATTTTTCTAATAATTGGTTTTGAGAAAACTTTTTTATGTCTGGCTACCATAGACTGATATTTAGCATTTGTATCTACTTTATTGGCTTTTCTTTTTGCAACCTTTTCAGAAGCATATGTAATTCTCAATTCTTTTGTGACGTCATCACCGATTTGTTTATCGGATAGTTCGGGGAATAATGCAATTGGCATCGCCAATCCCTGACTGAAGCATTTAAATTTGCCTAGTTTCATCGTTTTAATCTTGTAATGCTTTGTTTCCAAGAAAGCAAATCTCTCATCATCTTCTGGGCATTTACTGTCAATTTCAATAAATACCGCTTTATCTCCTACTTTGAATTCCCCAATTTGGGCAATCAGCACCCAACCAAGAACTCCAATCAATTCAATTTTATCTGCGCCCTCGATTGGCTTAATCCATGCAATTTCTTCAATATGTGCTAATGCTCTTTCTTTTGTCAAGTTCCTTCTTACCTTAGTAAGTAGTGCGCACTTTATCCTATAGGAACTTTGCTAATTTTTCCTTTCCTTTAAAATTTAATCTTCTATCATGTTTCCTTTTGCCTTATTGCAAATTTCACACATTGGTTGATAGTTGCTAATATCATCAATACCACCTTTAGATCGTGGTATAATATGATCTTTTGTTATTAAAATTTCATCACCATCATCATCGACTGCATATAAATTCAAGTGATAGCTCTTGTCTTTCAAACCTTTTTCTTTAGCAAAATATTTACCTTCGATTCCGCACTTAACACATTTGCAGCCTTTAGTGAAGAATGTCTGATATCTCTGGCTATTGCCTTTAATCAAATCGCCATCGAATTTAACTTTTACTTTATTGTTTTGGCTCGCAAACATAACATTTTCCACTTTATCCCTAACTTCATCAATAGAATAAATACCCTTTCTGATATATTTGTGAGTTGGTTTGTGAGGTTTCTGTTTTGCTTTAGTTAAATCAAAGCCTTTTAGGAGTCTTTTTACTTCGCCCAAACTATACGTTTCATCAAATAATTCACACCCCTTCCAAGCCACATAGGTAATCTTTGTGTCATTGGTTGGTGCCATAGGATTATTATGTTTATGAGAGTCGGTATCTAAATCTAATAACTCCTGTACTGTTCGAAATGATTGTTTTAGTCTCTTCTCACCGACCTGATAATATATTGTTAGCTTTCTTCTCTGATGTTTGGACATGTTTATACTCCTTTCTTTATTTCAAAGTCAAATTTTATTTCTCTTGTTTCTTTTTGCTATAGTCACAGTCAATCGTAATTTTGATCCGTTTGATTATAGATGAATTCTCGTATTCGGTAATGTCTCTTGTTATTGAACCATTACACTTTTCACACTGCTGCGTGTGTCTTGCTATCATATTTAACGTAACAGCCGCCATCTCTGCACATCTATGGCAAACATCTACCTCAGAAGAACCAAGAACTGACTGATCAGGGCTGTTGATTCCAAGGTATTCAACTGTTGGTATTGTTAATTTATGATGTTTGTCGGTACACTCTTTGTTGCAGAAATCACAGTAATATTTTGTTTCTGTTTTCTTCATTAATTACATCCTCTGTTATATGCATTTTGTTAATCATTCATCATATTCAATCGTCATTGTGTGTTCTGTTTTTGGATAACGATTACGGCTTGCAAATGAACCAATAGTGTCAATGTATGGGATCGCAAACTTATCTTGTTTGGCAGTTTGTTTAATTCCAACCTCATTCTTGCAAGCGTTTGAAAGAAATGTATTTATCCGAGCATTTATCCTCATACATTTACCGCACAAATCTAATCGTTGGATTATAATAGAATTGTCATCTGGCTCGCCTGCACAGAATCTGCTTGAATATCCATTGGATGTAATGAAAGGGAGTGTAATGTCATAGTGATTGTGTGTACATTCAACCCCACAAAAATCACAATAATATTCTTCAATTGTTTTTGTCGTCTTCACATTTTCTCCTTTCTGTGCTATAATAAATTTGCACATGAATCAAAAGTTATTTGAGAACGGTGTAATTTTGTATACGAGATACCACTTCTTAACTGAGGTGGTATCTTTTTTGTACACAAAACATTTATTTTATGAATCCTGTTTTACAGGGACCCATTCGGCAACTGTAATTGTATGTTCTTTAACTTCATACGGTTGTTTATAATACCAATTACTTCTATCATTACAATTCCAATATTCGATTGCATAATACTTATATCTTAGACACACAATCGTTCTGATTTTTGAATAAAAATCATGAGAATAGACAGTCTCCTGATCTACAGTTAATTTCCCAGTATTTACCAACTTCGCAAGATCACCATTAGTGAGAGGTTTGTGAGAGGATAATTTATCAAACATAATGTCTTCAAAATTTTCTTCATAATAATAATCATCATCCCATTTTGTTTCATCTGTAATCATCTAATCACTCACTTTCTCTACTAATACGGTTGATTTAAATGTGCATACTGGGCGAATGTTAAAAGACTCCGCACAATAACATTGTTTGACAACACCACATGTATCAACAGCACAAATAGCTGAACAATTTTCTTCTGATACGGCAGTTAATAATACCCATTCAATATGACCTGGAAATTTTGTTGGATACTCTAAGTATTCTCTGTATAGTCTATATTCATCTAAAGTCAGTAAAGAAACTTTATCACTGCTTGCTTCATTTGCCATTGTTCCATCAAGTGCCATCAAGTCACGTTCCATATATTGCAACGCATCATAAGAATCAAGCCGACCTTCAATTTCATATCGCATAGATTCTAGGTCTTGACGAAGACTACTAGATTTCCAGTTATTGCAATGTTTATCAAATGGCTTTGTATTATCCAAAAAATCTTTCATGATACAGAAACAAGTTTGAGACCACATAGTCTGATTTAACACGATCCATTCATACCCTGCTACCTTAAAGGCATCACCAACATTTAATGTTTGAAGCTCTACTTTTTCTGAGGTACAATCATTTTCTTCCGACTTCATCATGTCTTTATCTTCAATTACTTTTACGACCGCCTTGGCAATGTCATAAATATCTTCTTTATCTAACGTCAAGTTTTCTCTCCTTTACAAATTCTCTATATTGTTTTGTATACTCATAAGAATCTTTAAATATATTACAGATACCGTTATACATTCTTGGCTCAAATTGTTTGACGATATCAAGTTCGTTTTGATAATCTTTACCGAACGGACACCCACAACAGCCTGTCCTTTTTAATCCATATCGTCCATAACAATCCGAATGTCTAATCTTAAAATATGCACAATATTCTGATTTGTCGCTATCCAAATACCAAAAGATTGGTCTGTATTGATCACACTGCCCGACCTTTTCATCAAAACAGCTTTTATATCTTGATGCCCTTACTCCGCCTTCGGCTTTCCGAACACCTATAATACTTAGATCGTATCCATTGTCTTTTATTGCTTTATGAGATACATCTTTCTTAGCATAGTTGCAACACTTCCCAGAAATCTTAAATTGCGGTGGGTTTTGGACTATAAATTCTTTCAAAAATCTGTTGTAATTAATGTTGAAACTACTCAATCTTTCGCCATTATTTAACGTACCGTGTGAATCACACCACCACATAAGAGCAGATTTGCACTTCGGATACTTCTGATATAAATCATCAAATGGTTTGTCTTCCCATTGGAATCCGTGGCTTTGCAATCTATACATCATTTCGCTTACATACTTGGACATGAATGGTTGCCCATAAATCTTACATGATAATGGAATTGCTTTGATTGCTTTCTGTCGGACAATCTCAATACCATATTTGCTTTCAAGATATTTCAGATGATCTTTAGTTGCTTGATATTCTAAACCAGTATCAAACCACATGTAATCAACCTTGTTATGTACGTCACATTTCCAGATAATGTCTAACATTACATCACTGTCAGCTCCGCCAGAAATTGAGCATAAAATCTTTTTATAATCAGTTCTGTTTATAATTGACCATGCCCGAATCATGTTGTCACAAATTGTCTTGTTTACAGGGCATGTGTCCAATAATTCATCAATATTCTTAGGTTTCTTAACCAAATGTACTTCCTCACGAAAATTTATTTCGTTTTCCGTGAGGTAAAGCCATACTTGGTGAGTGTCTTTTTACATCACTATCACATTCCTTTTTCGATACAATCTAACCAACGATCCGTTGAACCATATCTTCGTGAAAACCTTTATATTCTAAAGGTAATTAGCACAGATGGTTGAAGCCTAACCAATCGGCAGCACAGCGTCTCCGATATATTTCATATCTAAGATTTCGCAATCTTTCATTGGATGATCTGGATTCTCATTATTGTAATCTCTTACAAACATATCGAGCCAAAAATCAGAATACTCGTTATCATCTTTTGCGTTAAATACTGCATATCTGTATGCATTTTTATAGTTTCCCTTTGCTGTAAAATATGCTAGTTTGATTTGATATACTGGCAATTCTATTCTTGTTTTGATAAAGTTCTTCGGGTGTGTATCACGTAGTTTAGATCGTAATTCTTCATCAAAAATTTCAACCGTATCAAGTCCTGTTCTGATAGCACATTCATCAAAAAATCGGTTAGGATGCACTGCTTTTCACCTCTTTTCTATCTTATTTTACATATCAAACGTCGATTTTATGGTCACATTGTGGACAGGTAATGTGACCGAATGCTTCAACATCTGGACAATCTATAATATATCCATGTCCAGTATCCCATGGAGAATTTTTATACCTACATACATCTTCCATTTCATAACTTAAAACTGCACCACAATTTTTACAGGTTGTCTTTTTCTTTGTTCCTTCTTTTAAAACCTCAATCATTTACCAATCTCCTCCCATCGTGGAGCAACAGAAAATACGCTAAAACTTGGGCAATTATCATCATATGTAATAGAAGAAATCGTCCATCCTTTGATCACTTCTTCGGCGTAATCAAGATCACTTTCTTCATATAATCTGTCATACTCGTCTGCTGCGTTGTCACTATTCAACCAATTAATGATAATCTCTATCAACATATTGAAAGATGGTTTCATAATATCTCCAGACAATACAATATCCCACTGTTTCATATATTCTTCATCTAAAGTATCATCATCTCTGTTTTTTGTAGGTATCCATCCAAAGTATAATTTCCCGCCTACTTCTTTAATTCCACGTAATTTATCTGCCGTTTCTCCATGAATATCACAAATAAATCTCAAAGTTTTTTCTAATGTTCCGTCAAATGTATCTTTTAGACTTCCCGAAACTTTAAATGGTTTATCATTCATAAACATTTGTAGATCACGCTCCTTTCGTAAATTAAATATTTCTTTTATGTAACTAAGCTAGTAGCTTGGATACTGAGCTTATTTTCTGTTTCAAATTAATATTTTCACTCTTCAACATGTTTATTTCTGTTTGAAGTTCGTCTAACTGATCAATATATTCCTCAAATCTGTTATTTATTTTTTGTGTATTATGCATGGCACATATGTCGGCAGCAATCTGTAAATCAGGCAATGCATCTTGTAAATGCTCCTTTGCAAGAGTTGATAGAGTAAGATTTGAATACTCCTCTTTTGCAGATTCATCAATAAACACTTTGAATTCTTTATTTAAATCTTTATTTAAAATATAAGAATATTTTTTATATTTTTTTCTTATCGGTGTTCTCTCGGAATTAAAATACTCCATTGTACCAAAATGTTTTATGAATAAATATTCAATATCCAGCATCTTATTGCGTAAATCTTTTTCATGTGAAAATAAGTAGTAATCATCAATCGTAATATATTTTACAATCCATCTCCTTGTTGCAAATTCTTTTTGAGATAAATGCTGATAATATCTTTGAGGCAAATTTACTGTTTGTCCAACATATTTCACTATGTCGTCTGCTAAATCCACATATATGTATATGTATCCATTATGTTTGTTCCAGTCGGCATTTAAATCATATGAACCAGAAAATGTCATTTCGTTTCTAGCTTTCATATACTCGATCTCATCCATAACACTCTCATTTTCCTTTCTGGTTTATTATTTAATTAAAGTCATCAATTAATTAGTAGATTCCAACTACTTTTCCTGAGACGATCTTTCCGTCTTCGATGCAATAATCAATTGTTTCAATACTGATATCTCCAATTGGTCTGTAAGAACCTGATTCGTCATTCACAACAATCATATCGTCTGGAAGTTTTTCTAATAATTTTTTTACATCTTTTACAGTTAAACATGTTTCTTCAAAAACCATACTCATATCTTTAGCTGTTAAATTTTTATCTGCCATAAATCCTCCTTAACAAATTCTCACAATCTCACAATGGCGATAACCTGTTCCATAATCGATTGTGATAGTGTCGCTTTCAATCGTTTCAACAAACTCATCTTCTCCATAACAGCCGAACAATACTGGCGTGTTATCTGAATATTTACCTAGCTTTTTCTTAAGCTGTCCAACTGTTATATAATTTGGTTCTTCCATTACATTCTTATCACTCTCTTATCTGCAAATTCTTTTACTCTATCAGTAAGTGTCACTGCTGCCACATGCGTTCCCATATAAACATCAAGAGCTTCGCCAATTAAGTTGTATCCTTCATCAACAAGAACACGATCATAATTCATTCCACGATTGTTCTTAAATTCTTCTACAGTCATAGGCACTGGAATAATTAAGTCAAGATCGTTTGCTTTGTCTAATAACAGTTTTGTCTGCAATTTGTTCTGCACAATAATCGGATACTGTGTTGTTGCACTTGTATAAAGTAATTGTGTAGTTTTGCCTGTTCCTCTGTCTTTAATAATCAGTGTTGTTGGTTTATTTGTCATAGCTAATCTCCTTCTATATAAAATATCTCTGAAGTTCATCTTTAAATCTTAGTGGACTATCAACAATGAGCTGTGAATACTGAAACTGTCTTAAAAATTCATAACAGTTCTAGCATCTGCACGGCTTAAAGGAATAAATTTTACATATTCAGGTCTCCCAGCAATACATACAACTGCCCACGAATGCTCTGAATCATGAAATCCAACGTCAACCGCTACATCGGTAAGTTGGTTATACATTTTCTTCATCTCTTTATTTTGTTGTATTGAAATCTGACACTGAAGAGCTGCCTCATTGCAATTACCTTGGGCAATTTTTAACGTAGTATTGCTTTCATCAATTTCATTTTTTAAGGCATCAATATCTGGTTGCAGAATTTCTAGCAACCATTTTCTAATTTTCTCTTTTAATTTCTGAAACAATTAATTCTCCTTTTATATTTCACACGATCCATTTAATCCATAGGGTTCATAACACAATCCACTTACCCAAACCCAGTTATCGTCTTTGTATATGAGGAATTCAACCGTTTCAAAATCACAATAACTGTCACTATCTTTATCTTCACGAACTGCATACACAGCGATTGGTTTTTTAGGTGTTGGAGACCTACCAATTTCTTGTATCTTAAACATCTGAATCCTCCCATACCACATTGACGTTGAACCCTAATTCCTTTAAAACATCTGTAAAATCATCAACATCTAATTTATGGTTTTCTATTTTAGTCCCATTGACTTCAATAGATTGCCAGTCGTCGGATTTAGTAACCGTAATTGTATTTTTCTCTTTTGGCATTTTTATTCTCCTTTATATAAAAATTTAGGGCTAAATGGACTTGACTTGCGGTCAAATCTTTTATCATAAAATTCCTGGACAGTTACACATCCTTCTTGTCTATTTGATGTGAATAACTGGCAACATTTGCAGCCGCACACATTAGATTTAGTTAATTCTGAATCAACCTCTTCTTTAGTGTAGTCAATTCCATATTTGTATATCATTGCAGTATTGTTAAAGTCTGTTGTTTTATTTGTTAACACATCCCCACAACAGCATTTTGATGTACTTAAATAGTGCAAATCATTATCTGCAATACTATATGGAATAGAATATTGCTGTAATTTCTCAATTAACGGCTGATATAAATTTAACCTAATTTTTGGCTTCAAATTTAATAACCCCATTTGTGTGAAGTTAGATTTGTCTAATCCAGTAAGTTTTAATAGGTATTCTTTATGTTCCTTATTTTGTGGAACAATTTTTAAACCTTCGATAGTAAAATGATCTGCGTCATGAAACATATCAATAATATCTGTAGATGAAATTCCTGGAATGAATGGTTGGATTCTAATGCCAACTTTAAATCCATTGTCTTTTAAATTTCGATATAATTTATATCTTTCTAAGATATCTGGAACATTTGGCTCTATTGATTTGTCGTTAGTTACATTTGTTACGGACATTTGGAAGGTATGTAAATCTGGCTCAACTTCACAACCATACAGTGTTGAAGATTTTGTACTAAATAAAATATGAATATTGTATTGTTTAGTAATATCAATTAACTGTTTTGTAATATGGAATTTCTCTTCCGCTGGCTGGAATGGATCGCTCATACCACCACAATGCCAATCATATCGTTGAGATATTAAAAAATCTAAAAAATTCGTTTTATCCACTTTATTATGAACGAAAATTTTATCTAATCGACGTTCAACGGATTTAACATTACCAATTTGTAAATTTTTATCAAATTCCATTATCTTCCTATAATTAGAAAAACAATATTTACATCCAAAACTACATGTTTTATATGTATCTACTCGAATAGGTAATCCGCATATTGCAAACTTACTACTTACATTCAGCGGATTGAAAGTTTTGTTTTTATTTTCTATCATTTAAACCTTATATTTACAAGGCAGCGCACTGCGTTTTACCTAGGATTACTTGATAAAACCTTTCTTATGTATTTGTTTTGTATTATTTTACCTACAAAAATTGAAACGTAGATAAAAACAAAATTTTAAAGTCATCATATGGAAGAAATAAGACATGTCTAATCTATAGATATTTCTCCTCGAATAGTCATCAGAAATGTAACTAGAAATGTTACATTGTTATATATTTATTAGTATTACGGCAATTCCTAAAACAAAGAATCCCATTAAGTATGCCAATACTGCTGATTTAAACCAGAAAGAGACGTGCTTATCAATCTCTTTCTTATGTTTGAAGAATAAAATATTACATATAGTTGCTGAAATGACACACCAGCCAATCAGCATCCATTCAATTATGCTCAGTACCATAATTATTACTTTGAATATTCTCTTACACCAACCTTCCTTAATATTTAATCAAAAACAAAGATGCAATTGAAATATACATAAAACTCAAATACCAAGGCTGTGGCGGAAATATCTGGCGCAACGGCTCGATAGATTTGTTTTTCGCACTCAGTTCAATTGCAATGATCAGACACGCTATAAAACCTATAAGTCCGATTGTTCCAAGCGCCAACGCAAACTTTTCACAAATATTTAAGATCAATGTCATCTGCATGATTTTTCTCCTACTCTTTTAAATCTGTATTTCTGTTCTACATCAGGATATTTCTCGTGATCAACCTCACTCAGAAACATTTCTACTGGTCTAGCGTAAATATTGAAATCTCCATACATTGCTTGATAAATTACCAGTTTCTCATCTGTTTCTGTATGAGTTGCAATGTCAATCACTCTGTAAAAATGTCCTTTGAAGTGTTTGTAAATATCATCTTTCTTTGGTAAATCTCTGTTATTCATGAATATCTCCTTTCTTATTAGTACGTGTTCCCAATGTAGTACCAGTCAATGTAGCACCAGTAACAACGGCATCGCCTGTTTTGCTGAAAGAACTAAAATTAATCTGTCCACTAGATTTGCAAATATTACCTTTTTTGAGTTGATCTTTAAATTCTTTATAAAAAGCAACAAGATTATCTCTACTCACACCAATAGCCGATGTTACGAAGTCAAATAATTCCTTATCTTCAAAATCGTCTTCTCTACAGAAATTGCAATCATATCCATACTGATAAGGATCTCTGTCATAATTAATAAGCAATCCATCAGCGACTGCACATTCTTCACTACACCATGTTTTACCACATTCACCGCAAATAAATGTATTTTCAGAATCTTCTTTAAAGGTTTCTCCACAATGCGGACATACTTCTACATCAATTGAAATTGTACTCATATTTATTCACTCTCCTGTTCTTTATCATCTCTCGCAAGAATTGCTTTCCAAGTTTTGCCGTTACATGAGGATGCTGAAATTTTATAGCCCGCATCTAAATAATTGTCTACACAATTTTTAAACTTTTCAGAATCTGATTCTTCCACAACTACGCAACGACTACCATCAACTACATGATCGATATTTTTCTGCACAATTTTTTTTAAAATATTGACTTGATGTAATAAATCATAAGTTGGAATTGATGTGATGTTATTAATGCTTTTATAGCTCATGCAAACGCTTAGTGTACCAATAACTTCTCTTATATCATCTAAGGTTTCTTTTGTCATCCCTATCTCCCTTCTAAATTGTCTCCCACCATAGATCGTGTACTTTCTTATAGCCACCTCGACTTGGCACATCTAATACTCTGCGAACTTTCTTATTGGACAGTTTCTTATGAAATCTGTAATCATCCCAAGCGCTGATATAAAACCTTTTATAATAAGGTTTCTTACGAGGTATTTCATAGAACTCACAATAATACTTATCTACATATTGCACAGGTTCAGGATACCCACCGATATTTTTAAATCTCGCCAATCTTTGTTGGTATTTCTTCCTACGATTTCTCTTATTCAACATCGTCTTACGATTCTGCTGAAATTTTGTAGGAACATATTGCATAAAGTCCGTATCCTGTGGACAGTCTTTTGATTTTGACATAATTAGTACACTCCTTTCTATGATGGGATAAAAGTGGAATTTTATTGCTATATTTAATGTGAAAAATCCCTTATATTTCAACGATTTTCTTATGTTTATTTTAATAATTTTGACAAAAGTGTTTTATTTCACTCATTTTCATCGTGTTCTTCTGTCATGGACAGATTATCCGAAGTGCCTTTCCATAAGACCACCACATTTCTTTCTAATGATTTTTGTACATCAACCACTCTCTGATTTGTTGATCCTGCCCACGGATAAGACATGTCTTTCAATTCGTCTACATACTGTCCGTCTACGAGGACATCTATGTAAGGAAGAATCTCAAGTCTGCAATCGTACATAAGGTGGCTTGTTCTACGTCTTCGAGAGAACTCAGCTAAGTCCAAACCAATATCTTCTGCTTTATTCCCTGTATATAGCCAGATTTTTTTGTCTGGCATAAACTCTTTGACAAATTTGCATATTGCAGAAACACCATCTCTATTCTCTTTTGCTAAAGGTTCTCCGCCAAGAATACTTAATCTTGTATATTGCGGATTAGTTAGTGGACGTAACAATTCCAACACATCCCACGTTGTTAATTCTTTACCACCATTGAAATCCCATGTTTCTTTATTGAAACAGTTCTTACAATGGAAGTGGCATCCTTGAACGAAGAGGGCTACGCCAAGCCCTTCTCCGTTGCTAATGTCCATTTTTCTTATTGAAGCGTATCTCATCTATTCAGCTCCTTATCATCTAAGTGGTAAACTCGATCATGGATATCCCCATATCTTCCCTGATTGCCTCCATTCTTAGAAGTCCCAATGTAACCACAGCATCTGAATGCAATATCCATAGTAGAACCATCTTCATTTCCGCACTGAGGGCATCTCCATTTCAAAATACCATCTTCATCAACTAATGGAATATCTCCAGAGTATCCACATTTTTCACAATAACAACTCTTTGTATTAATTTCTGCATACATAATATGATTGTACATATATTTAATTACTTCCAATAAAGCACTTACATTATGTTCCATATTAGGAGTTTCAATATAACTTATTGCCCCTCCTGGACTAAGTTTCTGGAATTTTGCTTCAATACGAAGCTTGTCAAAGGCATCAATTTCTTCAAACACAGGAATATGATAGCTGTTTGTAATGTAATTTCTATCTTTGCCATCAATTTTTTCAAACACATCATTGCCAAATCGTTTCTTTAAACACTTGGCAAATTTATATGTTGTAGACTCTAAAGGTGTACCGTAAATACTGTAATCAATGTTTTCTTCATTCTTCCACTGCTCACATTTGTCATTCATTCGTTTCATGATTTCTAATCCAAATTTTTCACCAACTCCACCATCTGAATGAGAATGCCCAGTCATATATTTGACACATTCATATAATCCTGCATAGCCTAATGAAATAGTTGAGTATCCATCAAATAATAATGGATCAATTACCTCATGTTTTTTCAGTCTACTATATGCTCCATACTGCCAAAGAACAGGTGCTACATCCGACTTTGTGCCAAGGAGACGTTTATGTCTTTCTTTAAGTGCTTTATGACATAATTCTGTTCGTTCATCAAACAATGCCCAAAATTCATCCATATTCTTTTTAGAAGACAATGCGATATCTGGAAGAGATAATGTAACGACTCCTTGGTTAAATCTGCCATAATATTTATGCTGTTTAGGGTCATAATTTTTTGCGTGTGCAATATTGCCAATTCCTTTGTCTGTGAAACGATCAGGTGTTAAGAACGACCTGCATCCCATGCAAGTATAAACATCTCCTTTTAGCTCTTTCATAACCTTTTCAGATATATAGTCTGGAACCAATCTTTTTGCAGAACATTTTGCTGCTAATTTTGTCAGGTACCAATACTCTGTAGATTCATCGCAATTATCGTCTTCTAGGACATAAATTAATTTTGGAAATGCTGGTGCAACAAATACACCATCTTCATTTTTAACTCCTTCATCTCTTTGTCTAATCATCTCTTCAATCAATAAAGCCAAATCTTTTTTCTCTTGCGGTGTTTTGGCTTCATTCAGATACATAAAAATGGAAATAAATGGAGATTGTCCGTTAGTCGTCATAAGCGTGATCAGCTGATATTGTATAATTTGTATACCTTTTTTGACTTCTTCATACAATCTATTGGCTACAATTTTTTCAATATGTTGCTCTTTGTATGGAATATCAACATGCGCCCATTCTAATTCAACTTCAGATCTAATTTTCTTTCTACTCACATCCACAAATGGTGCTAAATGTGCCAAAGAAATACTCTGTCCGCCATACTGAGAACTAGCTACTTGTGCAATGCCTTGAGTCGTAATATTGCAAGCAGTTGAAAATGAATGTGGCTTTTCAATTAATACCTCGCTAATTACTGTGCCATTCTGAAGCATGTCTTCAATATTTAACAATCCACAATTATGCATTTTCTGTAAAAAATAATCTCTGTCATGAAAATGAATGATACCTTCCTTATGTGCTTGAACAATTTCTGGTGGAAGTAAATAGCGTTCTGTCGCATCTTCGCTAACGATACCAGCAATATAATCTCTTTTTGTTGGATTTAATACAGAGTTTTTATTTGCATTTTCATCTTTAATTTCTTCGTTGGCATCCTCAATAAGCCCAAGAACTTCGCTGTCAATAGAGTCATAATTCTCTCTCTGGAACTCACGAACACTGCGATAACCTTCATAAGCTTTAGCAGTTAATTCCTGCCCTTTCTCAACAAGTTTCTTAAATACCATTGCTTCAATTGCAGAAATGTCAATTTCTTCTGGTAATTTACTGCAATCATTTTCGATTTCTCTTGCGATTTGTTTTGCAATATCTTCCTTAATTAACCCAGATCCATTTTTCATTGCTTTCATAATCGCTGTGTAAATTTTGGTCTTGTCGAAATCTACAACAGTACAATCTCTTTTAATTACTTTCAATAAAAGACCTCCAATAAATTATGTAATAATATCATCATCTATATGTAACGCACCCGTCTCCTGCTTTCTTGCAGTTCAACGTATATCGTGCATCGTTACCATCACCATCAATCTTTTCGGTTGATACGCTCTCAATCATCATTGTCTTACCTGTTTCTACATCCTTAACAAGTACCTCTTTTTCTATGTGTAGTTTAGAAACTAAATTCCTAAGCTGATTAATTGTTCTGATCAACTTCCTTTGTTGTCGCTCCTTCCGTGTCTTTAATCTGTCTTTTGAATCTTTCTAGTTCAGCCATAATATTCAAACAAGTCATAGACAAACTTCCTTCATTATTAATAACTGCATCGCATAAATCATATGCTTCATCAAAAGCAGATTCGTCTTTTTTCATTCTTTCATCAATCGCATCTCTTGTATCTCCACGATCTTTCATTCTCTGAATACGTGTAGAACTTGGTGTATCAATACATAATGCCAAGATATGTTTCTTATGATAATTTTCTTTTAACTGTTTTAATCCTGGAACATCAACTACATATACGTCTGCATCATCACACTGACTTTCTGTGGCACAGTACCAATTGCCAGTGTAATGATTCTCTGCAACCTTGCCTGTAATTCTTGAATACTGGGCTAGATTTACATATGTATGATCATCAAGCTTATCTGCTCGCTTCTCTCTAGTGGTATATGATCGTAGATATTTCAGACCGTAAATGTCTTCCAGATACTTCGCTGAGACACTTTTGCCTGCTCCAGATCGTCCAACCAGAGCGATTAAAACATTACTTTTATCTCCTACCATCTCTATAAGTCCTTTTCTAATGTTTTGATTCTTCTATTGATTTTTGTTACGATTTTGCCATTATCTTTGCCTCTAGCGATTAAGACGGCTTTTCTATCCTTTAATAAATTTAACTGCTCTAATTTTGTCATATACTCATTTTCTCCTTATGCTATATTTTAGTTTTCATCTGTAACTGCTTCAGTTGTTTCTTCAACTGTTTCATCAGAGTCATCATCCACATATTCAATGTCATCTGCGTTCTCTTTTGTAGAAGGGTCGAGTCTTTCATAATCCTCTTCTGTAGCAGGTTCTGTTTTTACAGTCCCACATTTTTCACAATAAGTTGTCCAATGATACCCATTCTCTGAATCATAAGCAATTGTTTTTTCTGCCCACACATGATCGCAAGTTTCATCTGCGTCATCTGGGTATTCTGGTTCTGTATAATCTGCATCGTCCGTGTCGTCTGCGGTAGAATTTTCAGTATTTTTTTCTTCTTCTGTTGTTGCCGATACATCATTTGTTGTATCTTTAGGATCTTCTTTGACGGCATTTTTCTTATTATTTTTCTGTTCTGTTGTACTCTTTGTAGTTTCTGTAGTCGACTTACCTTCTTTTGTTGCAGCAACCTGTTTGTCAGTGTTGTTATTTAGTGTATCTGCATAAATGGTATATGCTGAAACGCATCCTGCTACTGTTAACATTAATGCTCCAGCGATTAATAATTTTTTAATTCTCATAATATATTCTCCTTTTAATCTATCAATCCATGAACGATGTCACCACATAGAAGGCGATCGCCATTAATACAATTGTTACAATTACTACTACTCCAATTGGTATTACAATATTTGTTATTATCCAAAACGCAAATGCAAATACACCAACAGATATGAATGTTGCAAGAAACCAGACGATGGTCAGTACGATCATCGACAAGAAAAATTTTAAGATTTTCTTTATGATATTGAATCACCTACCTTATGGCATTTCATTGTAAATTTTGCTAACATCATCTAATAATTTTTTTGGCAAATATCTTTCTAAGATTTCATTTGAATTATCAAATGTCTTCTTGTAGAAATCTTCTGCAATACCACCGCCAATAGCAGCAATCGTGTCTGTGTCACATGGTAAAGATAATACATTTCTTAAGAATGATTCATAATCTTCGCTTTCCAAGAAACATCTAATTGCCACAGGCACACTATCTTGAACTGCCGCAGACCAAACATAATTCTTTCTATAATCTTCAAGTGGTCGATCAACACCATATGTATACTGACTAGATGGATAAAACCTTAAGGCATATTTGTAAATTTCTTCTTTTGATCTGCCCCAACGAGCCATAAAAGAACAACTTGTCACAACCGATGCTCCTTTGTAAGATTCTGAGTGGCTGTGGGTTTTCTCACATGTATATCGTGCAATATCAATATAAAATTTAAATGCATCTGGATTGTCTGAAAATCCATTAAAATACATCATAATTGGTGAAACTCTCATTGCGCATCCATTGCCAAAACTCTCGTTTACATGGTTTCCATCATCGTACAACCAGTCTTCGAACATTTCTCCATATCCTACGCCAGAATATTTCTTACCATATTCTAAATAGAACTCCCAAGGTTCTTTATTGGTTTCATCTAACAACCACACACCTGTTGCAATACTGAGAACTGTATCATCTGTGTATTTACATTTATCTGTAAACAATTCACAGTTCTTCCAATCTAAATTGTGAGGTCTGCGGAACTCATATTGAGAACCGCAAATATCTCCTAAAATTGCTCCAATCAAAGCCATTTAATCACCTACCTGTTAAAGATGTTTTCTAAAATTGTAAGAATTACTGCGATAATCCATTTTGTTTTCGTTGGAACAATTAGCGGATTTACCACAACAAAATGTAGTAACCAAATAAACAGATTTACGATTGCAAAGTTGACAGCGATTACAACCATTAATCCTAAGATTGTACCTAAGATCGTTCCTGCATGATATTTGTTTTCAACAAATAACGAAGTTAATAATTTCTTCATCTGTTATCCCTTTCATCAAAGATTAATTTTATCTAACACAAATTTCTTCAATCTGCGCTCGGTCGTATAATACAGACAGATAATTTTCCATACACATAAGCTGCCTGACATAGATTCCTCTCGTACATGTTGGAGTGAACTCTAATTCTCCACGATCCCATTTATCCAACATCTTTTTTAATCCCTGATATCTAATTTCTAACTGTTTACATTCTGCAACAAATCTGTCTCTATAATCTTCGCTGCACATTAATTCTGCTGTATCCTTTAATGTTTTAATTTTCATGATTTAACTCTCCTATTCTACAATCATCCAATCTTCAGCCAACATATCTGTCTGACTTGCAAGCCAAGGAACTACATTCCCCTGTGCTGTTTTCATTGCAATATATGCTCCATATTCGACTAATCCGTCTTCATTCACAATGCTTTTTGCAATATCGGTACATGGCGCATAAGCTCCTGCTGGAACATAATATAAAAACACACCTTTCCCATTCCAACCTTTTCTTGCTACTTTTCTTTTATCTTTCATTGCATCAATTGCTGTTCCAAAATCCATAATAAATTCTCCTTTACTTACTCCAACCAACCATTGTCAATATAATAGAAACCATACGTTAGACCACCAGTGAAGATAATCCAGAAGATCCAGAATATTGATTTCAAAACTTCGCCACTCGACTTATATGACTCAACTGTTTCATGTAAATTTGTTGCACTTAAGTCACAAGTTTTCATAGTGTTATTTTTTAGTTTTGTGTAAACAGTTCCCTTAACAGACTTTGCTTCCATACCATAGTATTCATACCTGACACGAGAAGAATGATAAATTCTTTTTAGGTAATGACTTCCTATGAAATCAATCTTATCTTGTTTGAATTTTTTACCTGCAAATTTAATCTTTTTACAAGTCTTACTTTCTCTCCACATGTCATCCCACGAATACCAAACTCTCTTTCTGTAATGGACTTTTCCTTTACTGCCTTTTACTCTTTCAATTTTTTCATGTCTGCGATACTCTTGTCTGACTTTTCTAACATAATAATACTTACCACCAATTTCTTTGTATGTAACTGTGTCTACAGGTTCTAACTTCCCATAAACAAAAGCGTTACCTACATTGGTTTCCATACCATATTGAAAAACATCATCATTTTTTATCTTAAGGGCGTGATTGTATTCTTCATTTTTATCAAGGATGGAATTATCAATATTACTACTGATAACGATTCCAAACACAAGCATGACTGCGATCAATGTTACACTCGCTAAGATTTCCCTTGGAGTTATCTCATAATTACCAAAATTCAATCCTTTGTGTTGCTTCATATATTACTCTCCAAATAAATGCTGAGGGGCAGTTTCGGGAGCATCCTTATATTCTAAATAAGTATAATTTTTTGTTTCATATCCAAGATTATTTAAGAAAATTCGTGTTGGAAATTTCTTTACATATCTGTTATATTCTTTGATCTGCTGATTATAGTTACTGCGATATTCGGCAATTAAATTCTCTGTGACAGATAATTCATTCATTAACCTTTTATAGTTCTTATCTGCCTTGAGTTCTGGATAAGATTCTGTAACTGCTGCAATTGCTGTACTTGCATTTTCAACAGTTCCTTTAGAACTACGTCCTTTAACGATTTCTTTAAGTGTATTTGCCTCATGTTTATCATAAGATTTCACACAATCTGCCAAGTTATAAATCAGATCAATCCTGCGTTTCTCTTGTACATTAATGTCAGATTTTGCTTTATCAACCTGTTCTTCTAATGAAATTGCATGGTTCTGCGAACTCTGAACTCCAAATGTACAGGCTAGAAATACCGCCACAACTCCTACTAGAATAATTACTGGAATCTTCCATACTGTACTTTTCTCTTTACTCATATTCAATTTTCTCCTTTTAGAATCTTGATCAGTCCATCTTCGTCAATAATTGGAATACCTAATTGCTGTGCCTTTTTATTCTTGCTACTTGTAGAATTCACATCATTGTTCACAAGATAATTCGTGTTCTTTGACACTGATCCTGCAACCTTCCCACCTCTGGATTCAATCTCATCCTTAATGGCATTACGATTGGTAAACTTATTTACCTTACCAGTTACAACAAAAGTCATTCCTGTGAGGTTAACAGCAGATTCTTTCTTGCTTTCTGGCATTTCAAATTCAAGTTCTTCGGCTAATTTCTCAACCATTTCAAGATTTTCTTTGAAATAATCATCCATTGACAATGAAGTATTGATACCAATACCATCAATATGTCCAAAATATTTTCTCTGTTTGATTCTTTTAATAAATACATCGTATGGATTTTCATTATTCGATAGAGAAATCTTATCAATAAGCTTGCAAATATCCTTTGCCGTTGACTTCCCGACAAGTTCAATACCAAGTGCTGTTACGAAATTAACCAGTTTGCATCTGCGACTTTCCTCGATGCTATTTAATAAGGAAGAAACACTTTTTGCACCAAATCCATCAATGTTCTTCATTTCAGATTTATGCTCTGCTAAATTATAAATATCTGTATAATCTTTCAGCCATCCAAGATCAATAAATCTTTTCAGTGTTGCCTCAGATAAACCTTGAATATTCATAGCATCTCTGGAAACAAAGTTCACAAACTTGCTTAATAGTTTTGCCTTGCAGTCAGGATTCATGCATTTTAAAACTTTACTACCATTTTCATTGATGATTTTTGCTTCGCCACCGCAGGTTGGACAAGTATCTGGAATCTTGAATGTATTGCTTCTTGTCAGATTATCGTGTACTTTTGGAATCACCATATTACTACGATAAACCTGAATCGTATCACCTGCACCAAGTTCCAACCCTTCAATGTAACTTACATTATGTAATGTAGCTCTTGTGGTTTCTGCGCCATCAAGATCAACTGGATCGAATACTGCAACTGGATTAATCAACCCTGTACGAGATGTATTCCATTCAATATCTCTGATTGTTGTTTCGTAGAGGTCATCTTTATATTTGTAGGCGATCAACGATAATGGATGATGCCCCGTCATTCCTAACGATTTACCATATTGATAATCGTTGTAGGAAATAATTAAACCATCAACAGGATATTTGTATTCTTCTGGCTGAAATGTTGCCATATACTCTTCAACATTATCTCGGTTAACGACCTGATGCTCTACTACATCAAACCCTTGTTCTGCAAGATATTTAAAGCTATCTGCAATGCTTGGCATTTCTGATTCAGGTGTGTCTCCAAGTTTGACTAATTCAAATACTTTGTAAGCCAACTTCCTGTCTTTTGCCACATTAGAGTCTAACTGTCTAACAGTACCTGCTGCTAAATTTCTTGCATTTTTGTATTTGCCATGTAATTTTTCATTAATCTTAGCAAAATCATCATATCCAATAACTGCTTCACCACGAATTTCAAGATAACGCTTTTCAGGGATTGACTGTGGAACATTTCGTACCATTTTCATCGTGTGAGTGACATCCTCACCGATTTCGCCATTTCCCCTTGTAATTGCTTGTTTTAAGCGTCCATTTTCGTATCTGAGAACAATACTGAGACCATCTTCTTTCCACGATAAAACACCAATTTTATCCGCAAGAAATTTTTTGACCTCATTGACATCCTTCGTCTTCTGAGCTGATAACATTGGGCGTGTATGCTTTACTTTAGCAAGAGAATCAATTATAAATCCTTGAACGTGGTGGATGGGCGAATTATTCAAAACAACGCCAGAATCTCTCTCAAGTCGTTCTAAAGCAGCGCATAAATCGTCAAATTCTTTATCTGAAATGATCGGATTATCCTCTGCGTAATACGCATATGAAGCATCATTGATTCTGTCGATCAAGACATTCATTTCTTTCACATATTCAGTTTTCATAATTTTTGGATTTTCCTTTTCTTGTTTATATTGTTTAGTTAATTATTTTAATTTGTGTTTCTATGTCTTTCAGTAACTGCCAATTACTTCACTACATATATTTTTCTGTGCTGTTGCACATTTATTGTTTCGGAATGTGTTGATTTGAACACGTCTACATGCATTCCTTTTACTTTGCCTCCACAATCTTCTGCCACAAAGATTGTATCACCGTATCCCTCAATCTTGACTCTTGTTCCATAAGGGATAATGTTTTTATCAACCGCAATCGTATGATACGGTCGAGCAAATCTATGCCCTGCATGATTCCAAGCAATCTTAGATCCATATCCTTCAGAACATTCATAACATGGACAATATGCCGTGATCAAAAATGTTCCAAGTGAACTCTTTTCAAGTTCTTGCTTTCGCTTCAACCGTTGTCGTTTAATTCGCAATCGTTTCTTTCGAAGTTTTTCTAATCGAATCTGCCTTGCTTTCTCCTCATCAGCTTTCTTACATTTCTGATAATGCTCATGAACATCTTTTAATGCAACGCTTTGGTTAATTGGGTTGTTTGAAATCACATTGTCTTGTTTATTTTCTGTAACAGTTGTCTCTGTTGATAAGGTTGAAACCTCTACCGAGGGTCGCTCCTCTGCTTTAACTGTATGAGTTATAAACCCTGAACACATAGCTAAAAAACTAAACGAGACAACTTTCATTAAAAATCTTTTTCTCATTTTCACATCTCCTTTCCTTAACATATTAGTATCTTATCATACTTTTTGCACCTTGTCAACGGGTGCAAGAAAGAAAGTTAATTTTTTAAGCTTAACCATGTGCGTCTCTTGTTATGATTGGTCATAATACATCTCTTAAACGCTTCTGGCTCTGCAAGGAGTGCAAATCTTTTCTTAGCTCGTGTCAACATTGTATATAACATACAGTTATCAAGCAATTTGTAATGTGTATTGTCAATAATACCGATCACAGTTTGCGCAGCTGATCCTTGAAGTTTATGCGTGGTTAATGCATATGCTAATTGCAGTTGTCCTAACTGAGCGAAAGAATATTCAATCAGCTTTTCTTCAATATTTGCATTCATAGACACCAAACATATTTCTTTTTCTTTGTCAATCTCTGTAATGTATCCAATATCACCATTGAATACATCTCGCTCGTAATCATTTGAAGTCTGTAATACCTTATCTCCTAAATAGTATTTACGATCTTTGAATTCAACAAATGGTTTGTTACTACTAGCAAATAATTCTTTCTGTACTGCTTTGTTCAATTCATCTGTGCTGTTCATACAATTACTTCTTCGTGGAGAAATAATCACAACATTGTCAAGCCCTTCCTCTTTGACAGATTTGATATACTGCTTTACTGCCATATTGAACAATGATTCTCTATTCTTCCTGAACAAATAAAACATATCATTTAGTTCACCATGAACAATTTTTAATTGTGGGCTATCCAATGGATTAATCCCTCTGCGAATCTTTCTTGCATCCGTTAAAATACCAGATTTTTCTGCTTGTCTCATCGGTTTGGTAAGCTGTACACTATTTAAACCTTTCTTTTTTAACAGATCCGAGAAAATATTACCAAATCCAATCGGTGGCAACTGCATATAGTCACCACAAAAAATTAATCGTGTTCCTGGTCGAATTGCCAATAAAAAATTATAGAAAAGGCTCGCATTTGTCATGCTACTTTCATCCATGATTACTACATCAGCAGGTAATGGGTTATCTTGGTTATAACAAAAACTATCAATACCTTCTGCTACAAGTAACCTATGAATAGTCCGTGAGTCCAAACCTGTTGCTTCTTTAATTCTTTGGGCTGCTTTTGCAGATAAGGCACACGCAACAATGCTATTATTTCTTTTTTGGTAGCATTTAATAATTGGTTTCAGAATTGTTGTTTTACCAGTTCCAGCTTCTCCAGAAATAAACACAACTTGGCAATTTAATGCTTTGTTAACTCCTGTAATTTGCTCTTCTGAAAACATAAACCCTTCTTCATCTTCAACTTCAGAAATCGTCTGACTAATCTCACTATCTGTTATTGGTTCGTAATCTGTTGTATTCCCAAATGAATATTTCTCCATATCTTTAATCAATTCGTAAATATCCATTTCAATTTTATAATACGATTTCAGACCAATTTTATCTCCAGATGTATATAAATAATTTGGTAATTTTTTATCTGATTCTTCATCAAACCATTCGTCAAATATAGGTAAGCATTCAGACGCTGCATTACTAATATTGCTTCTTAAATTTTTGATATACACATATGTATGTCCATCATTATCACCAACTTGATGCAAGTCATAGTAAATAAATGCATTTAACCGTTGATTTGAACATCGCAATTCTGGTTTCAATTTGAGTGCAATATCATCAACTCGTTTAAAACCCATGCCCTTTACCCTAGTTAGTATATATGGATTTTGTTCAATCTGTTTTTTTAAAACACTTGGATTAGGTTCGGATTTCAATAATCTTTCAATCGTTGGTAACGTAACCCCATATGGTTGTAACATTACAACAATATCAGAAATCACATAGTTTTTAATAATTTTATCTCTAAGCTTCTTCCAAGTTTTATCTCCTAGTCCTTTGATTTCTGAATGGTCAATCATCTCTAACTGACCATTCATTACATCTTCAACAACATTAGGATATTTCGCAATTAACTGATCTGCGATCACTGCGTTCGTCTGTGTTTTTAAAAATATCTTTTGTGCTTCAAAAGTTTTGGGAACTTCAGCAACTATAGAAAGTGGTTTATATTGGTATTCATTGTATTTCTTAGAATATGTCATATTGGCTTTAACCTTATATTTCGTTCCTAAATACAACTCCTGCATATTACCAACCAATTTGCCACATTTATTCATTTTTTTATCGGATAAGTCATCAAAATCATTATTATTATATGGTTTACATTCTGGTAAATCATCTGCTGTACAGAATGTGTAAATCCCAAATAAAGATTCTTCATTATAATAAATCTGATATAATGGGACAATCTCAAACTCATATTCTTTTGTACTATCCACCACTTTAGGCGACAACCCCCTTCACTTTCTTAATATCTTCTAGCCATTGTTTATATGGTTTAATTTTCTTTGCGATAACCTTCTCTTCTGAATCTTTTCTGCATAACATCGCAATCTGATTTCCTTTGGTAATCATATCTTCATATTCTTTTAATTGCGAATGCCAGACGATTGCCTCAGTCAATCCAAAACTAGAATATAAATTCACATACGCAAATGTCTTTTTATTTTTGTCTTTCTTTTTATCAACTTTAGCGATCACTGCAACCACAGTGCAATCATCTCCATTTTCAACATCTTGAAATTGTTTTGACATATACTTGTATGCCTGATCAAATGGGTTATCGTTGATAAAGATTTGCAATGCTTCAAATTCCCAAAAATCTTCATTCTCGAGATATTTTTGATTCTGTGCGATAAATTTCTGAAATCGTTCTTTTTCCTTATCTTTGTACAATTCATACTTTTTATCGTTATAAGCTTTCAATATTGCATCTTTGTCGTAATCATATTTCTTATCACCTATACGGTAATCTTCAGCGTCAATATCCCATTTAATAAGTAATTGTTTGTAACTCGGTGCTTTTGCAACTGGCTTGAATGTTGTTGGCTGATACATAGATTTCAAATACTGAATTAAAGTTTTACGTTTATTCTTTGTTGGAATTGCACCTGCTTTGATCAACTGAATAACCTGTGATTTACTTGGATTAATACGTTCGCAAAAGTTTTCAAATCCTATGAATTTACCATTTTTATCACGGTCTTCAAGAATTACCTTTGCAATTTTTTCTCCAATACCACTGATAGCCGATAATCCAAACAATATATACACATCGTCAATACTGAAATTCATCATTGATTTATTTAAGTTTGGTGGTAACACTTGAATCTTAAACGCCTTGGCATCAAGAATATATTTATTTACCATTCCTGCCTTATCTTTATTGCGATTCAATAATGCCTTAAAAAAACACAACGCATAATGTTTCTTTAAAAACGCTGTTTGCAAGCATAATACAGCGTAGGAGTACGCATGACTTTTATTGAATAAGTATCCCCCTTTTTGGGATAACGTCTCGCTAATCTGTTTTGCAATTTCTTCGGGGTATCCATTTTCAATAATCTCGTAATAAAGCTTTTTAGATTCAGACTTCACAAGTTCAATATTCTTTTTACCAATCGCCTTACGGAATAAGTCGGCTCCTCCATAACTTCGACCACCAAATTTACGCACAATATCAAGTAATTGCTCTTGATAAATCATACATCCATACGTTTCCTTTAAGATCGGCTCCATATCTGGATGGATATATGTAATTTTCTCTGGGTGATGTTTATATTCAATGAATTCTTCCAAGACGTCCATTGCATCTGGTCTATACAATGCCAATACGGCAGCTAATTCTTCCATATTTGATACCTGTAACCTAACCAGCAAGTCCTTCATACCAGCACTTTCGACCTGAAAAACACCATTCGTCATTGCACTACGCAATAATTCATATGATCCTTTATCCATTTCAAACTTTGGATTATTAATATTTACATCAAACTCAGTTAACCCTGCGTCAATTTCGGCTTCTTTTACAGTGTTTAATGTAGCAACACCCAAAATATCAAATTTGATAATCCCAATCTCTTCAACGATACGTTTATCTACTTGAATGACGTGTTCGCCATCAGTTCCAAGTTTCATTGCCATATAATCGCTAATATCTGTATCAACAATTCCTACACCACCTGCATGAGAAGATACTGTTTTGACTCTGCCTGCAAGATGTGATGCAACATCAAAAAGTTCTTCATATCTTGGGTTTTCTGCTAAATCTCTGTTATTCCACAAAGATTCTTCAATTGTGTCATATACGAATTTTTTACTTAATTTGTCCATCTCGTGATAATTGAACCCTAAGACCTTACCAACATCTTTGATTGCCACAATTGGAGTAATAAAACTGAAATTGATAATCTGGCATACTCTGTTTTCGCCATACTTATCGATCAAATATTGGATAATCTCATCTCGTGTACCAACATCTGTATCTGTATCTGGCATTGAAATTCGCTCTGGATTTAAAAATCTTTCAAAAATCAGTCCATATTTGATAGGATCTAAGTCTGTAATTGTAATCGTGTAACACACCAAACTACCTGCACAACTACCTCGACCAGCACCAATTGGAATACCATTTTCTCTTGCAAAATTGATAAAATCCCAAACAATCAAGAAGTATCCATCGAATCCCATTGAATGAATAATATCTAACTCATAATCAATTCTTTCTTTTCTGAGTTTCTGCTCATCTTCTGGTAATTTATCGAATCCTCGTTTTACCCACCCTGTATCAATCAGATACTTTAAATAAGAATAATTATCTTCAAATCCTTCTGGTAATGGGAAAGATGGTAACTGAGGTGCTTGAAATGGCATGTGAATTTCATCAATTAAATCTGCAATCCTATCAGTTTCTTCAAGCCCTTTAGTCACTGCGTCTTCTCCAATTTGGCTATCCATAATTGCATGAATTTCATCATCAGATTGCAAATAACATCCTTCGTAAATTTCTGCTGCGGTTTCAGTATCGTGAGCAAGCTTTACATGCCAGTTCTGGTAATACAGATCTTCTTTTCTAGCAGCGTGACTATCAGTTGTGATAATGTATGGTGTATTAGTGTCTACTGAAAGCTGTAAGATTTTCTGATTATATACCATTTGATCCTGATGTGAATGTGACTGCATTTCTAAATAAAAATGTGGAAAAATCTCTTTGTATTCACGAACATATTTAACACATTTCTGATAATCTGGCTCTCTGGCAAGTTTAGATGCTAAACAAGCACTACTCACAATCAGATCCTTAGCATATGGTTTCAACGCATTCAGATCAATTCGTGGCTTGTAGTAAAATCCATGAAAATTTGAATCAGTTACCAATTGATTAATTGCTTTTCTACCATTCTCATTCTTTGCCAATACAATTAAATGGAAATATTTGCTATCCTTATTCTGTTCGGTCATATCAAAGCATTCATAAAATTCAACTCCAAAAATCAATTTAACACTTGGATATTTCTCATGAAGCTTATCATAATAGCACCAACTATACTCATTGCCATGTTCTGTGATAGCCAGTGCTTTTAGTCCTATCTCTTCTGCTCTTTGTAAGTTTTCTTCAGGTAATGCATATCCATCTAATAATGAATAATGCGAATGTGTATGTAATGAACTGCTCACTAACTTTCACCTCAATCCCAAATATCTTCGTCTAATTCTTCATCTGCTGTAATGCTCAGAACATTAAGATCATCAACTGCAATTTGATATTGTCTAATTCCGTTAAAGATATTAGTCTGTGCAGTTCCTACTAATTCAAATGTAACTGTGCCTTCGTCAGAAAAATCGTTCATAATCCAATCATAAATCTTATTTTTTTCATTACATCTAAACATCACGCATGGAATATCATTAATCTTGAATTGTATTGTATCCATTTTCTTACCAACAACATTAATTTCTTCCTTATTTAATGTGATATTCTCGACAGCAATCATCGGATCATCAATGCCCTGCCCACGAATATCATCCAATTTAGATATTTCCTGTAGTAGTTCAAAATCTAATCTACAAGCATCTACAATGAAATCAACTCTATAAGTTGCATCATATTTAATATCTTTCAGCTTGTCGTTTAATTCTGTGATTGCTCCAGAGATATTATCTGTCGAACATCCAAATGCATTGGCGTGACCTTTTGCCCATAAAAATGAATTTGTTTCGGATATCACATCTTTCAAACTATCAATCGGGCTATGGTCTACATTCCTTGCGCTACCACTCATTTCTACTAATCCTGTTTCTGGATTAATATGTTTTCGTAATAACAAACATGGTCTGTTCATATCTTCAGCAATCTTAATAGCAACCAATCCTGTCAAACTGCTATCTAATGTTTCTGTAACATCAAGAATAGTAATCTTACTATCTTTATCTTTTTCTGCCTCTTTCATAATAATCGGAACCATCTTTTTCTTTTGACGATCCTGTTTGCCTTTAGCATTTTTGCATAATCGAGCAGCACGATCGTAAATATTCTCTTTGATTACTTCCGCAGGGTTGTTTTTTGTTGCTCTTTTCTTATAGTCAAATACCTCATAGTCTTCAATAAATGCTCTAAAAACTAATTCTTTATCTTTCAAAGAACCAAATCGTACCATACCATTGATAATTGGAACAATATACCATTGAATATTATGGATATTTACAATACTATGCATTGAATAATCTTGTGCCTGAATTAGTGCTTTAAAGCATTTATTCTGAATATTCTGAAGCCCTTTATCCACTAATCGACGTGTCTCAAATGATCTCATATCCATGACATCACCGATATTCGCTAATGCACATAAATCTAAATAATCATCTGCATAATTAATCCATAATTCATCATCCATTGCCTGTAAAAATCTATAAACAATCCCAGCCCCACATAAGTCTTTATTTCTATATCGTGGACTACACTGATTATTTACAATTACAACTTCCTCTGGCATTATTTCTTCAGATTCTTCTTTTTCATGGTGATCAAGAATTACAATCTGTACGCCACGGTCGACAAGTTCTGTACATTGTGCTACATCATTGGTGCCTGCATCTGGAATTATTAGAAGTTTTACGTCTTCAGGTATAGTAATATCTTCACTTAATCCATGAGCTTTTGCTTTTTTATGTAATAAGTAACAAATGTTACTCTTACCATCATAAAGTTCATTATTAATGCGATTTAAGTACATATATGCCATCGAAGCCGAGCAAAATCCGTCTACGTCCTCGTCAATTAAAATACCGATTTTATGTCCATTTTCAAGTGCAAAAATCGTTGTATTTACTGCGTTTTTGATACCCTCTAAATCGGCATAATCTTGAATTACGCTATCATCGAGGTTCAAATACGTTTCATAATCATCAATCCCTCTATTTCTTAAAATTTCTGGCACAACATTAGAGGTATCATTTGTGCCACCTTCATATAATTTGTATTTTATATGTATAACCTGCCTGTTCTTATTTAAGTGTATACAAATAGTTATTTAACAATAGTTCCCATTTTTTAGGGTCATCAGTAGGTGATTCTTTTTCATCAAGGATTCCTTCTTCTGAGTTATCCATAATGTATGAAATCGGAACTCCATCAATAAAACGATCGCCAAGCTTTTGAATCTCTTCTAATTCAACATCTTTGTCAAAAATAAATACTACTTCAACTCCGAGTCTTGTTAACATGTCAATTTGCTGTCTTGAAACTTGCTTGCCGCCAGTCGCCACAACATTTTGATATCCATATGACCATAGCTGCATGACAGCTTTTTCTGCTTCTGCAACATATACTCTCCCAGCCCTTTGTATATAAGGTAGAGTTTTATTCAATCCGTATAAGATTCTTTGTCTAGCGCATGGCTCAATATATAAATATTTCAAATCATGTTTATCTAACTTTTTCTTGAACAATCGTCCTTTAACACCTACCAAATCACCAATTTCAGAAAAAATAGGTATTGTAATTCTGTTTGTATCTTCGTCATAGCCAATATTAAATTCCTTCTGCGTTAAATAACTAATATGATCATCGTAAAATAAATCGTTTACATAATCCTTATAATAAGAAAGAATTCGTTTTGAAATTGGTTTGACGGGTTTATCTTCTTCGGTTTCTATATTTTCTTTCATATCATGAATCAATTGAGTGATCTGCAAACTTTCTGGCAGTTGCTCATTAAAATCATGATAATAATCTATGCCGATCAAATTGGCTAGATATTTTAAACCGTCTGGGAAAGACAGACTTTTTGTAAAGCATACCAAGTCAATTAAATCTGTCTGTCTTTCTTTTGCTGTCATTTTTCTTGTATAATTTGTGCAATTTAGGTTTTCGTTGTTATATGTAATAACTGCGGATTCATTATCCCCATCTTTATTTGCACAGCTCCAATATCCAGACGAATGATATTTAATATGATGACAGCCTATATCTTTCAGAATATTTTCTACATAATTATTGTCGTATATATATTCTTTTAGCTGTGCTACATCCATAACCTACGCTCCGTTTTTCTCTCGTTTAATGACATATCCTATTTCGTCCCAAGTATTTAAATCCAAATTGATTTCAAAAATTGGAATAACATTCTTGTTACCACCTCGGTTTTTATCAACCTTAATACAGAAATATGTCTTGTCTTTTTTTAGATCGTGCGCCTGTGGTTCTCCCCAATCGCTAATTGATATATACTGATATTTGTAATATTCGTCAGGATGTAATCTTTTACCAAGCATTAAGATGTCAGCAACGTGCTTAATCTGTTTTGCATTGGCAATATTATTACTACTTAGCTGGAATATATCTGTATACACCGTATCATCAGTTAACTGGAATACAGAGAAGCAAAACATATGGATCTCTTTCATAAGTTCTTTAATTTTTGTGGCTGTCTGTTTCACTGTTTGCCAATCATCAATACGATAACCTTTTAACGTGTCATAACCACAATATTTCACATCATATAACATACGATGTTTTCTAAATTCAAACTCTAATGCCGAATCTGAGTAATCAGAGCCAACATCTTTGAAATATAATTTCCCTTGCCGTTTCTGATCAACCCATTTTGCAACTTGCATAACTTTCTGAAACTCATCTGACGTAGTAGCTACTCTATGTTTGTATTCCTCTTCTGTTTCGATAAAGTCTCCATTTTCATTTGTTTTTCTTTCAATCACATTGCCATTGTTATCTCTGTAAATACCAAGAACTATTTCTTCTTCTGGCTTTTCAATATCAATCCCATGAAGCTCTTTGAAACATTTGTTATTGATCACTGTAACGACTAAGCAATTTCGTAAATCGTCTTCATCCATCTCGTTACTGAGTAATAAAAATTTCTCGTCCATTGCCAATACGATATATGCAATCAACAACATCATATTTCTTGATTTTCCTTCATTACTTAAGAATCCATTAAAAATTACCTTTCCAAGACGACATCCTCTAAACATCTTATTGAGAATCGCCCAAGGTAACGGAATCCCTAAATCTGGTTTTGATAAAAATGATTCAACCTGTGATTCAACACCACTATTCAATAAGACAGAATCTTCGCCTGCACTAATAACAGTGTTAATTTTGTCTGCCTGAGATCGAATCACTCTATAAATATCTTTTGCTTCCCATTTTTCAAATAACCTATGGTTTAAAATTCGTTGAACAGGATATCCATTTCTGTCATACTCCCTTACAAGAGAATATTTCTTAACGAGATTATAATATTTTTTAAAATCATCACAATCTGCAACCTGCATCCATGATGAAATTGTTTTCCACCCTTTGTATCTTTTATACGTCCTAAGTCTTTCATCTGATTGACTCATGAACATATTTACCTTGTCTTCCTCAATCGTTTGAGTAAATGTTTTGTACATAATCTCAAACATATCATAGAAAAATTTACATGCCTCATCACTGAAATCATACTGGCTTCTCATATATCCACCATAAGAAACATATAAATCTGGTTGTTTATACAAAGCACCGATAAACATCATTTCACTCTGAATGTTAGTTACACTTTTACGTTCTACTGTTTCTTCTGTCAATCAAGTCCCTCACCAAAAATATCACTTAAAATGTCATCCATGTTATCGTCTTGTGTGGCTGTTACTACAGTTTTTTGAGTTGTGATATTATTTGTTTCAACAAAAGATTTTGCAAATTTTTCATTATTCTTTTTGTCTACTTCATTTAATTTCTGTTTCTCTTTCCATCGTAAATAACTATCATACTTTCCTACTAAAACTGCCAAATCATAATTAACCTGATGTGTTGGATTATCTTCATCCATCGTTCCTTTTTGTATCAAAAATGTTCGATTTTTCTTAAGATATTTCATTTGACGCTTCCACATATCTAAAAGATCACTTGGTGGAATTGGTTTCGCCAGACCACGATATGTACCTTTATAAATACTTTTCAATTTTGTAAAAACATATGCTGGTACAGAACCAATGTAGTTATAATTATCAAGAATAAACCGATATACTTTGTCTTCTAACAATCTTGGTTCAAGTAACACTCGTGCTTTCTGATTATATTCATCAATCTTAGACAATGCAGATAACCATTTGTCATGTTTAGTATTTTTGGATAATAATTTTGCTTCACACATTTTGCGGAAACATTCTTTGTGATAATAACTATTGTCATATTTAACAATCTCTTGCACTTTATCTAAATCAAGTTCAATTACTTCTTTGCAATAAGCGCATTTTACTGTTAAAACATCTGCCATATTACAGTTACTCCTCGTCAAATATCAAAGGATTAGGTAGCCAAAATGGCTACCATATAAACCCTTTTGTAATTTCACCTTATCCTTCCTGATCTTCTTTGATTTTTTTCACTAAGATTTCTTCTATCTTCTTTAGCTGATCAAGATCATTAAGACGACTAAAGGCGGTAGGTAATCCTTCTTTTGCGAGCTTATCTTTCATTTCCTGTCTTTTTGGAGGGGCTAATTTTTTAATTCTGTCAGAAATTCGTTTTTTTACATCCTGAACAGAATCTTTTTTGCTAGATGAGCCACTGGATAACACACCAGATTCTTCTTTTTCTGCTTCCTCTTCGGAAACTGGCTTACCTGCTTCTCCAAGAATTTCTCTCTTATAGATTTTCTGTTCAACATCTACTGCTTTTGTAAGAGCATTACCAAGTGTAAACTCTTTGTTCCCAACAGAATTATCAATAACTTTCTGCCAATCTAACATCTGTGGATCTTCTACAATCTCGTTCTTTTTATATGTATGTGTTCTATCTTTCAATATCTGAGCACAAACCATATCAGTTTCACTATCAACGAATGTACGAATTACTGTTTTGGCGTTATAATCCATACCTTTAAATCCGTCAATAATTTTACGACCTGTTGTAACAGTTTCTCTTTTACCATCAATCATCTTAGATTCTGTTTCATCTTTTTCTCTTGCTGTTACAACACAATGTGCTCCAGAAGCTAATAAATCAAGAATTAAATCCTGACCTTTGAAGTTTACAGTCTGGTAATCTTTTAATTCCATACCTGCACCTTCAATCTTGACAAGTCTGGCTTCACCTGTCATATTTGCAGCATCCGCTTTTACACGATTTCTTTTCTTAGAGAACTCAATCAATCCCTGTTTTGTAGTCAGATTTAAGATTGTTGATCCATCTACAACGATTGCATCAGCTCTAAATGGAAGACCATCTGCATCTAAAACTATATCATCAGTTTCTTCTCCATCGTCATCAAGCTCGTAGAAGTCACCGTTTGTTTTAACTGTATCAATATAATGTCTTACTTCTCCTAAGCTCTGAGTGTAAACAATGTAAATGTTTTCGAGATTTACACCATTTTCCTCTAATTCTGGTAAATAATCATCAATACTTCCTGATTCAGAGTCTAAATATAAGACTCTGAAAGGTTTCCCATCTGGGCGTTTAAAATACGCTAACTGCATTGCCAGTGTACTTTTACCAGTAAAAGGTTCTCCATAAATAATAGTCATCAATTTACTCTGTGTTTTTGCTGCTTTTCTTGCTTTTGCCAAATGTAAAACTCCTTTATGTATATATTGTTTTTGTTATTTATTTGTGAAATGATTTAGAATTGCTCTTACCAAACATCGCCTTCAGTATCATCTGAAGAATCATCAAAACCAGATCCCCATTCATCATCTGTAGAAGAACTACTTGTCTGTTTATCATCAGACTCACCGAAATCACTTCTTGCTGCTTCTGCCTTTTTAATAGCTTCAATCGCTGCATCAATTGCTTCTCTGGTGTATGTTTCTGAATCAATACTGTCTTTGCTTGCGCCAGTGATAATAAGTTCTTTTCTTGCAGAATTTACGACTCTCTTTGTAGGATCTGCTTCTCCCCATCCATCAACTTCTTCTGTCTGAATTTCTGTCTTGATATGTCCCCAAACTTCAATAGATGAATATGGCTTCACATTTTTCTTAAAAGTTTTTGCTAATTTCTTATTTGTCATATAGAATTCAGCGTCATCAACAGATGAATAACCAATAATCTTTCCATAAACGATAAAACGTCCTGTTGGCACATCATTTTCTTTTTCCTGTTCGATATTTGTGAATACCATTGTCTGTTTGAAATCAGATCTTACTTTACGTTCTTCATCATCAAGATCAATTTCTTTACTTGTTAAACTAATCTGTGTTGGAGACATCCTTGACCACTGACGTTTAGTACCGTCTTCCCCAGTAAAACTTCCATATTCAATATCTCCTTTGATAAATACACTCTGGTTGTCTGCCATATGTTCTGAAGTATATTTTGTTAAATCAAATGGATCTAAGACAACTTTCTTATTAACAACCTGTCCTTTATCATTGGTCTCTTTTTCAAGACCTGCTCTTGAACCAATAATTGCCCAACCTTCGCCAAGTCCTAATTCTTCAGTCGATTTAAAACGATCCGCCCAAGGAATTTTTTTAGTTTTGTATGTACCATCTTTCTCTCGTTTGATAAAACATACTGTAGGTTTTTCAAATGCCTGAATTTTACATCCAACTTTTACGTCAGGTTCTACTTTAACTCCGAAAGATAATGTTCGTTTATCTTTGCCTTTCTGCGTTTTACCTTCCTTATAAAAGTCATCTTTCGCACAATCAGTGATTAATCCTTCTAACTGAAATGTACCTTTAGTTTCTGGTAAGTTGAAAAGTCTTTTAGATTTTGTGTTTTCTGCCAAATAAATTTACCTCTTTCTGTTATTAAATTTGTTTAGTTAGTTTTTAGTTTGTAAATAAGTCATCAATTTATATCCACTGTCAACTCTGCCAAAGCCAACAGGAACAAAAAATAATTTTATCTGATCGGCTTATATTGTTATAATCGTTCTATTACGTTTATAACAAATGCGTCAAAAAAATAATAAAAGTTGTTTGCGTTATTCAACTTTTATAATCTGGAAAATGTTGTTGATCGCATTCTTTTAATCTTTTGTTGTATCGCTTGAAATGATGTACCAAACATTTTTGCGATTTCTTGATATGTATAACCTTTTGATTTTAAATCAACAATCATTCTGTCCTTATTATTTAGTGTGTAACATTTATCTTGAAAATTCAACTTGAAAATAATATTTTTTTCAAAATTTTCTTCATCCTTTAAAAGAAATGAATTTTCATTTTTGTCTTCATCCCAATCATCTAACATATGATTATATGAAATAGTATTCATATCACCTTTTCTTCTCTGCCGAAATCTATATTTGTTATATACCATTATCTCATTTTGTATACATAAATATGCATATGTCGAAAATGATTTAGATCGTGTTTTATCATAATCAATTGCTGCCTTACACAACCCAATAGCAGCGAATCCATAATAGTCATCAAAATCTTGTCTGCGGATACCAAATTTCCGCATAGCAGAGTAAATCAAATTATGATTTTGTTCTACTAATTTTCTCTGTTCGTCATTTAATTTCAACGACATTTACTCCTTTATTTACTTGTGTTTATGTAATTATCCCTTGTAGAAAGGCTCCCATTGCTCAGATGGAAATTTGTTTAATTTCCAGTTATCAGGATAATTATAGGAGATATGACATATTTGCCTAGTTCCTCCATCCAGTAATTCTAAAAATGGACATGTGATATTACAACCACAACTATCTCCATTAAAATCACAAATATCTTGAATTGTTTTTAGTGCAACAGCCACTTCTTCCTTTGTATACTCTCCATAATTTTTCTCATCCATAAATCTTCATCTCCTACTTCTTAAATGCTCGCCACGTAGTATCTGGATTGTCATCAATCTCCCAAACATAAGGATCAGAATCTCTAATTGTGCAACTTGGCGCTCTCCCTGTCATTGTACATAATGGGCATTTTTTGCAATCTTCATCATTGCCATGAAGATAATACTCACATGTATCCTGAATTACATGCAATGCATTTAAAATTTCTTCAGGTGTATATTGCTTATTTTCTTTCTTCACTCTGTCTTTCCCATTCCTTTCTCCAATAATCATCTTCTTTGATATTGCCAAGTTTAACATATTGACTGGGCTTGATTTCTCCTAAGTCAATCATATCAGAACCATAAACAGATAACATCTGCCACGCCAAATCTTCATCATTATAAATAATCAAATATACGTCTTCGTCATCGTCGACCAACTGTACTACATCATATTCAAACTCATTTTCTCTGCCTGTTGATCTACAGATAGACTCTGGATTAATTTGACATCCGTACACAGCAGTATTATCTGTTCTTGGGAATAACAACCACTCATTGCCGATATATGTTCCGACAAACCATTTATTATCACATTGGTTTTGTGCTCGACAATACATTCCATTGTCTTGATAAAGTTTATTCATAAGAATTTACTCTCCTAACTCAATACCGCAAATTTCTTTTGCCAGTTCTCGTGCTGCAACACGACTTACCCAATCTGTCTGCCAACCATTTATATGTGGTGATGACCAATTTGTGAGATCATTGTCATACATAAATTTCAGCAAATCTTCTAAGGTATGAATGTCTTTTTTAACCTCATTTACCTTGCCATAAAACTCTCGTTTTAGAACCGCTTTTATTTCTGATTCAGTGCGATATATCTCTTCTAAAAGAACCATATATAAACCATGCGTTGTACTATCTTGTATCATTATATATGTTAGATCGCCAAGACATTTAATCTCGGTAATAATTCCAGACTTAACAGTATATGGTTCATCGTACCAAGCAAAATACACTTCGTCTCCAACTTTGACATTGCCCATCTTTATCACCTCTTTCTAACACCAAGCCCACAAAATTACTCCAATTAAGCATGATACATGGAGCATAACCCATAAGAAAAATATCCTACATTCAGTTAAATCCCAATTATATGAATCATCACAACCAGTAACTATGAACCAAACCCAAACAATTACATATACCAATACGCACATAGTAATTGAAAATATTCTAATTGCTAGTTTGACATTATCTATCATCGCATCCTACCATTCATCTGCTTCAACTGGCTCTAATTTGTCTTTATTTTTAACAAAATCTAACATGACTTCTTTTTGCATACCTTCGTATAATGTGCCATAATACATTTTCTTTAATTTGAAAAATGCCATTTTTAAATCATCTTCATAAAACTTACCTCTTTGCCCATTTTTAATTTGCCGATAAGGATTTTCAGGGTGCTCATACACAACAGAAATTGTTCCATCTCCATCATATGTAGTCTCCATCGAAATACTACCATTCTTAAGAGCATGATACATAACCTGATTATCTTCAATAAAACCATATGGATGCCAATCATAATCATCTGGTACAACAGCTGGTTCAATGACATCAAAATATTTTTCCAATTCATCTCCTGACATCACGCCAAGATGTACACCATCTACACCAAATCTAAAATTAATAACATTTTCATCTGTATCAATCTTAACAATCTCACATACCTCGCCAAGATTATCGAAGCATCCCATTGGTTTCTTTAATTTAATCTTATGGTCTGTTGTCAATTCATTAATATTAATCATACTGCCACCTTACCTTTCTTGCTAAAATGTTCATTCCATGCATCGACCGCTTCTTGCTGATCAGCGGTTAGAGGATCATTGAATCTTTGCAGTGCTTGTACGATTCGTCCATTTTGTATTTCAATCGTCACTAACGATTTTTCTGGTTCTTTTACTCTTCTCAAGAACATAATATGGCATTCGCCATCAATGACTCGATCTATGTAACTTGCCACACAATTATTCTGCTGTACCGCTTCGTCTTTAATGTCTTGAGTGGAGTCTGGATAAAAGAATCTCAGTCCTTTATATGTAAATTCGTATTCTTTATTAATACGGCTCTTAAAGACTTCTTCCGAAAATTCTTTTTGTAATCTTTTGTAATTTCTTGTGACAATATCCATTGTTGTTTTGAAATGTCTTGGATATCTATCAAATTTATGACTGATTGCGTCCATCATACGGGCATAATCACGCAATTCTCTGAGCAACCAATTTATAGCAACAATTGCTTCAAACGTCATTATCTTATCCATATAAACAAATACATCTGCGAGATTATATCCATAATCCTTATTTAAAGACGTTAATATTTCCATATAATAATCTGTGCTACGATTAGCAAAAAAGAACATTAAGTCGGATTGAGTCACTGTCATATATTGTGTTTGAAGAATTGTTTGAACATAATCTGGATATTTTTTGTAAAAATCAACAAACTTGTTATTTAATAAGCGGTTCATCTTCACACCAATACAATAATTTCTTAACCATTTTGGTACTTCATTAATTGAATATCTGAAATCTTCTGCAATTTGTTTGTGCGTAAACCCTATAGCGAAGAACTGCTCACATACTGAATATTGACTTGCATATTCAAACAAAGTTCCCAAATTATAATCAATGAAGCCACATGTAGTTCTTCCCATTTCACAATTTCTTCGCCAATTTACATATTTTAGAAACTCTGCATAATGTGGATCGGACACAAACAATTTATCCAATTCATCAGCTGAATGTCCAGACAGAATATTATTTAAAGCTTTCACTTTCTTACCACTTTTGCCATAACAATCACCATTTGATAAATCATATTTGCAAGTTTTACCATCATCCAGATGGAAAATAATAAACTTGCCTTGTTTTTCTGCTGTAATAGTGTTTCAACTCCTTTTCTACAGCAATATATAGTATATAATATTTATAGGCATACTATATATTGTGGTTATTTTTAACATCAAATTCCTATTTCATATCATTGCATTTACACCCATGCTCGAATACTACTATGATTCATCCTGAGATAAAAGTCATATATATATGTACATAATTTTTTCTCATCGTCAAATATCTTGTCAGACATTTGCACCCACCAAGCATGCAATCTTTTCTTTTCTGTATTCAAAATCAGTACAGGAATATGACGTTCATATGCAATTGCAATCTCCATAGATGTACCAATACTCTTCGGATCATTCGCATTTACCACAACAAGATCACTATGTCTAACAAAATTTGTATCAAATCTCATTACTTCTTTTTCTGTATCATGTAACTCTGTTTGAAAATTGTAATAATCAACGGGGTTAATAATGTTGACTTCTTTCATATTAACATTAAGTATTCTACGCATAGCAATAATTTGATTGCAAATTCTTTCTCTCCAAGTATTCTGCTCTTCAAATGATAAATCCTGCATACCGCCTGCAAGATAAATCTGAAATACATTATTTTGCATTTAATTTCTCCTCCACTTTCTTTGTTAAATAATCCAAAATATCTTTATCTGTTTTAAATGCCTGAGTATCTTTCATAATCCTCTCAGCACTTAGAATACATTGATTCATCTTTTTAAAATTATCCACTGTAATATGTGAGAAGAATCTGGAATCTTCTTCGACAGAGGCAGGATTCTCACCTATCTTTGTATAATGAAATTCTTCACAGATCAGTAGCATATCTTTACTACTTGGAAATCCACCCATGCTAAATGAAAAATTAACTACATGTTGAATTACTTTTGGATTACATTTACTCTGCCAAAAATCTCCAATATGTACATCCATTATTTTCTTTCTCCTTTCATAACATAGGACTCAATCAATCCTTTCTTTAGTCGGTCATTCATATCCTGAATGGCTTCATCGATTGTTTTAAATTTACATGAACAAATATGCTCTTTGGTCAAATTAACAAATGAATATGTGCTATCTGACTTGTTCCTAAAAATAACAACCACTGATTCTTCTCCATCTGGTTTCTTAACAATAAATCTGAGCGCACTTTTTTGTGTTTCCTTTTTATTTTCAAGTAAAATAGTATAATTGATTTTTAACCAGCTACCATTTGCCCATACTTGTTTAATTTTTTCTTCAGCATTTTGAAGTACACAATGTCTATAATCAATACTCTCGATATTATAGACAAGTGATTCAATGGCTTCTTTATCATTTTTTATTGTAATTTGACCATGCGTTCCATTTCTTCCATCTGCAATCGCATCAATAAATTCTTCTACAGTATATTCTTTATCAAGCACAACATCATATTTAGTATATTTATCGTTATCAGAACGTGGACGTTTTATTAATTTAAACATCCCTATCACCTACTTTCTTATCAAATGTTTCTTGCAAATTTAACCAGAACTGCCCATCATCAGCAAACCCATAATGGTCTGCCATTGTTTTCGCAAATTCTTTTGTAACACTTTGTGATCCGTCAATCAACCCTTGAACATAATCAACATCCATGCCAATTTTACTCGCAAGCTGATAAGGAGTCATCCTGCAAGATTCAACAAATTCTTCTAAGCATTCGCCAGGATGAAAAGCAATTTCGTCTCCAATCTTTACATACATTTTTACACCATTCCTCTCACAATTCGTTCATTTGTTGTCATCAAGAAGTTATTGATACGATCCCAGTCTGGTTCGTCTGGCAAATCAGTATTCATATAATCATAATCAAATTGATAAAGTAATCCTTCAATAAAAACATCGTATGACTGATTTGGGAAATATTCTGTATGCTCATTGTGTTTGCCAAATCTATATGTTTTATGCGTACTATTGTACCCTTCTTTGATCTTTACAAGATCTTTTCCTATGTCATCCATAGATCCAAACATTGTTCCGTTATGTAATAATTCAATACCCTGTAACAATAATCGAACTGCGTGCATCATTGATTTATTAGCGTATCGTTCCGCCTTTTGCTTTTCTTTCTCTGAATCTTTATTTTTATAATACTTAAAACTCGTTCGAGTCAGGCAATCACATATATATCCTTTATATGCATGATAAACTCTCTTAGATAAAAACATATCTCTATTTTTGATCAGTTCCATACCAATATCAGATATATATAAATAGCGGTCTGGTGCAAAATATAACAGCTCTAAAAACGTAGGATTACCCTTTGCAAGCATATTGATCATCTTAATATGCGAATGTAACACAGTATCAACATCTTTATGATCGTCTGTCTTTTCAAGATTATTTGGATTATTATTCAACAAAATCTCTCTTTTATCACTAAGAAAAACACCACGTAAATCAATGTCAGAATCCTCTGTGTTTGTTCCGTAGGCATAACTTCCACCTAACGTGAGAAAAGCGATTTTGTGCGGATAATCTCGCAAAAAGTCATACTCTGTAGACGAATTTATGTAATCCTTTACTTCTTCAATTGTCATGGTCTCACCTCTCTTAACCACATAATGCTTTCTTAAACTGTACAATATTTTGACTAACCCACTGATGAGTGATTCCAAGTTGATTTGCAATTTGTCTTTGTGTTAAACCTTTCTGTTTTAAAACAATAATCTTTTTATTTCTCGGTGCCAATTTATCAAACTCATTTTGAAAATGTACCTTTGTAAGTACCTCATCTTCTACGTTATCCCCACTCATCAGTGTTGTTCCGATTGTAATATCATCTTCTGGTTCATATCCTGCCAATGGCGTATCTAACGATTCAGCATTCCTATTCATTTTTTCTGTTGGTCTGTGCCATTTTGTATAATATTGATTCACTTCTGAACGTAATACCCAGAAGAGATATGTACCAAAAGCTCCTTTAGACTCGTCCCATTTTAATGCCGCTTTGCAAATCGCCATACGACCAAGATCCATATATGTATCAAAATCTGTAAACTTTGTAAAATACTCTTCGTGCAAATGCCAAATTAAAGAATAATTATCTTCAATCAGCTTTCGCTGTTCATCATTTAGTTTCTTCACATTTCTTAGCCTCCTGTTCTTTAATAAAGTTGTTGATTTTTTCTCTATAGTCTAATGCTAAATAATACTTGCGTTGTCTCATTGGCTCCCACCAATTTTTTACATATTTCAAATTTGAAACATTTTTTTCTATACGATTACGAATATCATATGTTAATGTTCCTAATGATGTCATTCTGTATAAATCTAATGTAGAATAAACTAATTGTAAATCAGGGAGATCTGGAGTATTAAAAAAACGATAGAGCCTACTACTGTTTTTATACTCAAGGACTGATTGATCATAAATTTCATTTGCAATATTAGTCATTATCTTGTGAATTCTTTGCAAATCTACACGCACCCACTCAGAAACCATTTCTTTTGTTTGATTGTAATATGTTTTATCTAAATATGTGCTGTTCGAATACAGTTTATATACTTCACAATCATTAGAAATATCTATTTGTGTATTATCGATATGAAACTTTGTGCCATCCTTTAATTTTATTTCTTTGCAAGATAATATCATTGGAGACACTTCTCTCAACTCTTCAATTTTTACATAATCTTTATTTTTGCAAGAAGAAAATTGAGTGCTTACAACGTACTCCTTATAATCAAAGTCGAACAACATACGATCTATCTCTTTATTGCTTATAATAGAAGTAATTTTTGTTGATTCATCTCCGATACAAGCACCTGTAGCAATGTCAAACTCTCGATTTTTATATAGTTCTACGTTAATGCCATTCACCGTTATCTCACACTCCTAATACATATTTCTTACTCCTGAACCCAGCTGCATTTGGATGACCACCGCCACCATATTTCACAGCAAGCTCATACACATTTACTTTATCCTGTTCTGCGGATCGCAACTGATATTCCCACATACTTCCATTGAACGAAAAACCAATGAACATATCATATTTAGAAGCATCAATAGATTCAAAGAAATCAGAATTGATTAATGCTCGGTTGATTGCATAGACTTTATGTCCCTCAAATATGGTTTCAAAACCATATGCTCTAAGATATTGTTCTGCATTTGCTGCTAAATACTCAATAATTGATAAGCCATCTGCTACCATATCACCAATATTTTTTGTTGCTTCATAAATTCCTTGATCTTTATTTAACGTGTTTAGCAATGGACTTAACGCATCAAAATCATACGATTCAAATGCATAGTGAAATGCTTTTACGAATTGTTTTGACGTTTCACCAAAATAAAATGTATCCCACATGGCTGTATATTCTGCCAGTTTTGGATAATCTGCTTTATATTTATATATATTGAGTAATCTTTTTACATTTTTCTCATCCGTCCTCTCAATTTGCTCCCAATTTTCATCGCACATATATTTAAAATATAACCATGTCAAATTCGCTCCTGAAATACCCGCTCCAGTAATTCTGATTCCTTTTACATCACACTTGAAATCTTTATACGCTTCAATCGTAGACTGATGATGGTCGATCCAAAATACATTCTTTGTAATACTGAGCAACTGCCACATCTCTTCTGGCTCAATACTGTAGTCTACAATAAACACAAATTCATCCTGCTCAATGTCATGAAACGGGAATTTCATGCCGTAATTAATTTTTCGAAAGTCTTCTGGTTTAAATGCCAAGCCTCGCTGTTCGCAAGCTTTTCTAACATAGAAACCAGACACAATCCCATCTTGATCTACGTGATAAAAACATTTCATTCTTCTTTCTCCTTTACAATCTTAACTTTATAACCAAGTTCCTTTTCAATTTCTGCAACCGTCATTTCTGTCGGTGGAGCTAATTGGCGATTAAGGTCAGTAACGTCAATAGTTCTACAAACTTCATCGGTAGCATAAAAATAATTTATTAAAATGTTAATCGCCCTTGTTACACTTTTTTCAGTTGGATATTCGTCATCGACCATTGTCAGAATATGTTTACACTCTTCTACTTCCAACGGTTTCATATCATTGACATTAATAGAAATAAGCGGTGATTTATCATCTAATTTAATGCCTTTATCAGTTAATACAATGACTAATGTTTTCCCCATTTGCATTTCTCCTTTCTCAATTTCTTATTTAATAATTTTATATGCAAGAGCCTCATTGGGCTCTTTGTCATTGATTCCATTTCTTTCTAACAGTTCGTCCAATTCCTGCGGACTCAACCGATCAAAGAATCGTTTTATTTCCTGTTTACGTTCTTGTCTTGTTTTCATAATTTTCCTTTATTTTTTATAGTTGTCAAACCAATTCATAAGCATCTGATCCAGCAATCTAGTTTTGTACCTATGTTATTTTTATAGTTGTCAAACCCCAAATAACATAAATCCGACAATATAACATAGATTTTAGTGAGTGCTATAGTAAGCCTCACTTTTGGCGTACTCAATATTATTTGAGCAGAATATTTTATATATTCCCAAAACACACCAAGTATTTTAAAATTTTTATTTTGTTTCTTAGCCATATCTACTTCACTACCTTACCATCTGGCATTATAAATTCCCAATACCCATCACTATTTTCAACTTCTTTTGGCTCTTCTTTATCTATTTTCTCCATCAACTTCTGCGCTCGTTCAATATCTTCTTTTGTCCAATTTTCTACTTCGTCAATCAAACCTTGCAAAAACTTCAATGATTCTTGTTTACTCATGAGTCTTATTCCTCACATTTTCTACCATATAGTAAGAATCCAAGATCTCGTATTCTACCTATCTTACGATCATCCTTGTTTTCAAAAAATTCTAAAGAGTAAATATCACGATTAGAGATGTTTACTGGTTTGTCAAATTTAACGGTCATATATCTATACCCATATCTACGACCAATCTCATCTGTTCCGATGCGAGTAATTGTACCTTTGTCGTTATTTCTAACCAAACCTCCTTTAGCCGCTGGCTTCATTCTATAAATATAAACTCTATCTCCGACCTTTAGCATTTACTTACCTTCCATTTCTTCATAAAGCTCTCTAAATTTTCTAAAATCATCCGCACTACCACCATTGTCTGGATGACTTTTCTTCATTGCATACTTCACTGCATCCTTAACATCTGAACGAGTTTCTTCCTTATTATATGTACCATTTTCTTTGTCGTTCGCATCAGCCATGAATGACATTTTATCTAAGATCAGATTTACATTTGTCTGTCTCATCCGATCTAACTTTCTTTCATATCTTAGAAATACAATCACTCCAACGATACAAAACCCAATGGCAAACTCAATATTAGCTCCCATATTAATCACCTCCCTTTACATAAAACTCAGATTTTACTCTATTACATATCTTTTCTCACAACCACATTTCTTGCAACGATAAACCTTCTCACACCTATAAGGTCTTGTCGATCTGTTGTTATAATATATTTCAGAATCAAATATCTGCTCCCAATCATGTTTACAGAAACAAGACCTGATATACCAAATTAATCTTCTCATCTAATACCTTGTACCTCATATTTCACTAAGTAATCCTTTTACAATTTCTCTATCTTCGTCTTTAACCTTTTTTGATTTTGTTGTTGCCATAAACTCTAACCACTCTTTTCTCATTTTATTTTCATCATCATTTAGATGTTCGATGACAATTAATTGTTTAGAATTAAGTTTGTCATGACTAGAAATATAGTCATTCCATCTGTCTTTCCAAAACAGCTTGTTTGAGATAACTAATGCATATCCCATCAAGGTTTCTCCATTTACCATTCTTGATCTAAAACACAAATTCCCATTTTTAATTGGAGTGTTTCTCATATCTATCATTCTTCATCACCCTCTTCTGGTCTTAGCATAATCCCAAGACCTGTACACATTCCTGTAAGTTTCTTATCCATTGCCTTAATTCTTTTGTAATTGTAATAAGTCATGTACGGTACTCCAATGCCGATCGCTACGATCACCATAAACGCCAATACCCAAATTATGTAAAATAAAACGTCCATTTTATCTTTCTCCTTTTCTTCTACTATCCTTTAAAATCAAACCACCATACTGTGTAAAAATTCTTTTGAAAATATGTATCGTCTCCGTCATCAAGTTCTTTAAAATATTTTCTGCCTCGTTCTTTGACATCGTCTTCATTGAAATAATGATATGCCCAACCTGGAATTGTGTAAGATTCCTTATCTTCTAAGCAGAGATTCAACAAATCTTTGATCATCATCTGCAATTCTTCTTCATCATATCCCTGCGTCATTACATCAAAATATGGGATATATGCCATATATGGAACTGAGTCATTTTCATCTTTCAGAACTACGACAGGGAATGTTAGATTGTAATTCATATCAGCCTTGCTCCCTTGAATTGTAAATATTATTTTTTCTTCATCAGTTGTATCGTCACTAAGTGCAAATAGCGAAACATCTCTAAGTGCGTATCTAATATTGTTTACACCCTTTCTTCTTATGTTTTTTCTTCTTATATGGCGTACAATCACAAACATTAACCCATGACCATCTAAACGCTTCATCAAGATAAATCAAAAAGGCTGTATAAGTGTCTCCACAACTGCTAGAATCACATTTGTCTGTGCAAACTCCATACACTTTATATGGTTTTGCATGATATAAAACTTTCATAATCATTCCCCTCCAAAATAAATCCACCACTTAGTAACATTGCAATCAATTTCTTTTTCTTTTAGTTTTGCAATCTTACGATTATTGCTTTGGTATGTATTCAGCTGTTCTTTAACAAGTTCATTGCTTCTTAATTCAGGATATGTTGTAATCAATGCCATTCCATCACCAGCTTTAAATTCTTTGTATGTATCCTTTTCATGATCCATGTAACTCTGAACAGCCACATCAATTTTTCTTTCAAGTTGCCGATTTTGTGTTTCATACATTTTGATTTTCTGATTGGCACCTTGATTTTCATATAGATTACTCAGTAGCCAACATAAAAGTACGATAATAACAAAGTTAATCAGAATTAATACAACACTAAGAACATCAAGATCACCAGAGGAGTAACCCTTGTTTTTAGCATGATGATAATAGGTTATTGAAGCAATTATAGTAATTACAAGTATTGTTATCAGCACTATCCATCCTCCTCTCCTAGAAAATCTCATCCAATGCTTCTTCAATAACTTCCTGAACATCTGCTTGTGTTAAGTCATAATCATACATCATATCATCCATCGGAAGATCTCTTTTCATACATGTAAACAAATACTCTGCAAGTCCTTCTGTGTCATAGCCTTCTACAACATCTTCTTTCTGTAAAGGTTGTTTCATGCCATTCCTGATATGATGCCCAAGCCTATGAGCTGTAATAATAATTTTGTTTCCTTTAGGGATTACCTCTTTTCGTCCAAAAATTGTTTCAACTTCTGTTTCTCTTTTTGATACTAATATTTCTCCGATTTTATATGTACTCATTACTCATTTCCCTCACTTTACGCATCAAAGATGTATTTAATGATTCTGTCTCTTCCGATTGCTTCAATTGCATCAACTAAAACATCTTTTGATGTAAACATAACTGTACCCTGTATTTTTGTTGTAGCCCATGTATCGCAAAGAAGTCTTTTTCCGTCTTCTTCACATCGAATACAATAACAACGATTGGCAAATTCTGTGCCGTTGTGTTCCTTTGCATACCGCTCAAGTTCAACTTCTACTTTTCTTTTCTTTCTTGCAAATACTGCTTCTTCTTGTGTTTTAAATACGTTGCCTAATACCCATCTACCGTTATCGACAATACTATTAAACCATATTGCACTATAAATAGATCCGCTACCATCAATGTAATGATATCTTTCACCGTATTTTGGTTTCCAAACTTTAGACCCTGAATTAGTTTTTTCTTTTGGTTTCGCTCTTTCGCAGCATTTATCAAATAATGCTTTTATCAGATCCTGTTCTGCCTCTGGCAATACTGAAATGTCAATTGTTTTTTCTGTACTCATTTCTATTCTCCCTCGCTTTCAAACTCTTCAATTTCTTTCCATGCCAGAACACTTTTGTCGCTATAGTAGCTTGCTCTTTTAGCTGTCGCATTTCTCCATCCACAAGAATCATGCCATGTTCTGTTTACACAACCACCCTTTACGGTTACTAAAACATCTTTGCTATCTTCTGGCAGATCATCAGGACTCTTTCTTAAGTCATGCCATCTATACTTTTCTTTATATTCTTTTAGCTCTTTGAGTTCTCCCAGCCACTTTGCAAGCTGCTCATGATTTAAGGCGCAGCCAATAAGCCTGTCAAGTTCTTCATCGTCTGGATTCGCATGACACAACATGGCTTCTGTGTATTTCTTTGTTGCCATATCATTTGCGCATTTGATAGTTTCTTCTAAATTCATTTGTCTTCTCCTCTCTAATCAATTTCTGCGATACTTTCTACGAAGCAGTTGTAGTAAATGTATCTCTTTCCTTTGTAGTCAAACTTGACATACCCACCGTCATTTGTATCAATGTCAATTTTCCCTTTATATTCAGCAATCTTTTTACCATCTGCTGTATATACTGTAATGACTCTTTTCATACCGCCATTCCAATCGCTTTTCATATCAACGATTTCTCTTTTGAATCCTGCACATCCTGTCATTGATCCTAAGCAAATCGTTACTCCTAATACTGTTGCTAAAATTTTCTTTCTCATTTATTTCTCTCCTTCTTCCTTATAGTAATATCCATACAAGCAACAATCTCCAGAATCCCATGTGTCGTAATAACAACCGTCTGAAATTGCAACTACATGATTCGCAACATTTACCAAGTAATTGCCTTGCTTATGATCTTTTGCAAAACTTTCAACTGTTGGTCGTTTAGATCCTTTTCGGTTGCTAATACCTTGATAAGCAAATCCATTATCGAATAAATATTCCTCATAACATCTTCGTTCTGATGGCATACACTGCATGTCTCTTGCGTATGGTAATAAATCATCAAATGTTGCTAACCATTCTTTATCAAGCACTTTTGTTAATGCTCTGATCACGCAATCTGAATGATTGTCTTTTGTATCTTTATCGTTTGGTTGATAATATCTGTAAATTTTATTTGACATTTTATCGCTCCTTCATATTTCATTTCTTAAAGTTTATCTCTCATTTGTTGAATATAATATACCACTTCTTGCAGATAGTGTCAATACAAAATCTTCAACTTCTTGAATATTTTATTTTACATCCTGTATGTAATATGCTACAATATAGATGTGGAGGTATATCATATGATAAGTTATAAACCGCTTTTCGTAACTTTAGCGAAAAATGGTATGACAAAATCTGATTTACGAACCGCTTTAAATATGGGGTCTGGTACAATTGCCAAGATGGCAAAGAATCAGTATATCAGTCTCGAAAACATCGATAAAATTTGCTTATATCTTGATTGCAAAGTTGAAGATGTTATTGAGGTCATACCAAACGATTAATCAAAAAGACTTTGACCATTTAGGTTGAGGTCTTTTTTAGTGGAAACAACAGGAATCGAACCTGTGTCGGCAATTTATATGTGATGAAAAATTAAAATGTAAATAATATAAAAATACTTATATGGAGGCAGAAAAATGAATGTTATGTATTGCCTGCTCTACCAACTGAGCTATGTTTCCATGACTGGCACTTTATACAACTATATATAGTGGTTTAATAATTGAATAAACACTATATGTTGTTGTTTATAGTGTCATAAAATGCCAGTTTTAATACAAATACTATCTGCTAATATGTAATTTTTTAAATTATTTCATCAAATCCTGAATATTGATCATAGACTTGCTATCACCAGATACTTTAGGAACCTCTCCGTTCCATTTTTCAATCCACTGCTGAATTAAGATTTTGTTTGTTAGCTGTTTCTCTAAGATTTTATTTGCATCAGCCTCTGCTTTAGCATTAACTACCTTAGTCTCAGCATCTTTCTTTGCTTTAAGACGATTCTGCTCTGCTGTTTCTACACGTTTCTTAGCGACTGCTTCATCAGCGATCGCTTTCTCAATTTCGTCTCCTGCGTTCATATCTTTAATAGTCAGCTGCACAAGCTCGACACCTTCATCTTTAAGCATGTTCTGTAAATCTTTTGTAGCTAAAGAATAAATCTCATTTTTCTTAGCCCCAAGAGTATCAATCACATTGTACTGAGTAACTACTGTTTCAATACTCTTCTGGGCATAGTTGCTAATAATATTCTGCTTTAAGTTGTCAAGTGTTGTGTATCTCTTGTATACCTTAAATGCATCTTTCTGGTTAACACGAAACTTGACATTTACCTCAGCTTTTACAAACTGTGCATCTTTGGTCTGAACATTTACATTCTTAATTGATCTCTCTTCTACAGTAGTTGGAATAAGAAATACCTTATCAATTGGACTCTTGAATGTAATTCCTTCATTTAATGTCTTGCTGCTAGTTCCACTGAATGCTGACCAACGAATTCCTACGTTATTAGACGGTACATATACAATACATAATGTAAGTACCCATAATACGAATGGGATTAAAGCATATAACATTTTTTTGAATGGCTTAAAATTTTCTTCCTGAAAATCATAGCATCCAACTCCAATCAGTACGGCAGTACCAATCAATAATAATCCTCTAAATAAAAACATCAACATCTATAAAATTCCTCTACTTTCTTTGTTTTTGAGTTTAACAGATAGATTGTATTTATTTATCACAACATCATATATAGATGTTATAACCTAGTTACTAAATACACCCACCACATGAGTTATGGCGAAAATCTTGTTCATTAATTGCTTTGAAAATTTGACGTTGAATTTCAATATCTGTTGTGATTTCATCTAACCAATATTTATTAGACTCAATCCATTCATCTTGCTTTAGTCCGTCATAATATGATTCCCATTCTACGTCCCAACCCTTAAAATACCATCGTTCATATTTTTTATATGTATTCATAGATTCTGTGCGTAAGTCTTCTGGAATCTTATCTGTAGCATCTTTGCCATCAACATAAAGCTTCCATTCCCCAATACAGAGTGCAAAACCACGACCTGCCCATTTTGCTTTAACTTTCATGTTTAATCATCCAACTCCATTCCTGCCTCGATCCACATGCCAGATATAAATTTAGGCATTGGAGCAAGTTTAAATACATTCTTCTCATGCATTTCATCAATGATCTGTCTCACTGCTTTATCCTTGCATTCACCTGTTCTGATATATTCATCCAACACTTCGTATGTAAATCCAAGATTATCTTCATCTGTCTTGCCACATAACCCATCAGTAGGAGTTTTTTCGATTAACTCTGTTGGAAGTCCCAGAACTCTACCAATTGCTTTAACTTCTGTCACAGTTAGATCACTTAATGGACTAAAATCTCCGGCTGAATCTCCATATCTTGTTGCATATCCGACCCAATCTTCAGATAAATTACATGTATTTGCTACTCTTCCATTCATACTCTGTGCAAAAGCATACAATGTAGCCATTCGGATACGAGCAGGTAAATTTGTGGCACTCTGTTTACTCCATTTACCATTTAATACGCTTGATACTTCATGCTTGATACTTAAACATGGCTCGTAGATATTAACCGTATAGTTATCAATTCTTAAGTGATCACATAACATTCTTGAATATTCAATGTCTGACTGATCTCCCTGTGGCATCATAACACCAATAACTTGATCTTTACCTAGTGCTTCGACACATAAGGCAGCGACAACTGATGAATCTTTACCTCCTGAAATTCCTACAATGGAATTGCATCCTTTACCATTAATTTCAAACCAATCTTTGATCCACTGCACTAATCTGTCTTTGGTTTCTACTGCATTAAAACTCATGTTTTATATCTCCTCTCTTAATTCTTGAAATAAGTATTTTTAAGTGTTTATAGACTAAAGGCAAGCCACCTCTGTCATCAATATATACATTTGCATATGCCTTGCGACCGCCTACGGGAATTGAACTGTCACAGTTGATACCTTTGTATTTAATCTTATGATTCTGTAAATAATTTGCGATCATATCATATTTGTCTGATCCATTACCTGTCAGAATAATCACTTCAGAATAATCTTCCCATTCTCGAAGCAAATTCATCACATCGTCATAAGTTCTACCAACTTTGTGAAAATCATATAATGTATCATCAAAATCTACACAGAAAATTAATTTTCCATATTTCTTAAATTCATCTTCAAGTCGCTGATAGCAATGGTCTTTATCTAAGTAAAAATCCATTAAAATTCTCCTTCGTTTAAAACTCTCCTAATTTCCTGTAATGACTGTTCCTTTACCAATTTGCCATCTCTAAATACTGTCTCAAGCAGATTATTCATTGGAAGATTTTCTGAAGTATATCCATCTTTAAATGTCAATTTACCGTCTGATCCTTTATAGACATGACATAAACCTCTCTGAGATTTCTTAAATCCGCCATCTTTTGGATTCTTAAAAATTGGATATGGTTTACCATCAATCTCACAATACGTTGCTTTAATACAACTGCTAAATGTATCTCTTGTAAATGGTTTTAAAATTCCATCTTCTTCGATGCACTGGAATGAGAATGATCCAACGCCAAGTGCAACATTGCTTGCTGCGAATCCATTTTTCTCTAAGATGTCATAAATCTGCTCACATCTCTGCACTGTAATTGAATCTCCGTAAATTGCTTTTATATGAGGATCTAATACTTTGTATCCTTTACTATTCGTAGTTCCGCCAAATTCTTCCCATAACTTGAATACCGTTCTGGTTACTACATCTACACAATCTCCTGAATCTCCTCTTACAAGAAAACATCCATTGTGATTCATGATCTCATTCTTGAGTTTTGGAAGAATATTCTCTACAACGTTCCAATAATCATATGAATCCAATACTGCGGAGAAGCTTGTGTTTGGATAAATCTCTGTAAGTAATCTTTTAATCAGAGTCTCTTCATCTCCGTCAATCGCATAATTACTACACGCAACCGAATGCTCAGTAGACGGGCTACCAAAAGCAACTGGTTCTTTCGTACAATCACAATTATAATTTCTCTCTAAATATGGAATTGTTGGAACCGTAGCTGTATTTAAGAATGATAAACACCATCCTGCCCCTGCTTTAACCGCAGACTGTAAACACTCTTCTCCACGAAAATCAAAAGCTCCTAATGCTCTAGCTTTTACGGCATTGTCATCGCAAGTCATTTCATAAAACTTATTAACGATCTGTCTATATGTATGCCCGACAGTTGCAGCGATCATCGGATGCCACATTTCTGCGGAAATTAAGCTTTCTAATGCCTGTGGCAACCATGCAAAATCTTTATGTGTATTCTCAATACTAAACATCGGCACATGCATTGGTACTAAAGTTCCTTCAGGAAGAGCCTTAATCTCAATTGGAAGATAGCCAAGATCATATAAATCTTCGATTTTCTGTAATCCATATGTACCTTCTCCAAGAGTTGCATCCATTACTGTCTTATAAGTACCAATTGCTTTGTTTCTATATTCAAAGAAAAAATACTCATTAAAATAATCGACCAAATACTCTTTAATGAATCCTTGTAATCCAAACATGGCTACTTCATTCCATCGTTTTACTCTGCTCATACGTGGAGTAAAATAAGAAACAGATTTTGTAATACCTTTTGGTAACATTTCAGCATGAACTGCTTTATAAAAATCAATTAATAACATTGGATTTGTTTGTTTCATAAATCTAACACCTCAACTTTCTCATGTTCTTTTGTAAAAATACTACGTGTCGTATACACTTTTTTAAACAAACTATCTTTCTTTAATAATTCTCCATCAAGAATTGTATTTTCACAGTGACTAACATATAAATACATATCTTTACAACCGTATTTGTTTAATTCTTTTGATCCATAATAGAATGTGCCACCCTTACTACAAATATCATCAATCATAAGGATTGCCGTATTTTCGTCTAATTTATCTGTATCTCCATGAATCTCAATACCAAGAATTTCTCCTGTCTTCCAATCACGATTTTTAATTCCATAGACAATCGGATAATCATCTGATACAAATTCAGAATATCTTTTTAGTGATCCGCTATCTGGGAAATAAATTACAAGATTTCTTGATGGTTCTGCTTTAACGACTTTGCTACAAGTTTGTGTAATATATGATGCTCCACGGATTACTTCTACATGATCAATCAATGCAGTAGATACATCGGAATGTGGATCAGTTACAATAACTCTTATAAATCCAAGACTATTAATAATTTCTGCAAAATATTTTAATGTAAAGCATTCGCTTGGCTCTTTTACTCTGTCAAATCTTGCATTTGGTATATACGGCATCACTAATGCTTGTTGTAACCACGGAAAATGTTCTTTAATATTTTTAGAAATACACAACAAGGAAAACAACTCTTTATCTGACTCATATAACCATGTGATATACACTGTCTTGTTTTCTATGATTTCTTGAGATATCACACCTAACGAAAAATCAATTTTTTGCGTTCCATCTGGAAAAGATTCTGGAACAACTGGGACTCCATTAATACTAATCATGCTTTATCACCCCCTTTATTCATTAATTATTTCAATTTGACACATCTTCATTGCTTCGAGTGCGTTCTTGTGACTCTCTGGTGTTACACCCGCACAACAAGATGCATCTACGACAATCTTTGCTTCTGGTAACGCTGCTTTTAACAACATTGCATTTGAGATTACACAAATATCTGTACAAAGACCAATTAAGGTAATTTCAACATCTTCTGGATGAGACCGACCATCTTCACCGAATTCATCAGAACAATCGTCCATAAGTTCTAATGACCCAAATGTTTCTTTACAATAGTTCTCAAGAAGCCAAATAGCATTTTCTTGCTTGTCATTGCGACAAAACATCTCTGACGATAATAATGCCTTTCTAACTTCTTCATTTAAATGCCATCCATCTTCTCCGCAGATGCAATGCTTTACTGGAAGATTCTTTCCTTCCTGTATAGATAAATAATTTTCATCGTGTGTGTCCATTGTTGCAACAATAATGCCATCAAAATTTTTAATTTTCTCAATTACTTTGGGAACAATTTCCTGTGCTTCTTTGGTCCCAAGGCTTCCGTCGATGAAATCATTCTGCATATCGACGACAACCAATAATTTATTAACGTCCATTGTTTTCTCCTTCCATTAAATTACTGTTTTATTAATCAAATAATCCATACCCAAAGTGCTGTCTCAGTTCATGATTCCAACTATTAATCGATTCAACTTTTGGCTCTTGGACAAGCTTATATCGAAAATCTTTAGGCATAGACAGTGCGATAAAATTCATAATAAGTTTTGCACAGTCTTTCCTTTCTTCGATATAATACACGCCATCTTCTTTATAGAAATCAACCTCTTTAAAACACCCAGAATTATTTAAAATTTCAAATGCTGTTTCGCTCATTTCTGATTCTTGATACTCTGTCCAAATCAGTCTCTCACTTCTATAACCAAGACCTAGACCCGTATAATCTTCATTGTAATTAAAAGCTACTCCTAGCTTTTTACAACTGTCTTTATACGCTTGTCGAATTTTATGAATATCATAGTTACAATCAAATAAAAAACTTTCTGATATTTTATGCCCATCTTCCGACCAATCGCCTAATTCTAATTTATAAATCATTCCAGTCTCCTTTCTTTAAGCACCAACCCGTCAAATTTGACGGGAAGGTGTATCATCTTAATCTTCTAACGAATCAATCATTGCACGTAATTCTGCTTCTGACATATTCTCAATAGCCTCATCCTGTTTCTTGGAAAGAGCATCAATATATTTTCTCTGTGTAAGTTTCTTATTAATACGTTCCTTCTCGGCAAGTCTCTCATTACGTTTTGTTGTAAAGATATACTTCACAATACCAATCGCAGCCGTTAATTTTGGATCAACATTTGCATCATCCAACAGACTTTCTTCTGAAGATTTAACTTCCTGATCTTTCAGATTTTTATAAACCACGTCTAAATCTTTATCAGATAAATCCCATAAATCTTCTACGGATAATTCTCCCTTTGTTGATGGGAATCTCAATTTGCTTCTTGTTGCCATTTCGAATAACTTTTCTGTTGTCATAATTTAATCTCCTTTTTATGTTAAAATTTAATTTTAAGAACTCTTTCTGTTGCACCCTTGACTTTAACGATCACATCATCTCGTTTTGTAGAACTGAAACCAATTCCTGATAACTGGTTTTGATCATCTGCGACATGCATCTTACTTCCTAAAGCCTCGAATACTCTCTTGTGCTGTACTAATTCCTGTTTCAAGAACTCATTGAAGAATCCATTTGGAGTATCTTCATTTACACATCCGTTTAACATGAACAGATAATGTTTGTGTCCAATACCTGTCTGTTCATCCCAATAGTTAGGCGAATAACACATTACTGTTACTGGCACAAACTGATTTGTATTGACACCCCAGATTTCTCTTGAAGATGTTGTAGATGGAAGTTTCTCTTTGATTGTGAATACTCCATCTTTTAATGTAACTGTAGCCACTGGCACGTTTTGTCCCTGTCGCAAAGGCTGATCGTATTCAAATTCATAAATCTGACCATCAAATTCAATCTCTGCTGTAAATCCTGATGTACCGTTGCTATGGCAATAATTGTGTACGAAAAATTCATAATCTCCATCAACCATCTTGGATTTATCCGCCCATGTAATATTTTCTACAGCAGGTTTCCCCTTTACTGGATTAATCACATCAACATCAAGTCTGCCTCGTGTTCCAGAATCAAACATATGACTAAAGAAAATATGCTGACAAGGTGTTTTACAATGTGCGTCAAAGTCATCTCTGTTCCAATCTTTTCCTGCGTTCCACTGGATTGAAAATCTTAAGACACCATCAACTGCTCCGCCTGCGTTCTTAACTCGTTCTTTCATCTCGCTATCTGTCATATTTCCTGAATATGCCCAACTGAAAGGATTGCTCCACTTCATCATGTTCTTGGCATCTTTGTTTACAGGTGCGATCAGTGAAACCATGTTCTTCTTATGTCGATTTTCAAACAAGACTTCTAATTCTTTTGCGGTTGGAAGAACATCTGATACAAATTTCTCTGCACTGATCTCTTCTACTTTAGAGAATTTCTTAGGATTTACAGCGACTTCCTTACTCATCTCATCAAAAATATCTAAGCCACCCTGAATACGTGGTGCTGCATCACGATTACAAAACAGAATATTGTTTACTGTAATATCATCAAGTCTTGCAAATCTACGCTGCAATGAATCCATATATCCTAAATCCGTTACAGTTTTCTTTGCATCCTCAAGCATTTTCTTAGTAAAAATTGCCTTTGGTCGTTTGTAATTCGCAGGAGCTACAACATTTTCATAAGCTTTTACTGCATTATCTAAATCCATACCTTCGCTGATATTCACAAGTAATGTACCGATACTATGGTTTCTAATACGACCAATTACATCTCCGATCGTCATGGCTTTTGTCCATGTGTATGTATCTTTTTCTTCATCTGACAAACCGTTGTATTCTCGCTGATATTTTCTAAAATCTTTTAATACTCTTTCCCATTCCTGTCCTCTATAAAGAGTATTTGAAGCAATCAGTTCTAATACTGTATCAACAGCTTCTTCTGTAATTTCATCAAGTGATCTTTTAAACACATTCTTTCGATCTCTCACTTTTGCTTTAATTGTAGGAATATCAGATTTCCTTTCCAATAACCTCTCTGGAATCGGTGTATACATATGAGTCCATTTGATAATCTGCTTATCTTCTGTATACTCATTTGTGGTTTTTGTACCAACTGTATTTGTAAAATGTCTCCAAATATCTTTGATCGGCTTTGATTCGACATATGTTCTTAAGGCATCAACTACTGGCTGAAATACTACATCATCTGTGTCGATCTCCCAGATTGTATGAATCTTGCCGTCAACAATTGCCACAGCTCCACCGATTGTTTTAATAAAGTTTCGGCAATGACCACAATCGTATTCTCTTCGCTTGCGATACATCTTGTTAGTTCCTTCGGGGAAACTACTCAGATATACTTCCCAAAGTTCATCTTTATCAATATCGGTTTCATACAATGTAGAATTGTTTTTCTCTACATAATCGAGCATTTTATTTAAACGCTCTGACAATTTGTTTAAAAAATTGCTCCAGTTTTCATTCATTGGCGTACACATAATTTATCTCCTTTTTATGTATTATTTAATTGCTACAAAAATTTCATCGTTCTTGTTACCATTCACATAAATTTCTTTACACTTAAGTTCTGGAAAATATTTCTTGGCAAGTTTTTTGAATTCATTGACATATTTCATATCACATTTTTTGTAAATCAGTTTACCCGCAACAGAACCACCTGAAAGCAAACCTATTCTTCTTAAGAATTTTGCATGAGGCAAACCTTTCTGATCATCTTTTCTATACTTATCCTTCTCCATGATCTCTTCTAATTTACACAGGTTCTCTGTCACTTCAATGCAACTACTTGGATATTTCACATATTTGTTTGTCCAAAAATCAACTGCATCATGAGCACCTGCGTTGCCGCAAAGGTATTTTAATACACAGGTTTTGAAACCGTTTTCTCTGTCATACACATCATTTCCTTCTACATACGCAACAGTTTCTGCTCCACTAACCCATAAGATTTTAACCATTCCATGATAATGTTTTACTTTAAACACTGGCTTACCATCTTTTTCGATCTGTTTACCGTTGTTATCTAACATTGGTTCCTTCACAGTAATTTCTTTGTCAACATAAATCGGTTTCTTAATCATTTCTTTTAAATTCTTTGTATACATTTCTTTCTCCTCTTCGTTTCCTGTAAGTTCACTCATGATTTCATCCAATTTTTCTGGCGCAAATGTTAAAGTTGCACTCATTTCACCATTCCAATCAATATGTGTTGGTGCATAAGGACTCAACCCACGGTCGTCATGTATCATCCATGATTTCCCTGTGGCTGAAAGCTCACCAACCTCATTCTTTATTGGTTCTGACGTTGCAGTAATTGGTTTTTGTTGATAGTGTGACAGAGCAGATACTCTTCTTTCTGAAAGTGGCGGTAGAGTTGATGTATCAACCTGTATTTTGTCAGCTAGAATCGTACCTGTCTTAATCTCGCATTTTTCATTCATTGTTTCTCCTTTTCTTATGATTATAATAGTTGCCTCTGTCGACTTTATACTTTGTAGTCTATATCGCAGTTTTTCATACCAATATGGAACAATAATATTTACTTTACCATCTCTATACACATCCATTTCAATCGACTCAGCATCATCAAATGTAATATCGTGCCAAGGTTGCGTTGTTTTAGCAACTTTGGCATGTGGCTTTATCATATAAGTTTCGGTTATTGGAAGATCTCCTTTGAATTCTACTGTTTCAATTTTAAACATCGCATATACATCATTATTCTCTACCTCAACAACATCTCCTACATTAAATGGCGCCATACCATCTCGTGGATTATATTTAACTTCTTTGCCATTCATACAGCGTACCCAAACGCCCGTTTTATTTTCATCCATATAATTTTCCTCTCTAATATATCAATTTGTTACTTTACATTTTTCATTGTATCGATATTCATCGACACTCAATACCTGCGTACCCATCTCAGGTACCAAGACGGTACTGGAATTTATCTCCTTTCTAACATAATATTTACATTTTAATTTTGCACAAATGCCTGTGCGAGTCATTACATATAATAAGGAAGAAACTCTACCCAATTATATTCTGGATAAGCTCATAATACTTTGTCCTGCCGACATACGACTTATGTTCTGCATCTTTTAATTCTTTCTTCAAAGTACATATATCTTTCTGATTATCCATGCAATTCTGCATCACTTCTATGTATCGAATACAATTCTTGATCTTTCTATGCAATTCTTGTAAGGTTTTAAGATACCCAACAATCACGGCACGTTTCGCAGCATCAATCTTTTTAAACTCAATTGCATGAAGAATATCACTTCTGGCAGAATCGGCATATGATAATGCCTGTTCTAACTCAAATTTCTTTTCTCCTAATTGATCTGAGTCATATGCTAAAAGCCCTACTATAGCTCTTTCCTCAGTCTCTATATTGTCGATCAATGTATTATCACATTCCCAATCCATAAAGCAATTTCCATTACCTTTACGCATTATTTCACTAGATTCCATAGGTTTTCCAACTTTACCTAGCTCAATTTCTCTGGCATGAAATCCGTCTTTCATCCACGTATATTTATGCTTCAAGCCTAAAATGTGCTTTGCTTGCTTGGATGTAAACTGAGTAGCTTCAGACTTACGATTATCACGAACGTATTTATTTCTTGCATGATCTCTTTTTACATAGAACTCTTCATTCGTAATTATGTATTTCATACATCACTCCTATATTTAATTGTAGTTTTTTGGAAAAATTTTCATGTTGACGAACATGTTTAGAATTGTTATAATGGTTTTAAGGATAATAATATCCTTATCTATTAAACAATTCTAAATACTTAATTCGATTTTCTATCGTGCTGCCAACACGGTAGATTCAAAAAATCTTTTTTTGTTATTTATTATTTGTTTAGTTAGAATTATTAGTTTGTGTGAAAGTAGAAGTTTTACCAAAGACTTCTACTTTCTTTTTTATTGTCTGTATTTTAATTCCAACATTGTATCTCTCTTTGTATGTAAATTGCAGGCATTTGATTATGTCAAATATGTCGTCCTGCTTAATATGAGAGAACAAATTGTCATCTTGAATAAACTCGATCCAATGATATGAAAGATCTTTATCTTTGCCATAGATCTTCATCTTTCCGTCATCTGCTCGAATCTTATATTCACTCAGAAACCAAGATGACATTTCTGACGAGTGCAAATCAAGTACATCAACACGCATTTGATTTGATTGATTCGCTACCAATGTTTTTAATATTTGATTGTCCATATATAAAATTCCCTTCCTTTATTCTGTCATAGTTTGACGTACACGATACTGCTTATAGTCTTCATCGTTATATAAATAACCGATAGTTTTACCAATTACAGTTTGACGATCACTAAATTGCTTCTTTTTTAATCGATATGATATATAATAATTATAATAAAAATCAATTGCAATATCACTAAATTGACGTGCGATTACAGATCGTGCAATTCCTTCTTTTGATTTAACATAATATAAATCTGCAATTGCTTTGATATCCATTTTAGATTTTAAATATTGTATAAAACCAGAATTAATAACATCAATGGTTGTCAATTTCTTATAGGATAAAGTGTTGCCAGTTAATTCTAATTGAGACTGCACGTTACTATATATCCTCTTTTGTTCCGCTTGATATTCTTCTATATTATTACATTTTTCCCGTGGTATTAATACAAAATCATCATATATATTCGTATCTCCCATGTTCAATTTATATTCATTCAATGTCTCAATAAAATCTTTGGAGACTGGTTTCCCAAAAATTGTTAAATCATTTTGATTAATATCTGAGAATTTTAGATTTCTTAGCTCCTTTCCATTTATCCCATTATATAAACTCACAATGTGAAATCTAGTATTCAATTTGGTATCAGTTGATGCATTACACGACATCAAATTAGAAATAAACGCATTTATTTTATCTGGTGTAACATAATTAACACCAACTCTATTTGAGAAATATATATCAACTGCTAATTGCAAGTTTATAAATTTATCATTAACAAATGGATTATATTTAATGTAATTTTGTTCATATGCATAAGTATATAGTTTAACGAGCTGGTCATATCTTTTTTTAATAGAATTCATACTTTTGGTTTTTTTACCTCTAGTATCTGATAATATAGCCTCTTGGATTGTACCTGGTGCATACGTTAACCCAGATTCATTGTCGTCCGCAATATCAGAATCTAATAACCAATTCCATGTTGGGCGACGTGATTCTGATACATGAGAATCTATATAATTTTGTATCAATTCTTTATTATTCATAATATTCTCCATTTCTAGGATGCCATTGCATTCATGTACGATAACATGCCGTTTTGTATTAAAATGCCATGTCCTATTTTTAACATTAAAGATAGATCAGATATTCTTCCCCAATACTCTAAAAGATTATTCTTTGGAATTGTTCTTCCTTGCTCTAAATACACCTGCGATACCATTTTTAATCCATTACTGGTATTTGGATAAATGGTTACATGTGTTGGTATCCAGTTCCTTAATTTTTTTGTAATTGGATACACGTTAATCTCTGTGCTCGTATTGTTACAAATATTATTAGAATATACGATGACTGGTCTTTTCCCATGCAAGATGTGACTACCTTCAATTTTCGGCAAATCTGCAAAATATATTCCCCAAACTTGAGGATTTTGATATTTGCCATATACATATTCTTTTCTTTTTCTGTTATCGTTTCCTTTTCTTTCTTTGTTAGTATATCCGTTCATTTTACGTCCCTCAACTTTCCCCAGTTGCATTTTTTATTTTCATGAATTAAATATACCATACTTTTTGCACCCTGTCAATAGGTGCAAGAAAGAAAGTTAATTTTTGTTGTGAACAAAGAATCTCTACACTTCTTATTATAATGCTACTACAGAACAAAATCAAGATATTTTTCGAACAAGTGTTCTCTTTTTGTTCGAACGCTTTACCTTGTGCTTGCTTGGAAGTGGAAAATACTGTCTGATTTTATGCGGCTTGTCTAATTTCCATTTCTTTTCTTCAAAATCATAGTCACAGAAATCAAGCACTTCGTCCACACATCCATCATTATATTTGTAATCCACGATTACAGGATATGTTTTATATCTCATATAACGTGATGCGTTATCTGGTTTTAGTGGTGGAATCTCTGCTGAAATCCACATAAGATTCTGGTTTGCTTTCTTTTCTTCCTTATTTTGTCTAATCGTATTTATCTTCATACAAAATTCTCCTATAAAATCCTAATAATTTGTTCGTAAATTGCAATCGCATTATCTCCTGGAAAGTTCTGGTTCACATGCATATGTCCAAAGAACCACTTTTTATATTCAACAGATTCTTTAATCTCTTGCAAATAATCCGTCAATATATCTGTTTTATACACTCCTGATCCTTGATCAATTTGACATAATACAGATGCGTATGGACTATGTGTAATTATATAATCCACTTGCAATCCATTCTGCTTCAGATTCATCATACCTTCTGTCATTTCCTCCTCTGAAGGAAGCTCTTCTTTCCACCATGACGTATGATTGATCCTAAACATTTTGTCGTAATCTCTGTACCATTCGTTAATTCTTGGATCGTCTTGTTCTAAAATTCCATCCTGAACATCATGGGAACTTGCTCCGCCAAATGTGAAGAATCTCTTTCCCTGGATATCAAATATCTGCCCTCGCATGAGATGAAAAATAGAATCACGAATCTTATGAATCTTTCCGCCATTCCATTCTTCTACAGGATATTCGTACAGCCGATCATAATTTTCATGGTTCCCACATACAAACAAAGTAGTAAATGGTTTGTTATCCAACCATTCCAGATTATGTCGTTCTTCTTTTGTGTCATGCCACAATCCAAAATCTCCGCAAATGATCACGTAATCATCTTTAGTTAACTCTACTCCTTCAGGGAAAGAACGACTGTTTAATCGAGTCATCCAGTCTCCATGTGTATCTCCTGTTACATAAATCATAAAATAACTCCTTCCAACAACTCTTTTAGTGCCTGCATATTATCCTCATGTACCCTATCATTTTGATCTGCATCATCCTTGCCAGTCTCATAAGCACACTTGATAATCTCCATAACTCTATCATAACTCACATTAATAACATTTTCCTTTAATCCGTTAAATGCTCCGCTGATAATATCCTTATATGTCTGAGCAATATCATCAAACAATACATGAGTTTCCTCTTCTGTAATTGTAGCATATAAAAACGTCATTGCAGGACTGCTATGATTCAATAATCTCATAAGTGTATACAATACGTTCTGATCATCTTTATGATCAACAAGTGTCCAATACACAAAGTTCTTTCGTAGTGTATGTGTACCAATGTTATCCTCGATTCCAACTGCTTTAGCACCTTTTTTAACAAAGTCTAAAGCATTTGCTTCTGTCATGTGTCCTGATCCAGATTTACATGTTCCGAAAACATAATCATCCATTGGCACTTCACCATCAATCTTGACATCATATTTAGTTCCTGCGACAGCTTCAAAGAAAATATCCACTGCTTCGGTTACTAAGTCGTTAAAGTATACAGTTCTAAATTTCTTTGTTTTCTTTTCCTGTTTACGAGTCTTATCGTCTAATAAATCGCCCCATTTGAGTCTAACAATGTCAGAAATACGATACGCTGTATTGTTTCCAACTGTAACCAAAAGATTGTTTCTGGCAGCTACATATCGTTTGTACTCTGTGTACGATTTATCAATCTGGTCTCTAAAATATGCATTAAAGGCTGCAAATTGTTTTCTGTCCTTGATCGGATACACTAAAGATGATACGCCTTTCTGCTTGTTAGATCGAGTCCATTTAGGATTTCCGTCCTTGCGTCTTTTAATCTTTGTTTCAGATTCTTCTGCGTTGTTATTATTTACTGCTTCAATAACTTCAAACTGTGTTGCTGCCATGATAATCTCACCTCTCTTAGTTGTTGCACTGTTCTCGTACTTCTGGTCTAATTTCTACCTCGATTAATTCCATAATTCTCACTCCTATTCTCTAAATTTAGGCAAAACAAAAAGAAGCCTATAAGCTTCTCAAAATTGCCATTATTCAGTTTGCAAATCATCATCTGTCATACAGGTTCATCCTGCCATCTGCTTCTCAAAAAGCTGTCTTTCCAACGCATCGAAATCATAGTTACGATCACACTCCAAGTGTGCAAGGTTTGTTACCTTGGACTTTTGTTTAGCGATCTTCTTAGCTTGATTACGTTCCCAGTTTCGTACTGCTGCCTTCCAGTCTGTCATCTTGCTTCTGCCAACCATCCAATCTTTGGCTGTGTAGTAATCTACAAACTCTTCTGGATCAATTCCATTGTGTCTCTGTTGGCAATATCTGGAGACTTGCTCGCAATTAGGCGGTCTGAACCGCTTTATATTATTATTATAATTATATTTATTATTATTCTTTACTTTCTTTTTATGTGTCGCTTCTGCGTCGTTTTGGTGTCGTTTCTGTGTAGTTTTTTCATCCACAAATCCTTGATAAACACCGTAATTTACTATGGTTATGACTGTCTTTTTAGCGTCGCTTTTTACATGTATAATACTGTCGTTTTCCAGTATCTTTAAAAATTTGACAACCTTCGAATTGCTCCAACCCCATCGATCACATAACTTTCTGATCGAAGTAACCACCGATCCTCGCTTAACTGTTTCTAAATTTCCATCAATGTATTTCGATTGATCATTATATCCTGCGAGAATCAATAAGTCAATCATTGCTTGTCCTCTTGCAAATGGTTTATCTTCCCATAACCAGTGATCTGTAATTTTCCGATGGAGTTTAATCCATCCTGTGTTACTCATGGCATCACTCCCCTCTATATGTGGAAATAAAATTCTCCTTTCACTGTTTTAAATGCTTACCTGTTAATTCATCGATTGCATAATGTGTCATAAATTCATCATAACTCATTATACGTTTTCCACAGTCACAGCATGTCATACATTTATTATATGTACAGTATTCAATAATTTCTTCATCTTGAAAATGTCCATCAAAACTATATATATCGGTTCCAGTAGCTTTAAACCTAACAGCCATTCCACGATCACTTCCGCAGTGCGGACATTTTGTTATTGATTTTCTCATTTAGCACCTCCTTCTAATTTTATCTCTTCAATTTCATTCTGTTTAATCCAACGATCAGAAATTTCAGTCAACATATTAATATACAAAACAGGAAAATTTCCATTATAAACCTCTTTACGTTCTTTGTAAAACTTTAACAACTTATCATCGCTCCAGTCTTTGTATTGATTCTTTGCGAAATTTTCTTTCTTCATATTTTCATGTTCTCGAATCCATCGTTTGCCGATTTCTTTCAAAACTATATATTGTTCAAAAAAAGTTCTATCATCTCTTATTCCATGTGATCTTGCTTGAATGTCTAACTTTCCCTGCTCCAACAGTTCTTCGTCCGTATATTCAAACATACACTTATGGTCATTTAAATCCACCATTCGTACCACCACCTATCAAATTTTCGTTTTATTTAAAGCATACCAAAAAATGATATGCTTTAATCTGTTCTATCTTATTAAGTTATTCTAAAATTCATCCCATTCTTCATCAATTATTAACCCAAATGCAGGATGATATTCTGCCTCGCAAACTACATGATCTTTATATATTCTATATCCTTTTTCAAGAACATATTTTACAGGGAACGGACATTCAAACATATCCAAATCTCCATCTTTAATTGCTTCGTCTAACTTACATTCTGGAATTGCAAGAATAGAATGTCCACAATCCGCAAAGTAATAATTGAATTCTTTTAATTCCTCTGGAAGTCCTTCGTAATTATCTTTCTTTACTCCATGAAGACCTTCTACACTTCTACGAATTGTATTTATTTCTACCTTTTCCTCTGTCGGTTGATCATCTTTATCATCGAAGATCGACCATGCCAATGTTCTACAAAAATCTCCTGACCAGTCTGAAATTATCACACAAAATGGCGTTGGAATATCTACAATAAATGGCAATTCAGGATGATATTCGCCTAAGGATTTTCCAAACAAATCTTTGTAAGCACACTCTATTGATTTCATAGCAAGGGATAACTCACTTTTATCTTTACATCCTACTGTTGTCAGCAATACAATATTTTCGCCTTCAGCTTCTAATATAACTTCGGCACAATAGAAGTCTCCATCCGCAGTAATATGCAATTTAGTTCCATCCATAAACGGTACTGTGTAATTAGATGATACATTCCTATCAAATTCAATAAGTTCTCTCATTCTAGTTCTTATTTCACTACTGATTTCCTCTGAATAAGATTTTCTCATATGCCCTGTCAACAGAGTATAATGATTAATATATTCCATTACTTGTCCACCTTAACCCTTCTCATTTCTCTGACTTCTTTTTTATACTGTTCGATAGCATCAAGTGCATTTTCAGTATAACAAAAATCATACTTTTTCGCAAAGTTATTTACAGACCTGTAATTGGCTATAGGTACTTCCACGCACCCTTTATCCCGACTATACCGATTATTCATAATTTTCCTTGCAGCATTGTAAATTTCATTACTCCTTGCGCTCCAACGCAATGTTAGAACTTTATCTTCTGAATCGTAATTAATCCAACGAGTGTTTTCTTTTTTATAGTTTCCACTGATTGCCATTTCTGTAATTTCACTATCGTGAATACAAATTGCAAATCCATTCTGCAATAAGCCATGTCCAATTTCTGCTACTCTATCAGCATAATTTCCACTTTTCTCGGTCAGACAACGACACCAACAACAATCATCTTCATTCCATCTATAATCTTTTGATTTAACCAAATTGATGAAGTCCTGATCTTTCAGGTAAAACAGGCATATTTTATCAAGTTTTTTAACAATTTCCACAACACCTTCATGTTCCAATCTTTCTGGTGCCACAGCATCAATACTAATGATTCTTTCTCGACGCTCTTTCTCCCTCTTAGTTCGTTTATATTTTCGCAGAAAATCTTGTTTACTAATAAATCGGTCTAAGTCTAACCAAAAAGAAGCTGCCGTTTCATTCTCAATAATAGATTGTGCCGTTCTGTCGTTTTCAAACTCATTGTAAAAACCCAATCGAATTGTATTACCCCATGCTACTTGTTTTTCCGTTCCTGTTAGGTTTGGAAATCCGTATTCTTCTGATAATTCTTTAGACTTTTTGTTTTCTTCTGCAATTTTTCTTTCTTTTTCTTCTTTTGCACATTTCGGACATAAATGAGAAAAAGCATAGTCAGCTTTTCTCTGTCTTTCACTCATTTTTCCAATCACATTTACTACGCCATCATGCCCACAAGCGTAAGTACCTTCATATTTAGCCATACTTACCCCTTTCCTTTCTATCAAAGTTTCATTTTATCTATATGATCGTCACATTCCCATACCGCTTCATAGCAGACATCTAACATATCTCTTACGATTTGTTTCCTTTGACTTAACTTTGCTTCTGTTTTTTCAATATCCTCTTTATCACGCAATAAATACATATATTTTTGATACGGCATGTTTGTATCTGCTAGTTTTTCTTCTATGGCGATCCTTTCATCAATTACTTTTCTTAGTTTATTACCTAATTCCTTATTCTTATCTTTAAGCGCTTTGATAATTGTATATCCATACATTCTTTGATATTTAGACTCAAATTTTCCATCTTTGAATTCATAACGATCCTCAACCTTGCAGGCATCTAAAATCTTATCTCCGTTTTCTCTACACTCATTTAACAATTCTAATAAACTCTGTTCATTATCAAATGTCGCATAGCCAATACCATCTTCTTTTGTTTCGTAAACACACATATATGGTTTTTCTGATGTATATGCTTTAGATTTTTCCATTTTAATCACTCCTTTTTAATTACTTTATTCCTTACAAGCTACAATGCAAGTTAGCTCTTTAAAGAACGGTTGATCTTTAATCTGATTTAATAAATAATATACATCCAAATTGATCATATCTTTTTCGGATTTATCTATACTATATATTATTAAATATTCCAGTTTGTCACTCCAATTCTCAACAATTCCTAAATATTTTTCCATTTCCTCTTTAATGCTCTGCGAATCATCTAAAATAAAATTATCACATCTTGAAAACAGACTGCGAGAAATGTTTTCATCTTCAAATATGATTACAAAACATTTTTCTGATCGAGAACTATCAATAAAATCACTGAGAAATTTAGATTTTCCGTTCCCTTTTAATGTTAATATATTCATTTTTCTATCACTCCTTCTGATCGAATATTTGTTTCATTTCAATACCCCATATTAGTTTCTTTTGTAATCTTTGCTGCTACAGAATCTAACATCTCATATTTTTCAATAATATTAGACACTTCTTCTTTTGTTAGGAGTCTCCATTCATCAGTTCCATTCTTTTTAAACTCTAGTGTATGAGAGCCACGATCTACCCATACAGGAATTCCAAATGTTACTCCAACGTATTTATCCATTAAAGCTAAACATTTATCAACTAATTTCCTATATTCTTTAGCTTCTTCTTTTCGGTTTTCCAATTTATTCATTTTGAGACAACTCCTTTTTCGTTTTGTGTCATAATTATATCACACCTCTCTATTCTTCTGAAATAATTTCCACCGCTGCTTCGTAAAATCTGTTGTACAAAGTTGCATTAGTTTGAATAAGCTGAGATTTAGACAACCCATGAGCATATTCATCCCAGTTAACTCCATTCTCTGTCATCTTAGTGTAGATTTTCCGATAAACAGACGTTCCACCTTTAGACTTATTTCCAATATGATTAGCATAATTGGTAATCTTGATCTTCATTTCTTCCCAATCAGGCTGTGCATTTTCTTTTCTGAACTGTCGCAGAAGTTTTTCCAATGAATTAACTAGCAGATCAGGGTATTTATCATAGCAAAGGTCAATTGTTGGAACATTACCTCTTTCTCCAATATTATACTTCTCTTTGTATTCTTTTCGATCCTGTTCCCACACAATTCCATATGTGTTAGTGAGATACCTGTATACTTCTTTTAGAATATCTCTCGTAGTAGTTCCTAATTCATCAGATTCTTTTAGAATATCATTAATGATAGAATATACGTTGGATTTCCATTCGTTAAGTTTGTATTCTGCAATAACACTTTCAGTATCTACTACTGGAATATCTTTCGTAGGTTTACCGATCTGCTTATATAGTTCTTTTCGTTCGGTTTTCATCTCTTTTACAATGTCCGCCAACTGATTGAAACCTTTGATAGTAACATTGTATAGGCGTTCATTGTTTCTTTCCATCTGCCTCATAAGTTCTGTCTGTTCTGTAAGAAATTGCTCCACTGTTGTTACGGGAGTTCCTGTTCTTAAATTTCCATGACGATAAGCTCCAATCACATCCCATACCCAATCCATAAAGGCATCAGCCTTGGGTTGTCTACTTCTTCTACAAATTTCATAAATGCCACGTTCATTATAGATATAACTAGAATAAGATTTTCCATCAGTTGTTTCCAATTTGGTAACAACTGAATCTCTATCTAGTCTTTCTTTATTAGCATCGTGAATTTTTGCAATGGCGACTCTAGGATCTTTATATTCTAATGCAAGCCCAATCTGTTGTCTGCTCATCCACAACTGATCCTCAGCACTATAAAAATCACACGCTATATCGTTAAAATTTTCCGTTTTTACTAACTGTAGGTTCATTCTTCATCTTCCTTTCTAAACTGTCTTATTTTTCTCTACACTCATTATTTTTGTATAACTGTATTCCGTAAACCAATAGGAATAAAATCAACATTTAATTCCAACTATTAGTGTGCCAATCCTAATAGAAACCTATTCTATTCCTATTAGTTCTCTATATAATCAACACCTTACCTATTAACAATTCTATGCTTAGTTAATCATTAATTTGTGTATAATAAATTTGACAAAGAACCGACCTGCCAAATCGGTTCCTGCCAAATATTTCCGTAAAATAAAAAGAACCTTCCGTTCGGTTCTTTGCCAAAATTATTATATGGAATTATTTAATAAATGCCGTTCCTATTTTTATAATAAACCAAGTCCATAAAATAATAGTAGTTGGTTTATCAATAACTCCTATTGTATCATCTAGTAAGTCAGTATATTTCTTTAAGTTTGTATTGTAATATTCATCAATTAATTTCAGAGCTGCATTAACAATAAAAACAATAGTCTCTAATGTAATCATTACTCCTACAAATACATCTGAATACCGAATAATCTGTTCTAATTCCATACTTCATCATCCTCATCTTCATTATCATATAAATTTTCCACAGGTGCCGTCTGTTGGAACATATCTGTTGGAGATAGGTTTCTAGCCTCGCACATTGCACAAAAGACTTTCAATACCTTATCCCATTCATGTTCTTGAATCCACTGAAGAAATGGTTTCTTTCCACGTTTCTTAACATCAATCTGATATTTATACTGTAAGTTCTTATAAAGCTCATTCCACATAACAGAGAATTGCGTTCCTGTTACCGCAGCCAACTTCCTAATCCCAGCGTTCATCTTATTGCGATCATCCCATGTTAAAATTTCCGCTGCTAATAACTTGTTATCATTCTGCAACTTCTGATTCTCTTCTTTAAGTTCTTTATTTTGTGTTCGCAGATCGGTTACCATAGCAAGCTTGACATCCTCAGAAAATGACGGGAAGTAGTGTTCAATGAACTGTGACTCTTTCCCAAAGTCAACTGCACCGCCTGTCTTACGGATGTTTTTAAGATATTCTTTAATCTGTTTCTTCATCTGCTTTGCAATCGGCTTACGTGATTGCATACATACTTCATAGAGTCCATCTTCTGTCAGAAACCAAAATGGATTAATAGTCTTTCCCGTAGAATCAATCTGACCTAAATTTGACCCGCCAACATTATTGGCGGTTAAGATTTTGGTCTTATATTTTTCCTCTGAATCAATCGCCTGTAACATCATATCTGTTTTATAACTGCCATCAGGACGTTTGCTGTAATCAATCCATTCTGCAACATCTCTTGCTAAGAATAACGGATCTTCAATGCTTCTGTATAAGTCAATTCGTCTGCCTAAAATTTCCGTTGTATCAACAAGTTTAACGCCTGCCTCTACCTGTTCTTGTTCTCTCTGCTCTTCTATCGTGATATAATCGTTAATAAAAACATAATGTCTTACGTTCTCAGCAAGGCTTGAAGTTTCCATCAGTAAAGACAATCTGATCAAACATTTAAGAGTAAACACCTTAGCACCCTTGTAACCGAATGAGATATTTAATCCGTTCGGATACGTTACCATGATTCTTCCCTTCTGTTTTTCTGCTGTTGCGTCCTGACCATCAATGATCTCCTGCACTGTCTTAACTTCCATTCCATCTGCTAAAAACTCTTTACGATACTTCGTACACAACCTCTTGACTTCATCAACATCTCCATCAAAGAATCGTGCCACCTGTTCCGTAGTAATATAATCTCGTCCAGGAAGCCACGGGATCGGCTTGATTGTAACCTGTTTTAAAAGTTCTGTGTTCTGCACCAACTCATCCCTCTTTTCTTTGTCCAAAATTGGATCGCAAGGGATTTCCATTTCGTTTAGATTCATAATCAATTCCACCTTTCTTATGTAAAAATTTGTATTAAAAAAGACACTCTGGAATTTTCCATAAGTGTCCTAGTTACCTATATTAATTTGTATTCACTCTAATTCTAGTTCATCAATTTCTGGTGTGTCAGAATGATTCATATCAAATGATATTTTCCATTCTATCTTCCGTTCCAAAGATCGGAAAAGAACTTATAAATTCCATACAGAATAGCAACAAATGCTATAACCATTAAAATTCCATAGCCACCACCTAAGATAGCTCCTAACATATATTCTAAACTATCCTCTGGAACAATAAATATAATTATTAATAATAAAACCAATGGCATAATTTTACTCTCCTTTGCTAAAAAATAGGCACTATTAAAAGTGCCTATTGACAATAAATTAATCGTTTTTATATATATTATTTATTATAATTTGGTCTATCAGTAACATTCAATACTTGAATAAGTGCATCTTGTAACACTTTAGAAACATTAATTCCAGAATGTTCTGCTTCATAATTTAACCAACTAGGTAATGCAACATTTCTTCTTACAGATTTTGTATCAATTTTTCTTCGATATTCTGTTGAATCAATATCAACCAATGAAATAATAGTTTCTCCTTCATCAAAAAATGTGCTTTTCGCAATATCGATATCTGTAATATTTGTTGGTTTAGGAATTTCCACCTCTCTATCTTCCATAGAAACACAAGTTAATTCCATTGCGTCTCGTGCCATTTTAATAGCATCTGACATATCTTTTCCTTCCGTTAATACATTTAAATCTGGTGCCTCAATTAAATATTTTCCGTCGTCGGTTTTTGTAAATAATACAGGATATACTGCTTTCATATTTTCACCTCTATTCTTATATATGATTGCAAATAAGATTTTCCAAGGATAGGCTGTTTTATAACAGCCCATTCCTTCTTAGAATACCTCTAGCAAGTCTTTCATCAACTTCCTTGTGCCGTGGAACTGATTCTGATATATCTCCTTTGGTGTAGATATCATGGTTACTACCATGCCTATCGAAGATAAATCCGCCTGCTTTAAGCTTCTTGATTAAATCTTTCTGCTTCATTGTATTGTCTCCTTTGCTTACTTATATTATACACAATATCTACACAATGTCAATAATGTTTTACACACTTTTTACACAATATTATTTTAATAAAATTGACATTTAATTAGTTAATAGATCCATCTGCATTGACAAGTTTGTTTTCCATTTCTGCGTTGTTGTCTGCAATATTCTGTAATACATGGAACAGAGGATCATCTATTATAGATAAATTTCCAATGCTTTTAGTCAGCATTTCCATATCCTCTCTGTAGTCATCAACAGAGCTATCATAATCCATATCTAAAGACATATTAAATAAAATTTGCAATTCTCTCTTCTTCTGATCCGTTAATAAGACTTATAACATTATCAATGTCATAACATTCTGTAATATAAGGATAACACTTTGTTTTCCATACAAAAGATGTTTCATATGGTGTTACATGACTGTGCGAATCTACAATATCGCATATATAACCTTCTTTTTCCAATACACCTGCCCAAACTGGAATATCAGTATTGTTTGTATATGCTTTACAGCTTTCTACTTCTAACGCTTTCAATCTTTCCGCAGGTGCGTTTGTTCTAAAAATAACTAACTCTCCATCCATTCCAGGACTATCAGATAAAGTAATTAATCTTGTTTTATTTTCCATTGTTCGTCACTCCTATTCATGTAATAAAACTTTTCTTTTATGCTACTGCTTCAATCAATCGAATCATTGATTCTTTATAAATAGATGTTCCATCCATATCCAATCGTTCAATACATTCAACTACTGACATAGGTTTATTCTTTGGCAACTGCCATGCATACATACCAACCCAATCTTGTAATAAATTTAACAGTGAATAATTTCCAAACGGACATCCTTTTGGCTTGAATTCAGTTAAGATTTCTTCTACTCTACTTGTTAATGTTGCACGTACTGTTCCGCCTGATGTAACTACAATATAATTTTCTTTCATAATTTCCACTCCTATCTGTAATAAAACTTTCTATAAGGCTTTCAATTCTTCTTTTGTATACTTACTCCATTTTCCAGTCTGAACACCATTCATTCTTTCTTCAAAAGTTCTTTTTCTCATGCCATACTGTTCCGTTGCAACTCTATAAAAGTCATAGACAAGATCTTTTTTGGTATCAATAATCATAAAATCATGTGGATTATTCGTATTATCAAGAATGTATTGCATAAAATCTCTGAATGTGACAAGATCATTTGTCGTACACCAACATATTGCTTTATCATTTTCCTTTGTTGCAAATTTTACTGTCTGCATATTCATTCCTCCTAATCTTTAAAACATTAATCCACCTAAGTCTGCTTTTGCCTTATGATCTTTTGCTAACCAAAAATTTCCGTCAAGCTGCACAAGGTCATATTTCCGTTTCATTCTTTCCAGCTCTTTATCAGTTTTACAAATATATGGATTAGATCCATCTTCAAATTTAATATGATTCCATACCATAATTTCCACCTCTATTCTTCTATATCAAACCATTCAGGTTTTCCATCAATATAGCAACCACAATCCTCTGCCTCAAATTCTACTTCCTCAGGATTGAAGTCAATATTATCCATCACATAAGTTTTAATTTGTTCTTTTCTAAGATCAACATTGTATTTTTCAGCTACAGCATCTAAAAAATCATCAATCTGATATGCGTCAGAACCATCCATGATACCGCTAATCGGGAACTCCTCTGCATAATATTTTCCATGAACCTCTACAATGTCACGCCATGTAAATTGATGTTCTTTGAATTCATTGATAATATCACTTGCAATCATTCCGACGATTGGTTGTTCTCCATATTTCTGTCGTTCTAACTCACAATCAACTAATTCCAAAACATCAATATCTAATCCGTTTTCTGTTTCTACAATTGCACTATAATAATCTCTATATTTGTTCATAATTTCCACCTCATATCTTTCCATTAAAAAAGGAAGATACATTTCTGCATCTTCCTAGATTACTTTGTTCTTGTATTAAATTTTCCGTTATTATTTCTTTCCGATAAGCTGAATAATACAACCAAAATCTCCAGCACGATATACTCTAATTTTGTCTGCACTATAATCTGCTGTCAATCCTTCATCATCATAAATTTTAAGCCATGCCTTAAAACCTGATGACGTTTCAAACTCCATCTCTAAGGTATAGTGATCTCCGATCTTTGCGTTCTCATCCACAACATAAGCATTATATCTTCCATCAGAGCCAAAATTTAAGATGTTTGCCTTCAATCCATCTTTTGTTGTGCCTACAAAAATTAAAGCTGCAATATCACTATCTCCGATAAATTCTCTATCGTATTCTTTATATGATTTCATAATTTCCACCTTCCTATTCTTCATAATTTTCTAAATCCCAACGTTCTTTTAAAAGCTGAATTACAAACTCAGGATATTCCATAAAGTAATAATATTCATAAGATTCTTCTATCTGATCTAGTTCTTCTCTAGTAAGATCTTCACAATATTCTTCATCATATCCGTTTTCGTCTGCCCACGTTTCAAAATCCATTGCCGACTTCTGAAAATCTTTAACCTTATCACTAATCCGTTTCAAGTCATTCTCTTCAATCGTGATTAAAGGTTTTCCATAATCATCGTAAAGATCTTCCCATAAGTCGTTGTTCCATTGTGACTTTGGCTCGTGTTGGATATAAATGTTTGTTAATCCATTTACATTCCAGCCCGTTGTAGCAACTAATTTTCCAGTTTCTTTCTCTACACCATAAAACATTCCAGGTTTTACACAAAATCCTCCGTATGAGGCGTGTCTAAAATGTTCAGGCAAGATCAATTCTTTAAACTCGTACACAATTTCCTTCTTTCTGCCTATTCAGGACTTTAAAATATTAACAGTTCTCTTATATTATACACGATAATTTCCATCGTGAAAAGTGGCGAGGGGCGGAATTGAACCGCCTGATAAAAGCACTCTTTTATCTACCATACGCCACCGTTTTTCCGTTCCAATACGTCACTACCATCAACCAGTAGTACAGTCATTCCGTTCATTTAAAGTAACTATTAGCTTCAATAGTCGAGTCTTTCCGTTAGGGTGTATACTCATATCATCATGAGTAGTAAAAGCCTTTAATTGGCTATGTAACTAAATAATTCTGACGGATCTTCTTTTAAAATTTCCGTCATGCTGTTAATTGCTTCTTCTTGTGTTCTATACTTCCGAAAAATTCCGAACGTGTTCTTGAATAATAAGAAGTATTTGTAACCATGTAAGCTATCATCAATTCCAGCGTTCGGAGGATTTTCCGTGTAGTACAGTGTGTTGTACTTTCGTTCAATGTGACACGCTAATGCTTCCATAGTCGTTCTGCGACTCATTCTTTCCACCTACTTTCTATGCCATTGCAAGCTGTCTACTTCCGATAGCATTTTTTCCACTACGTTTACCTTCTTCCCATGATTCTTTTGCGTAGTAACTTCTTGTGTTTAGTCTGTTTTTTGTAGTTTTACAATCTTTTGTTCTTTCCTTAAAGGCTTCTTCTACTTCTTTTGGTGTCACGATCATCAATGCTGTACATTGTTTTTCCAAAATTTCTGCAATACCATCTAAAAATCCAATAAGAAAACAGTTCTTAATGCCTTTCCCGTAAAAACTGATTCCAATTTCTTTACATTCCTTTTTCTTCTTATTGTAAAATTTAGTTGCTAATTTATTACCCATATTAAAAAGATACTTGAAAGTTTCTGTTGCAATTTCTGCATCTGTTTTGTATCCATAAAATACAACAGTGGATTTTCCATAATAAAAATGTTGGCATCTAAAGTTTCTTGCAATGATCGTAGATAATCTATATTTCCATTTGTTCCCAGTTCCTACATTAGTACATTCTTCTGAAATATTTTCAGAATCTTCAATACCGCTGACTTCTTCCATAGAAATATGGTACTCTGCCATCAATTTCTGTGCCTTTAAGGCTGCCGCCTGGGCTTCTTTTTCCGATGGATTGTTCTTTGATAGTTCCAGTACCTTCTTAATTTTATTGATAATCTTTTCTGCGTTTTCCATGATTCTCTATTCCTTTCTATCTATAATAAACATCTACATTGTTCTTATCATCGTGTGACCAACTAGATCCAACATATTTTCCACTGTTACCGCAACCTTCAAGATCGTACTCACAGCATAAGTCGTTATACTCATCAGGCGTGTTACAGAAAATTTCCGTTCTACCGTCAGGATATTCATTTCTTACTATCATAATTTCCACCTACTTTCTTATAATCTTTCCATCAGTTCTACAGCAAGGATATATGCTACATACTTCCATACGTTCACATATCCGTTTAGATCTTCCAGCTTGCATTGTAATACCGTATAAATCATTCCTTCGCAGAAGCCTTTGCTTTTAAGTTCTGCGATAAGATCTTTCTTTGCGATCGGTGGCAAGGCTGAGACTCTGATTTTTCCAATGTCAAAAGTGTTACGTTCTTCCTTTTCCACTGTCTGAATCACTACCATGTTTGTTCTTGTCATCTTTAAAATTTCCATTCTATTGTTCCTCCTGGTTTATAATGCTTTTAATTTTACAACACCTTTATACATACTTAATCGGTTCATAACATAATAATCTTGCATACTGTCGTATTCATATACATGATAGATTTCATTTTCGTTTTTCAGTCTGAACCTAACGTCATTCATGATTTTACAGATCTTATCTGCACTTGCATTCGGTACAAAAAATGCAAGTTCTTTAGAGTGCATATATTCATATCCTTTGATTGTTTGTGCTATAAGTTTCATTTCTTCCAACCTTCTTTCTATCTGATTTTTCCATTATCTGCCACGGCTTCTACATCATCACAATAGGCGTTACAAGGATTCCATACACAATAACTTGTCACGTGCTTTCCTTTTCTTACACGTTTGTTATACGCAAGGTAGTAACCTTTTCCATACGTTCCATGTTTACCTCCGGCAGAAACACTTTTAATAATTTCCACATAAATCGTATGCTTTACAGCACGTTCACGGATCATTTTATCGGTTAATTTGCCAGTGCTGATATACTTTACTCTATAGGCATTTAGATCGTATTCATGTCGTATATAATCGTTTACAAGCTGAATATTTCTGTTCTTTGCCGTGATCTTTACAATAGAATCATCGAGCTTGTTTCTAGTGCCGTGTGTGTTAAATTTTATAGTTGCGAGTGTAGTCCCTGGATAGGCATACGATTCCTTGCGAACTTTCCAACAATAACCATCTGCCGTATCTATTGTGCCGTCACTGTTATAAATACCGTTTATCGTTCTGTACGTGCTTCTTTTTGTCTTTGCGTGTACAGTATTTCCAAAGATTAAAAAAGCCGTAAATATGAGTACTACGGCTAATAGGATCTTGATTGTTTTGTTCTGTTTTGTTCTCATTGTGTGTTTACATTCTTTCTTATTCTGTATCTGTATCATCATCAAAAAATCCAACGCAAGCAAGCATATAGACAGCGGTAATCATTACCAACAACGCTTCTAATATAAAGGCTTGCGGGATCTTTATAAACGCAATAATAGCCATTGCAATTCCTACAATCGCAACGGCTATATCTATCGTTTGTGGTTTATGTAATTGTGTTTTTTCCATTGTTCTTTCCTCCTCCTACTCGTCAACTCTTTCTATCATAAAATTACCACCGTGATATAAGTTCAGTCCGTGATTTCCACCAGTGATATACATATCATCAGTGATCCCATCACGTTCTATATCTTCATCTGAAACAAATACGCCCATATTTCCATTAGATTCTAGTTGATCGATCGCAAGATCTAAGATTGCACCATAATCCGTTGTAGGTTCGTCAACTGTTACAAGTTCGCTGAAATAACCAAAAATCACTTTATATTTTGTCATAATATCCTTCCTTCTGCCCTTTACGGGACTTTATTTCTTTATAAGTTCAATAAAATAGACAAGTCGTGTTTTGACTTGTCTATAATATTCAATCTATAAATACGCCACAAACTCTGAAAAATCAACCGTATCATATAAGTTCTTGATTTTCTCATGATATACATTGTCAAGTTCTTCTTGAGTATCTACCCACGGCATACCATTAAAAACCTTCTCAGCTTCTTGCAAGATATACTGTTTTGCTAATGGTTGTAAATCACAAACAACCGTTTCTGCTTCTTTATGTGGGCAAAACGGTTCAATAAGATCCATTCTTATATTGTCTTTAATATAATCATCTAAACTTGAACCGTTCTTTTTATCATCCGATTTATTAAAAAATTCTAACAGTTGCCCAACCGTTAGAATTTTAATCTCATTATCATCATATTCATCAGCATATAAATATTGTTCCATTTTAAAACACTCCTTTTATTTAATATCGTTTAGTGTATATGGTTTATCGTTAATATAATCTTGTGATTCTAACCCTTCTTTACAATTATGGTAATAATTTAACAACATTACTATTTCATGATCGGGTATACACATTTCATTATCGTCATTACCAAACCCTTTAACAAAAATCCCGTTTGGCGTTTCTTTGATTGTAAATAAACTATCGTTGTTTGTATGTATTATTTTCATGATTAATAACCTCCTAAATAATAATATTACTTTCTTTTTTAAGTAGCTTTCTAAACTCCCTAAAGCAAAGATAATCCATTAAGTTTGCCGTTTCTTCCACGTCAACAACTTCTCTTCCAGTCCAGTCTTTCATGATAATACTTGATACTCTTTCATCATCTTTGTATAGACAATAAATATCAGCACCAAAACCACGCAACCCCATGTGGAAATGTTTCCACTTTTCAAAGTTGGTGTATTTATCATAAATACCGCCGTTGATTTCATCTGTTATGATATTCCAGTAAGTAAGAAAAGGACTGTTTTCACAGTCCTTTTTATCATACTCGTGTGCTTCTAACCAATCTTTGATTGATTCCGTTAAATAGATTCTGATTTTTTTGTTGATTTCTTTGTTATATGTAATACTCATAATATACCTTCTTTCTAAATCTAATTATAGAAAATAGCATGAACTAATTCTTGTATGCCTCCATTTGTTGTATCTTTTGCACCAATTAATGGATACCATGACACATAAAAAAGATCTAGTCCATAGATTTCTTTGAAAGTTTTTTGTAATCGTTTAAACCATTTACTTTCTCGTTCTTCACTCTTATGAGTGCTTACTCGATTATAAGTATTTTCATTGTTTGTAAGCATTAAATTCCTATTAGCTAATCCACACAAACGATAATAAGAATTCATTATTTTACGTGCTTCTTTATAATCCGCTGGTGTTGGGTTGCTAGTTTTATAACTAATTAATATATCTAGTTCTTTTTCTCTTCTTTCTGCGATTGTTAGTTTTTTCATAATAATATACCTTCTTTCTTAAGTTACCCTACATAAAAGCGGGATTTTAAATAGTTACAATAAAAAAGACACAATCTTTTTTAGATCGTGCCTTTGTGGTTTACGCTATATTCCTTCACTAAAAAACCAATCAAGAAACTCACTTGTATATGGTTTTTTAGTTAAATGAATATCCTTTTCATTCTTTCGAATAAAAGCCCAACATTCAATTTTTGTTTCAAAACTAGTCGAATGTTCCACATTTGTTTTTTTATCGACATAATCAATATAGTATTTCATTCTTTTCATAGTTGTTTACCTCCTATCACTACGACCAGCTTTTCAAGGCTGGATTTTTTATAAGTTCATGAATGGATACAAATAACAGTGTCATGGACAGTGGCTTGTCTTTCGAGTGCATACCATGCAAGGCGTTAATTTGTACCCCATCATCGACCTATAAAAGAATTATGATATCTTAACCAGCTTTATGACTGGTTGATTCATTGTTAATCTTTTGGTTTTGATGTTTTATTCAAAAAAGATTTAATCAGCACATACAAGGTGTATAAAGTCTTGTTATTATGTGCTTAGTCATTCCGTACAATGTTAAGTCTATGTTGCTTCTGATAAGTGTCTACTTTTTCAACGTGGCGTGATTTTCTCAAACGAACTATGAATGCCGTTAATACTTTGGCTTAGATCCAACTAATTAATCATAGGGTTCACACGTATTTCGCTTCACCCTTTAGGGTATTGCAACCAACCCTGGTCACTTCTTGTGTAACCAACCTTTGGAATTGTGTATAGCCGTTTGGGAAATGTGCCAAAAGAAACTTGACACCAAAGAATGATTTTTGATATACTTTAGTTGCGAAGTAAAGGTATATCAATATCTTATGAAGGTTGTTGCAATCATCACGACTGTAGCAATCTTCTTTTTTCTTTACTTAAGTAACTCATATCTTAATGAGTGATGTATTAAATTGTATAGATTTTTTTCATTTTTATCAGCTCCTTTAAAAGTCTGATTATAAGTTACTTGTTAATTGATTAGCGGTTAAGTCAAGGTTTCAAGTATCGGTTGTTATCCTTGCCCTTAGTGGCTTATCTCTTAACTTGTTTTAAGTATATCATATTTGATATACCTTGTCAAGAGTTTTTAAACTCTTTTTTGTTTTTAAATCAAAGGCTTTTGTTTTAATGCCTTATCTTTAAGACACTTATACTATATCATATTTGATATATGTTGTCAATACGTTTTTTGTGTTATAATACAAATATATTACAAAAAAGAAAAATTACCTTATTATATAGAAAGAAAAGGAATTATATAAATATGATTGTTAAAAATCAAAGTGATATTATCACATTGTTAAAAATGCAAATGAAAAATAATAATATAAGTAACAGTGAACTTGCAAGACGTGTTGGAGTATCTCAACCAAACATTGCAAGAACACTAAATAATAATAATCACAGTATTAAATTAGATACTCTTTTTAAATATCTTGACGCTTGTAATTTATCCTTAGATATTAACATAGTATCAAATAATACCAGTGCAGATAGCAAAGACAATTAAACTATCTTATATCACTTGTACTTTGCCTATGCACTCTATAACGTATTTACAGCCGTTTAAACGTGTTATAACGTGAGTATGCAAGTATAACGTGTATTATATAGAAAGAACTCATACAGTACGTCATTATTGATATAGTGTATTAGTATATGTATTATAGTATTGTGTGTATTGCTTGCGTATGCCGTAGGTGTACTCTTATATAATGTTATGTATATGTAGTATACCTATATGTTATGTCATAGGTGTATGTCGTGTTTAGTTGTATGTTATACTATTATATGCACTTGTATAGTTATAGTAGTTTGGATCTAGTTTAATGTGGTAGTATGAGATATACTATCATGTTATGTTTATATATGATAGCTTGATCTTGTATGATTGCTATATATTAATTTGTTTAGTTTATATTTTAATTTGTGTATTTGTTGCAAGTGCTGGAAGTCTGCCAAACATCGAACACTTGTTTGGTTAGTAGTGTAGCATGGTTTGGTTGTGCTGTCAAGTGGTATAGGCAAAAGTTATGGGTGGATGGTTTGGTATAGAGTGAAGTTATAGGTGGGTTGTGGTGGTTTGTATTGAGTGATAAAGAAAATATCGTTTTGCTGGTGTGGTGTGGCGTGAAGTTTTATTTTGTATTGATGGCGTGGATAGACTATCCAACACATTATGTAAAAGTGTTGGATAATAGACAAGTGTATGATAAACAACACTTGTTGGTGAACGGTCGTTTACTAGAAGTGCGATATCGGACTATAACGACACGTACAATATATTGTACAGTTTGTGCATTATGCCGAACAACTATAGTTGCGGTATCCAGCAACATATCACGTAGTATCCTATACTATGTGGAAATAGTTGGAAATTATCTGCACTCCTGATCCTGATCTACCTACAAATTATTTACAATCATTTACAAAATCTATTTGATAAAAATATAGTATTTCAAATAGATTTTTACATTTTTAACCATGTAAAAATATGGTTGCAAAAGATCTCAAACCAGCATAACGGGGGTTGGTTTACATTTCAAAAATTGGAAATAACTGTCATTTTAGACATACGTGTTCAATCACCGTGTCAACAAAAATTTTTCGACCCACTGTCACAAAATCCCCACTTTCCTAAGCAATTTCCTACACTTTCCTAGATAAACACTTTCTGCTAATCGAAAACATGTCTTCGGAGGCGTCGTCGAGCGAATTGTTTATTTTACTACTCTTTTTTCAACGCTCTCAGAACCCCTTCTTTCAAAAATCGCACTTTTTCAAAAAATCAGCCCCAGTTTCCCCTTTATTTTCCCCAATTCTCTCGACGACACGTTTTTGTTTTGCGCCATTTCATGCAAGTTTTACCATCAAAAGCCTAAGCAATTCCTTATATTTTTCACGCCCAAATTTCACAACTTTCGCACAATTTCCCGAAACACGATTTTTAACATTTCTCGAAACACGATTTTGACCATCAGCACCCTCACAAATACAAGTAAATTCCTACACAAATTACCTCTCAACCTTTGCACAAAATTACTCCCAGAAAAATGCATAAATTCGATCAATCATGTCTAAAACTGATTTTATCTCCACAATCAATCGCACAAAATCATCGTCACTCTATCTTTATAATCACTACACCTTTAGCCATTTTGCCTACGAAATTGGTGACACCCTATATCGAAGGTTCTCAACAAAGACATGCACAAAAATATATAAATTACAAGAAACCACTTACAAACACTAAAGAAAACAACAATTACCTCTTCTCTCTTATCCCAAGTAAACAAGCAATTTATTGCGCAGTTTAGGAGAGACAGGATAAGCGTCAGCGTTCCTTCTCGACATTGCTACCGCAGGTAATATCACTTACACGCTTCCATTTCTTAGCAGATTATGTTATACTTCCATTGAGAGATTAGGCAACCCTCGACATCTATGCCAAAACAGACACAACAAAAGATATTAATGGGTTCAAGTTGACACCCCCAGATAATGTATCGGCAAATGCATTATCAGAATTTATACTCAGGGGAAATTTCTCTGGGCATATTTTTTACAATTAACAATCTCTCATTGCAACAAAGTATCTTATATGATATAATCGTGTATATGGCATTGAATAAGACATTCAATGTATTCCATGTATCAATAAAAACAATCCCTCGCAAGGCAAAACATTTTATAAGATGGAATCCCTTGAACTATCAACCAGATTTGTGACAGATAGTGAACACAAGCAATCTATCAATCAGATACTTAACCTTGCAAGCAGGGATTATTTTTATGCAAAAATTATCTTTCATACAGTCCTATAAAAAATCGCACTCTACAAATCATAAATCCATTTTACCTGTCTACCTTAACAACTCTCCATAACATACCACAAAATCCATATTTGACGGATATACTCTTCTAAACATTGAGAATCACATATAATCAACACCAACCATTATGCAGCAGATTCCCTAGTCAGACATTTGCCACAACCCATCTTAGATCCACGGTAAAAATATCTCTTCATTATACCATTAAAAAATGTACTCTGAGAGAGCAAATTTCAATTCTACTATCTTACCCTAACAAGTTATCGCCAGAACATATAAAATGGAAATTAGCATCCGATTTCTCGTCTAAACATTGCAAAAGTACCCTAAGTAATTTCATACATAACCTGGCTCTCGCACTAATATCACATAAGGGGTACACTTTACATTGAAAAGATCATTGTCGGCACCAGTATATATTGTACATGAAAAAGTACAAGGATATTTCCTATGAAAAAATGCACCTGAGAGATCATAAATCAATTTTACACCTCTCCCCTACCAACAATACCAATTTACCTATAGAATTGAAATTCACCACAAAAAGCTCTTCTAAATGTAAAGAATCCAGTATAAAGAAAATTACATTCTACTCAAATAAAAATACAACCAACTTCCCTCATTGCACCCGTTGACAAGGTGCAGAAAGTATGTTAAAATACCAATATGCTTAAAAAGAAAATGAAGAAAGAAAGGATATATACCGTGAAGAATACAAATGATTTTATACATAATTACAATGAAGAGACAAAACTCTCTTTCAATTTGCCATCAGGTATCACATCAGATATGATATTCCAGATAATCAATCATGGTAATCTGTGTAAAGATTCTTCCAGAGAATATATGTTGGCAAATACCAGAAAAGAAATTACAATGAAGATTCATGATTACTGGAAAGATCATTCTGAGATATTATATCCAAGATCTTCAAGATCATATATGTGGTTGTACTACAATGAGATAGCAAGAAAAAGATTACGGACATTGCAGGAAGAAAATATAAAACAATTATCATATATGATCTACATGATGAACAAAACAAAGAAAGGAGAAATGGAAAGATGATCAATACAATTATCAAGACAGATAACACAGACAAAAAGAAAAGACAGATGAAAGATCAAAAGAGAAAAGAGATGAGCGTCAGCGAACAAAGGCAATGGTGAAACCATTGGCTAGAATTTGTAATACCGATTTTTGTTTTTATGAATAGTGAACGTAGTGAACTATGAATAAAAATGAAAATCGGTATTACAAATGTTTAATATGCTTAAGAAGTATTATCTCCCCTAATAAGGTTTAATCTTCTTTAGCACCCCACTTTCCACACATTTTTGTGCGGAAATTTTACACCATTAACACACATTTTTGTGTGAAAATTTTTTCTTGTCCCACATATAGTGTGGGTTTACCAATTATTTACAGTCAAACTTTTACACATTTAGGAAAGGAGCGTAATATGACGATATCGCCACCAAAACAACGACCATTTTTTAAAAGGATTCCTTACGATATAATCTACGACCATGCAAGGTTTAATGATTATAGAGTCTTGTTCTTTCTACTACTTCAAAAACATACGTTGACTAATTCATGGGAAGAACAAACAATGATATATTTAAATTATAGCTCAGCATTTAAATTAATCGGAATAACACCAGATAGACATAAAAACGCAAACATTGATCAATTCCGTGAATTAATTAATCAATTGATTTTATTCGGAGACGTAACAACTTCTAACATAAGCACATCCAAAGATGCAATGTTGATTATTAGTCCAGATTCTCAAATGTTTTATCCAAAGGAACACTTTGCGATTTTATATGACTTTGAAATTGATTTTATTTTAAAATCATGGAATAGCCCTTCGTATTCTGGAATTAAGCCATGGAAACTATTACTTGTCCTGTCGTATTTAAGATTAAATATTAATACAAGATATGGTTCGGCTTATAATACGAAGAAAAATCGAGAAAGATATCCAGAAACATATCATCAATATTACACTAATATTAGCGATGACTTGGGTTTAAACCAAAGCACAATTGCAAAATGTGTGGATGATCTAGTAGAAATGGGAATTATTGCATGTAAACATACGTCTGGATTTAAAGGCTCTGCAAATTTATTAACTGGAAGAACTATTTTTGCAAATCAATATAAATACGATTTACAACAAAGAGGACGCTTAGATAGTATTTATGACTACAAAAAAGAAATTCAAGAATGTGAAGGACGTCTTACTTCTAAGAGAAAACAATTAAAAGCAGATAAAATTTACGAACATATTGAAGATGATATGGAACTTCCATTTGATTAATCACTTTGTTGGCAGCATTGTGAGTAATCAAGTAAACACAAATTAAAAATTAACTAAACAATAATATACATAACGAAAGGATCTAACAAATTTTCATGACAACACAATTAAATACAGAACTCAAAGACTTATTGTCTACTTCTGACCGTATCTCATTTGAGAACATGACGCAAGAACAGTTTGCAGTAAAACTAGCAGCACAGAGACTACGCACTACTCCTTCTTCAAAGAAAAGATTAAAAAGAAATGATGGTATTCGAGCAAGAGATAGTACAACAGATGCCGTGGTCTATAAGCCAACGCATGACCAGTATTATCGAATTTTCATCAACGATATCTTGAGTAACATTCGATCAGGTGGCACTGATTATTGTTTCAAATGGTATCAGGTGAAAGAATTGCTGCGGTTTCACAAGCACACGCTGATATGCAAAATGGTCAAAGAAAGCATGAGTGCCCGTGGCATTTATTTCAAGGTATCCCTTCCCAACGATTGGCGAAAGATTGAGAAGAACATTTTACCAGAACAGTAAGCAAGAATTACTGAAATACATAATAAACACAAATTAATAATTAAACTAAACAAATACATAAATAAGGAGACTTTTCAATGAAATCCAGAAAATTTAATAAAGAAAAATACGCAGAACAGAAGGCAATGAAGAAAAAGAATCGTCCACAGCGCAGTTATAAAAGCCTTGGGACAACCATTGAGATTCCGATCAATCACAGAAAGCATAAAATTTTAGCTACTGCCAGACATAATGATGAAAACGGCAAAGAGGATGAAACATTTACAGTGACACTTTCAATTGCCAAAGAGACAGGAGATTTCCCAATCTGGCATCAGTTTGAAGATGATTTACAAATCACGGCAAAGAGATATTCTCTTAGAACAGCTCTGATGGCTAAGGTAGTTGAGCTTGAAACCGCTGGTGATCTTGATATACATATTGAATCTGCTGATGCTATATATAAGCTTCTTGAATGTGCAGGTGATTACCTAAGCGGTAAGTCAAATACAGTGGAGGTGCAGTAGAATGATAGTTTTATCTACGATTCTGATTGGCGGTGCCGTACTGTTTTGCGCAGGAATGTGTCGTTCTGCTGCTACCAGAGAAATGATTACGGAAGATATTTATTGCCAGATCAAAGCAGAAAGTTTACATAAAAACGCTTTCAGGAAACCAAGAACTGAAATGGAACAGATGACAGACATGATTTTTAAAGAAAGCGAGGATGATGAGTAGAATGGCATTAGATAAACAAATTCATGTACATTCTGTGGATACAGGGCATTTTTACACAGAAAAAGAAAAGGCTTTACATAAGCAAAATATGTACATTCGACAGGAACGTGCAGCAATACATAATCAATTAAAGGATTTAGAAAAACAAGCAAAAAAGCAAGGATTTTCTGATCAGCAGATTAAAAATATCGAAGCAATTCATATGCGCAGACAAGATATTATTGACACCATATATGATAAAAACTTTAAAGAGCTAAGACAGTCTGATGATATACTTGATCAGATCCAATATTGGTCAACGCTTAAAAGTTATAAAACTTTCCCTGCGAAAGATGTCAAAGAAAAACTACTGTTAAGGCTCAAGCGGGCGGTTGATACAAATGTAAATCTTGCAAAGCATGAGCATGAAGATCGAGTAAAAATTCGATGTTTTTATGAAAAAGATTTGAATGATACAAATACTGTATCTCTGTTTGAGTCATTCTTAAGCAGGACAATTCAAGCAGAAACCGATATGTTATGCGAAGATTTAGTTATTGTCCAAGTATATTACTTCGATATTTTCAAAGATCTTTGTTTCCATGGTATGAACTACTGCGATAAAGATGGCGTAATTACAAAATATAGATACTTCACCTCTTCTGCTGGTCAGATTCGTACAAAAAAAGCTGTATTCATCAAGGAAGAAACATGGCAGAAATATGAGAAAACATTAATGTGTGGACTTACAATCGACAAAATTAATGATGAAAAACATCAAGGGAACAATGTTAACAAACACTTAGCCTACCTTGCATTGACTAATTCAGCGACTGATTTATGGGCAGATTTTGACATTGACAAATCAATCGTTGTAGATGATATGGAGACTATGGTTTCAGGACTTTTTGATTCTATTGATGATAAGACGTATGAAATTAAGAGGGTTTCTTCTTCTGTTCCAATTCCTCACATGGACGGATGCGGAATCGCAGACCCAAGTGTATTAAATGCAAATGCAATGGTGCGTATCCCTTGGATCAAAGGACTTCTTGGGAAATTTGCATTTATTGAGCTGATCAAAGAAAAAGGTTGGTCGCCAATTATTACAGATATTTACGGCAAAAAACATAATGTTATTGAAGAAGATATTAAAATCATTTTCACAAAAAGTCAGTTTAAGATGTGGAAATATTATGATTCATGGGAAGAATATAAACAATATTATCACGAATTTGGATGTACCGCAGGTTTGTGTAATGTTGAGGAAGAATACATAAAAAATGCTTCTATAAATTATCAGATGTTGCAGACGCTCACTGATATTACAGATACAGAAATTGAAACATTGAGTAAAAGATCAGTTAAAAAAATCTCTACACTTTGTGATTCTGTACAACATATGCAGAGAACTTTGGGAATCAATCCATATAATACTCACATGACACCTTTTCAGGAAGCTGTAAAAATCTATCCAAATTTATTAAATGATACATATGCGAAAGACACTATCAGAGAAATTAAGAATAGTATGCTGAAGAAATATCGCAGTGGAAAACTAGATGTTTATGGAAAATATACTTTCTTAATTCCAGATTTATATGCAGTTTGTGAATACTACTTTGGACATATTGAAAATCCTAAAGGATTGCTTGATGATCATGAAGTGTACTGCAAGATGTTTCCTAAAAATGATAAGCTTGATTGTCTGAGAAGTCCTCATTTATATAAGGAACATGCAGTAAGATTTAACATTGCTTACGATGCATACGGAGAAAGAAAAGCCGAAATTTCAAAATGGTTTACTACAAATGCGTTGTATACGAGCGTGCGTGATTTAATCTCACGAATTTTACAATTTGACAATGATGGAGATAAAGCATTGGTTGTCGCAGATAAAAATTTCGTTGATATTGCAGAAAGAAATATGAATAATGTTGTACCTTTGTATTATGAAATGAAAAAAGCAAAATCTGTTTTGATTACTCCAGAAAATATTTATAATGGATTGATTCATGCGTTTACTGGAGGTAATATCGGACCTTATAGCAATAACATTACAAAGATTTGGAACAGTGATATTTTTGTTAATGGGTCTGAGGAAGATAAACAAGAAGCCATCGACACCGTAAAACTTTTGTGCATGGAAAATAATTTCGTCATTGATTATGCAAAAACTTTATACAAGCCTGTTCGTCCTGAAAAGGTTGCTAAACAAATTGCAAAATTTACACAGAAGAAACTTCCTCACTTTTTTGTGTATGCAAAAGACAAGATGGAATCTCAGGTAGAAGAACGAAATCAGAGTTTTGTTAATAAGTTGTATGACATTGTACCGAATGTGCAGATTAATACACGGAAGCTTAAGATTGATGAAATTGAATACGATAAAATGATGTTTGATGTTAATACAAAAGTTGATAAAAGTGTTGTAGAAATTTATGATCGTCTAAATAAACAGTACAGATACAAATTCAATATTGTAGATGAACGTGTAGCAAACGATTCATTTGTAAAGCAGACGGTTTTAAAAGAATTTGAAAAGACTGGATATTCTGAAATTGAAATCACGGACATGCTTGTTAAGTATCTGTATTCTAAAAACAAACGATATAAACAATTATTATGGTTTGTTTATGGAGAGTACATTGTTGAGAATCTGAAGCATCATATCGTAATCAAACCAATGAAAAAAGTACAATGTGTCGATTGCGGAGAATTGTTTGAGGTGTACGTGCGTAATGCTAAAAAGGTTCGATGTGATTCTTGCCAGAAAGTTTTTAGAAAAAAATTTCAGAAAGAATTAATGAAGAAAAGACGTCAAAATACAGAATGTTAGCTTTTGATATTGGGTTAAAATGTTCCGAAAAAATCGGTACAAAAATTTTGAAAAAAATGAAATGTACCGATTTTTTCGGAACATGAAATGTGTGTATATGGAGAAGCATTATAATATGCTTGTAAAAAGGAGTTAGGAATGACAATAAACAAATTAGATTTGTATAAAGAAATTGCAAAAAACAAAAATATTCGTATTGATATTGTCAAAAAAGTGTTTGGTGAAGCAGAAAATATTATTTTTCAAAATTTATCAGATGCACAAAATCAACCTTGCAAAATCACTATTATGAATGGATTAAATATACAATCTTCAATCAGAGATAAATGTCAGCGCACTATGCCAAATGGTGAAATTGTTAGTGAAGGCAAGATTATTAAAATTACATCTCATATCTCCAAAAGATATAAAGATAAGATTAATCAGAACAGATAAACTCTCAAAATACCAATTTGTACTTTGTACAAATGCTCACGCTGTTTGCAGCTAAAGAAATTTCACACCGTGAGTTCCGAGGTCTATGTCATCAAAAACAAAAAATCAGAGATGGTATCCGAGACTTGCAACTGTTCTATTAATATATAGTAGACCTCCAGAGGAAACTGAAAAGCAACCAAAGGAGAAAAACATGAAAAAGAAAATTTCAATTATCACATTAGTTATGGTAATGTTACTTGCAGCTGGAGGATTCACTACTTCTACTGCTGTTTCTGCGAAAAATAAAAAAGTCAAATGTTTGGGAACATACAAGATTACTGCATATTGCGGTTGTCGATCATGTTCTGGCGGTTGGGGAAACCGAACTGCTTCAGGTCGCAGAGCAAAACAAGGCAGAACCATTTCTGTTGATAGGAGAAAAATTAAGTTAGGTACTAAGATCAGAATCAATGGTAAGACTTTTATAGCGGAAGATGTTGGCTCAAAAGTTAAAGGGAAACATATTGACATGTATTTTTCATCACACAAATCCGTTACAAGATTTGGAAAAAAATATATGAAAGTATACAAAATTAAATAAGGAGTGTTGTATTATAGTTAAAGTTACGAAAGATCTAACTGGATTACATTTTGGAAGATGGACAGTGTTAAAACAAGCTGATGATCTTGTTTCGAAAAATGGGCATAAAAAAGCAGCATGGCTATGTAAGTGTCAATGCGGAACAATTAAAAGAGTGGATCAACACAATTTAAAAAGTGGTGGTTCTAAATCGTGTGGATGCTATGTATCAGATAGTGTTAGAGAACGATGTAAAAAATACAATACATATGACATATCAGGAGAATATGGAATTGGTTATACTTATAAGAATGAACAATTCTTTTTCGATTTAGAAGATTACGATAAAATCAAAGATTATTATTGGACTATACATAATGGGTATGTACAAGCAAGAACCAGCGACGGGCATTGGATTAGTATGCACAGATACATAATGGGAGTGACTCGTAGGCAGGATGAAATTGATCATATTCACCATAAAAAATATGATAATCGTAAATCTGAATTACGAATCGTCACAAGTTCCCAGAATAATATGAATAAGCGGTTGCAATCAAATAATACAAGTGGTTGTGCAGGTGTTAGCTATCACATACGAGATAAAAAGTGGAAAGCAACTATTAAATTAAATGGTAAGACAACAACTCTTGGATGGTTTAAAAATAAAGAAGATGCAATTGCTGCTCGAAGAAAAGCAGAAAATGAAATTTTCAAAGAGTATTCATACTTAAATAGTCAAAAAATATCGTAACAAAAAGCTAATTTTATCACACGTAAGAAATATCGCCTATAGGGCATTAATGAAGATATTTTGGTGAGCATGGGACGCCATGCAAAACACAGAGGTATAAATCATAGGGAGCGTACGCCCCAGCGGATATTATTGTTCGTATATCATGTCAATTGCCATAGGATATTTGGCGACAAGTCATCAAACCTAATATGTTGGACGCCTTTTAGTGACATGATATTAATTTTGAAATTATAAGGATGCCTTATTTTAGGGCTACCTTATGGGGTAACAAAATGCTACCCCATCAATATTATAAAACATTGCACCTTGCGTGCCCAACAAGAAGTGAAGTGATCCGACTAAGATCGGTGGATTTAGGCTATTAGCTGATAAAAGAAAACACAAATCGTTGAAAGAGTGGTGCCGAAGTACAAGGTGGATCTCGTGTAGAAACTTGCGATACTCTAATCCAAGGTGTTTTGATCGCACAAAGAATGTGTGTCTTTTTATAGAGTGGTCTACAAAATTACACAATTAAGTGTATGGCATATTCTGGAAATGTTATATTTCGCTTATTGTATGGATAAGTATGCCAAAAGTGAGGAGGAATCACTCACTAAAATTTGTGTTAGTTTTGTTGAAATTAATACAGATACAGAATGTACAGGTGGCAGAGTTGGTTTAATGCACCAGATTGCTAATCTGGCTTACATGCGAATACATGTAACATGGGGTCGTAGCCCATCCTGTACGCTTTTGCTGCGGTACCGAAATGGTTATAACGGCGTAGTCTTGAAAACTATTGTGTCCGAGTGACATCAAGGTTCGAATCCTTGTCGCAGCGTTAGGTTGTCCTACAATGTCCTTCGGGCTTGTGGGCTAATATCCATGTTTATCCCGCTAAGGAGGCGGATCTGACTGTAAATCAGATGGCTTCGGTCACGAGTGGGTTCGATTCCCTCAACATGGACGACTAGATCTGAGAGGCATACGATGCGCAGATCAAAAAATATGCGAATGCCCTGATGGCTGGTGAATATTGGTAACGTATACCTCTCCTAATATTCTTAAGAAGTTCATCACTTCTATTCGTCTTGATAGTACCTTAAATTCCTACGTGGATTGAGGTCGTTTTTAAAGATATCTTTACACACAATATCTTTAATGATTAGCATTATACCGTGTCGCCAGTGTGTACGTATGAGATGCGGTAAATGTTGTAATGACATGTAGCTCAATTGGATAGAGCACAACGCTACGGACGTTGATGTTGCAGGTTCGACTCCTGTCATGTCAGTTTTCCTACATACCTCAGTTGGTAGAGGATCATCACAGCAAGGATAACATTAGATGAAAGTCGCTGGTTCGAATCCAGCTGTAGGAATTGTATTTTTAATTAAGCACCTCGGTTATAAAACGCAATGCCATGCGTCCGAGAAGCACTCTAGCCACAGACGGCAAATTAGAGAAGTACATTTGACGGATACGTTTCTTGTACTTCTTTTTATAATGAAGTGATTTATTATGAACGAGAGGAAAATTCTCAAGTAAGTGGGTGCTGTGCAACATTATAATCTGGTTAATGCACGAAACTTTTCGCTGACGCAATAGACGCCCCTGTGGGGAATAATCTACTTCAATGCATAGTGTGGCAGCTATGTAGAAGGTAGAAAGCCAAATAAGTCAGTTTGATGTGAAACTGTTTAAAAGACAGCGTATAAGAAAAGTCGTCGGTACGTCGCTCAAGTCAGTGCAAGTATAAAGAAGAATGTATGCCAATAGAGTATATGATAACAAAACTTAATTCTGAACGGTGGGTTGACGTTGCATGTATTGATCATGTCGCAGATTTTGGTCTTTTAGACTTTGGCGAAAAGTTAGAGGTCGCTCCTCGAAGCTCAGATTCGTCAACTGCGTTGCAGAATAAACTATTTTATTAATGATTGTAGGATGAAGATCCGCTTAAATTAAAATACTTATAGGGATATCGCCAAGTGGTTAAGGCACGGCACTTTGACTGCCGTATTTTCACTGGTTCAAATCCAGTTATCCCTGTCGCAGAATGGAGAAGTTTGGTCTATCTCGTCAGGTTCATGCCCTGAAGATCGGTGGTTCAAATCCACCTTCTGCTATTTTCTAGGTTTCATTTTGGTTATTGACATAACTATCTCCTATCAGGTAAGGACATTTATGTCCCTACCATTATTGCGCAGTGGAAAAGTTGGTTAATTCGCTCGCTCCATTTGGTTCGTGAGGCGTAGGTTCGAAGCCTACCTGTGCAATCAAAGAGCTGTTTGGTGGTCAGTTCTTTTTTAACAAAGATTTTTTCATTGTTAGCACCTAGTGGGTGGATATTAATTCATCCACTACTCCTTTCTGCTGTCGTAGCTCAATTGGTAGAGCAGTCGCCTTGTAAGCGACAGGTTATCAGTTCAAGTCTGATCGGCAGCTTTCCAAATCCAGTAAATATGTACGACGACTGCCATGTGCAGCGTCAAGCATCACTGGAAATATTTTAAGAAATGGAGGGATCTTCTATAATTAAGATCACCAAAAATGAAGCTTTCTATCTTCGCTCAAAAGGATTCAAAGACAAATCTGATATTCATCAGACGTATTCTGGACATCCTACTTACTATGCAAGTGAGAAAAGAAGCGTAATGAAAGCTCTAAAGAAGTATAGAGAAAGATAGGTGTTCTCTATGAAGAAAAAACAAAACAATATCAGAGTATCATTTGTAGATGAACCTGCTGCCATGGATGTTACTGGTTCTATGGTTTATGTAAAAACAGATACTCACAACATTTTGATTGATGCTGGTTTACATCAGTCAAATAGTAAATATGATGATTTTCTTGTAAACAAGAGAAGATTCAAAGAATTTAAACCAAAAGACATTGATTATATCTTTATTTCGCATTTGCATTCTGACCATTTTTGCATATTACCTAGACTTTTTAAGGAGAATTGTAATGCAAAAATAATCACAGGAGACCACAATTCTGGAATTATGCATCGAATGCTTGAAGATTCTGCTTATATTATTGACAGAGATACAGAATTAATTAACAATCAGCATGGGAAGAATTATGATCCATTATATACTATTGAAGATGTAGAACATACAATGAATTATGTTTCTGAGCATCCTGTGATGGAAAAAATTGTTATTGATGATACTTTGTCATTTATGCTCATTCCAAACGGACATTTGCTTGGTAGTGTGCAAATTTTATTGTATCTCAAACAGAACAATGTTGAAAAGACTTTGTTGTTTACAGGAGATATTGGAAATTCTAAAGTACATAATTATTACGTCAATAAGTTTACTCCTGTTGATCATGCAGATTTAGTCATTGGAGAATCAACTTATGGAGATCGCCCAGATTTAAAAACTGGACAAAAAGAAAGAAATAATGATATCGAAAAATTATTTTCTATTATCACACAACAGGTATGCGAAATGCATGGACAGGTAATTATACCAACTTTCGCAAATCACAGACTTCAATTTCTCACAACAATGATTTATCAGGTCATGAAAGATTATAATTTCCCTTATAAAGTGTATATTGATACACCGTTAGGGATTGATATTTTCAATGAATATCGAAAAATCTTATCGGGCGATGAACTAGAATTGTTTGATGAGGTATTAAATTGGGATAATTTAGTATTTGTGCGTGACCCAGAATCTAGTAAAGCATTGGTGCATAGTAATGAACCATGTGTAATATTATCTACATCTGGGATGTGTAATAATGGTAGAATTAGACACCATTTGAAAAAGGCGGTTCCAAATCCTAATGCCACTGTTTTATTTGTAGGATTCAGTACCCCAGGAAGTTTGGCTGCATTACTTAAAGACAAAAATGTTAAATCTATCTCTATAGATAATAAGCAATATACTTGCAGATGTGCAAGTTTCTCACTCAAATCTCTTAGTGGACATGCTCCATTCTATCAGCTTCTTGACTACTACTCTTCCATTAATACAAATCGAATTGTACTACATCACGGATCAGAAAAAGCAAAGTTGACACTAAAAGAAAAATTAACTTCTGAACTTGAAAAGAAATGCAAAAGTACACGAGTTATTATTGCAAATTCAAGTTTGAAAATTTCATTATAGAAAGGACTGTTGAATATAGAATTCGAACTTCCAATTAAAGATTTACTAAAACAATTTGGCGGTGGACTGCCAGATGTAGTAGATTATCAGTATTATGTAAATTTACAGCAGCGCAAAATTATTGTGAATGAAGCCATTTGCGATACTATCCTTGAAAGTGCTGTTTTGCCACTTATTGAGATGGATAATGATGGCTCTGGAGAACCTATTACAATTATTCTTGATTCACCTGGTGGCGATGTATATAGAGGATTTAATCTTGTTGATGTTATTGAAAAGATTAAAACTCCACTTACGATTCACATTATGAGTATGGCAGCCAGTATGGGGCTACATATTGCTATGGCAGGACATAATAATCCAAATGTAAAAACCGTATGTCATCCATTTAGCGTAGGTTTACTTCATAGTGGATCAGAATCTGTTAGCGGAACAGCTCATGCTGTAAGAGATTTATTTAATTTTTCACAGAAATACGAAGAGAAAATTAAACAGTATGTACTTTCACATTCTAATATTGATGAAGAAATGTACGAAAAAATATATCGTCAGGAATTATGGCTTGATGCAGATGAAATGCTTCGCCTTGGAATTGTAGACGAAATCATTTAATTTTTTATTCATAAAAATGCTTAAACTACCCCTATTTACACTATACCACATTTTTAATCAAGTGTGTAGAGGTATTTCACAAATAATTAAAAAAATTCACATTAGTTTAAAGGAGGATAAATATGGCAAAAGCTTTATCTTATAAAAAATCTACTACTGTCACAGTTAAGGCGGCAGGTTATGTAGACATTGAAAAAGGAGTTATTGAAACAGAAGAAGGAAATGTATCTTTCAAAGATTTATTAAAAGACTTTGATGGAAAATATGGTGAATTCCAGATGAAAGAAAAGACTGATGAAGATCTGGAATTAAACGTACCTTCTGACGAAGAATAGATTGGAGTGAAGATTTATCAGTATTAATTTTGAACAAGAATTAGCAAAAATCGGATTAACTCCAGAAACATATGAAGCTGTCTGTGCAGATATTGACTCAAAACTTGATGGTGTAGTTGATATCGATTGGCAGGAAATTAAAGAAAAACATCATGTACAATGTGCAAGCGATACAATTCGCAAGTCCTCTTCTACTCCATTTGGTGGTAGATTCAGAGATGCTTATTTTCGCAGCAAGCAAAAATCTGGTAATGATGAAAAGTCTGAAGATCAGTTATTATATGAAAGAATTCGTAAGGAACGACAGAAATTACAGACAGTTAATTTAGAGAGAAATCGTATTTCTCGCCAAGAAAGTCGTTTTGAGTTGTTCAATGAATATGTGGCTGAAGCAATTCAGATGCTACCAAACCCAGACTTCAAACCTCTGAGAGTTGAAGATAAATCTAAAGGATATGTGCTTTCTATTGCAGATATTCATTATAATGCAGTATTTAAGAGTGTTAACAACGAATACTCTCCAGAAATTTGCATTGAAAGATTTCAAAAATTATTATCTAAGACCATTGTGCTGATACATAGACTTGGCATTTCTAAACTCAAAGTCGTCACATTAGGTGATGATATTCAAGGTATCTTACGTCTTACTGACGTTAAGCTCAATGACTCTGCCGTTGTTAAGGCAGTTGTTGATATCTCAAAAATCATTTCACATTTCTTAAATGAATTATCCAAATATGTTGAAATTGAATATTATTGCGTAGGTCGAAGCAACCATAGCCAAACACGACCTATAGGAACAAGAGCTTCTGAATTATGTGCGGAAGACTTTGAATATATTATTGGAAATTATATCAATGAATGTTTGGCAAACAATAATCGTGTTGAAGTACATCTTGATCTGGAATCTGATTGTATTCACATTCCTGTCGCTTGCTTTAATATAGTTGCAATGCATGGACATACTTTAAGAGGAATCGATAGCGCCATTCAAAATATGGAGTCTATCTATAACGAAGATATTGATTTCTTATTGGTTGGTCATTACCACGGAATGCTTGAAAAATCTCTCAGCGAAGGTATTACATGCGATAAGGAAATTTTAGTGTGCCCAAGTTTTGTAGGTAGCGATCCTTATGCAGACAGTATTTTTAAAGGGTCAAAGAGTGCTTGCAAACTATTTGAGTTCACAGAACATGATGGGCATACAGCATCGTTCAAGATGCAATTAAATTAACATTTCGGCAGTCTTTTTTAGGATCAATCTCTCAAAACAGGTCGGACAGACTGCCTATTATGAGCAGAGGATACTACTTCTTCTGCTCCACTTCTATAAATGATTTACGAGTGCTCAAAAGTGGGTAGCCGTAGAAATTAGTCGAAAATAAAACATTAATTACAAAAAGGAGAATCGAACTATGATTACAACAAAAGAATTAGTAAAATCAATCGCAACAAAGAAAACAGAAACAGAAGGACATAAAGTAACTCAGATCGAGGCAAAAGAAGAATTAGATAGAGTTGTTGAATGCATCGTTGATGCTATTGCGTCTGGAGACGGTGTTCGCTTAATGGGTCTTGGAACATTTACTGTTGAAGATAAACCAGCTCATGTTGCAAGAAATCCAAGAACAGGTGAAACAATCAATGTTCCTGCTAAGAAAGCTCCAAAATTCAAAATCTCTGCTTCATTAAAAGATGCAGTAAACAAATAAGATTGGAGTGATTATTATTTCTTATAAAGATAAATATAACAAGTATGAGGACTTGAATATTACAGATTTCGAAGACCAAATTGAGCTTTTATTTACAGTTAACGATCAGTTGGTCGATGGAGATAATTGTGTAGATATCATTGCAAACGCTGAGACAATTCGTTATATATTGTCCATTGCAATGTCAGAACTTGACTATGCTCCACATAAGATTAATATGGAAAAAGACGATGCCACATATTGTCTTGAAATGTTTGATGATGGAAGTCTGAGAGTTTTCTTATATGATAAATATAATGATTCTTTACAGGGAACTTCCATTTATTTATATCAAGAAGAGGTTACTCAGGATATTGTAGATTTTGTGTTAAACTTCTACTCTGATTCTGATATCTGGCTTTTTGGATATGAAGATGAAGATGATATTCCGATCAGCAAAGAAGATGTATCTGACTTGGATATCGTTGCTAAAATTATGGAAGATAAACATTTTGAAGTTTTGCCAACTATGTTGCCTTTCGAATATCTGTTAAAGGATCTTTGGAGATTTTAATATTATGAATTATATGCAGTAGGTGAATGATATCATCTACTGTTCTTCTATTATATAAGGAAAGGAGGGACTTATGGCAAGAGAATTAACGCCAGAAGAATTGGTAAAAGCCCCAATGTACATTAATAGAGACGTGCAATTTGAGATGCCAAGGCGATCTACTAGGGTAGATAAAAAATATAAATGCACATGCTGTGGTAAGAGTTGGGATAATCAGAGAAACCATTTCGCTAAATCTCCTTCTCCTTTATACCAGAGTAATGATGGGTATATCAATATCTGTAATGATTGTATGGACTTATATCTACAGAAGTTGATTAATTACTACAATGGAAATGAAGTCCACGCAATTAAGCATGTGTGTCAGCAATTTGATGTAGTGTTTCATGTTGACGCATACAAAAATGCAAAGGTTGAAAATCAACCAATTACATTTTCACAATATCTTTCAAAGCGTAATCTTCATCAGACAACAAAGGTTGGTAATACATATCTTGATGGAATGAAGACGAAATTTTATGAAGATGGATATGATCATGTTATGAGTGCAGAACAAGCTGTAAATGATGATAACATATCTATTTCTGGTTCAGCTACTAAGAGATGGGGAGCTGGATTTACACAGGCGGATTATAAGAATCTGGATGAACATTATAATATGCTAAAAGACAATAATCCAAACATTGACCAAAACCAAGAAATCTTCGTAAAATCATTATGTAATTTATATATGTTGCAAATACGTGCTTTACAAGCAGGTGATTCAAAGAAATATATCGACCTTAGCAGTCAGTATTCTAAAACATTCAACGATGCAGGTCTAAAAACAGTCGAAGAAAAAGATGAAAGTCAGAACACCACTCTTGGAGTAACATTGGCTACTATATCAAAATATACGCCCGAAGAATTTTACAAAGATAAACCATTATATGAAGACTATGATGACTTGGCAGACTATGTGGACAGATTTATGTTACGTCCATTAAGAAATTTACAATATGGATCTTCTGATAGAGATAAGGAATATTTTATTCCTGATGATGAGGATTTAGACGATGAATAAACAAGTAAGTAAAAAGACTGCTGCCAGACGTCTTAGTAAAATGATTGAACAGTTTCCTGCCGATGAATATCAAAAGGAATTGTATAAAAAATTCCCATCTACGCATTATTTAAGTAATCCAACAAATGTTATGCATACACTAGCATGGTGTACGTTTTTTAGGAAAAATTTACACAGATTTGTGCAAGATTACTTAGAAATTCCAATATATCCATATCAACAGTTATCACTATATTATATGGGTGTTTCTAACTCAATTTGTATTGTTGCAGCACGTAATGATGCAAAATCATTCTTAATTGCCTTATATGCATGTTGTAGAGCAATTCTTTATCCAGGATCAAAAGTTGTTATTGGTTCTGCTACTCGTGGACAGAGTAAATTGATTATTACTGAAAAAATTCAAGGTGAATTAATGGAGAAATCCGCTGTTTTAAGAGCAGAAATTGAATACGTTAAGACCAATGGACAAGACGTTGTTGTTAAATTCCGTAGTGGATCTACAATTAAAGTGTTCACAGCGAATGATAACGCCCGTGGTATTCGTTCAAATGTTGCTATTAGAGAAGAGTTTAGACAGATTAAGAAAAACATTGAAGATAATGTCATTTCTCCATTTCAGATGGTACGTCAGCCAGGTTATATACAGCTTCCACAATATAAAGATGATCCAGTTTTAGCGAAAATCTTGCAAGAAGATCCTGTTGATATCTATATTAGCTCATCTTGGCAAGACCCTACACATTGGATGTGGACAATTGTAGACATGAATTATGAATTAATGTTAAAACATGGGAAGGGTATGCTATTAGCATTCGACGAAAGCATATGCCTAAAACATGGATTCAAAACAAGACAACAGTTGATCAAAGAAAAGAAAAAGCAAGATCCTACCAGTTGGAAGGTAGAGTTCTTAAACCTTAGAATCAAAGAATCTGATTCTGCATATTTTACATATTCTATGCTGATGAATCGGCAAATTTCAAAACAAGTCTTTTATCCAAGAAATAATTTGGATGTTCAAATCAATAAGAAAAACCGCTATGCAATCCCTAAACGTGACAATGAGGTAAGAGTTATCGCAGGCGATATTGCATTCGTAGCAGGTTCTCAGAACGACAATTCAGTTTATTCTTGTATTCGTGCTATCCCAGAAACAATGACGTATGGCGATAAGCAAATGGAACAAGGATATCGTAGACAATTCCCTTATATAGAATCTAACCAGATAGGTGATACAACGAAACAGGCAATTAGAATACGTCAGTTATATGAAGATTTTAACGCTGATTATATAGTAATTGATGTGCGTAACGGAGGTTTGCAAATTCTGTATTCTTTACAAAAAGTTCTATACGATGAAGATCGCAGTGTTGAATACGCCCCATTAAAATGTATGAACAACGATGAATACGGTAGATTGTGTCAAGATCCAGACGCAAAACCATGCATCTATGCTATCAATGGTACACAAAACCTGAACAGTGATATTGCTATGAACTTCAGAAAGAATCTGGTCGAAGGAAAGATTGATTTTCTTGTTAATTTTGAAACCGCAAAAGAGGAAATTCTTTCTAAGAACAAAGAGTACAGACAGGCTATTGAAGTCGATGATGTATTTGACTTTGAGCGACCATTCTTAGAGACTCAGGCACTTGTTAGTGAATGTGCAGAATTACAATATGAAAAACTAACCACAGGTGGTATCCGAATTAAGGAACGTGGAAATAACCGAAAAGATAGATATTCTTCATGTAGTTACGGATCATATTTTATAGACCAGTTGGAATTAGATATGGCAACTACAGATGAAGAATACGGATACGCAACATTTGTAAACTAATGGAAGGAGGGAAAATGGAAGAAAATGTAAAGCAAGACACTACATATGAATACAACAGTTATCAATATACAACAACAGATATATTTAACGCTATCTTTCAATGTGGTGTTTATGATTATTTTAATAAAGAAGAAATACGCAGTGTTTTAAGAAATCCAATTGAAAACCACGAAACCGCCATTAGATTGTCAAATTTTGTGTATACAAAAAACGGAGTTGTTACAAATTCTGTTGACTATATGGTTGCATTGCCATGTCTTGATAGTATATTAATCAATAAATCGAAAGCAAAAAAGAAAAATAACAACAAGGCAAAAAATAATAAACGCTTAATGCGCTCTACCCTTGAGACAATCGACGACAAACATTTCATTAGAGATGCATTACATACCGAGATGTTAGACGGAATTGCGTTTTATTACTTCGAAACCAAAGTAAGACCATCCGATATTGATCATACAAAATACATGAATGATTTTGATGTTGAGCGTATTATGGAGATAAATGACATCGGTGTCAATGTCTCTATTATTTCTTTGCCTTGGCAGTATTGTAAAATTGTTGGTAAGAAAAATGGGCGATTTGTTGTTGGTTTTGACTTGAGATATTTTGATGATTTCACAGACGATACACGGGAAAGAAAACTTAAAAAGTATCCAGAAGAAATCAGGAAAGGGTATTACGATCGCAAGAAAAGTAATGGCGTAAACGGCAATTGGTTAATATTAAATTCGGATAAAACAATGTGTAGAAAAATCAAATGCAAAGACTCAGAACCTTGGGGAAGATCATTGGTTATTGCTGCTCTTGAGGATGTACTATATAAAGATTATTTTACAGACACAAAACGAAATGTTTTGGATGACATGAACAATAAAGTTGTCTATCAGACATTCCCAGAAGGGAAAGAAAAAGGACTTTGTGCTTTAACCAAAAAGCAACAGGAAGCCCAACATAATGATGTTAAAACCGCTGTAGTTAACAAAAACAACAAAGGTGGATTAAGTTTCATTAGCGTTGCCGCAGGAACAAAGATCAATTCTTTAGATGTTTCTACAGATATTTTTAATGATAAAAATGAATCAAATCTTAGCAATCAAATCTCTTTGGATTTAGGTATTTGCGCTTCTTTACTTGGTGCAATGGAATCAGGTAATTTTGGAGCTGGAGCGAATAACCTCGAAATGATCACCGCCCAAGTATATACATGGGTGTATGAATGGCAAAAAGAATTAAATTACGTCATTAACAAAAATGTCATTAAAGATCAAAACAATCCAGTGGAAGTTTACTACTTCCCTACTTCTTTTGTAAATCGCAAGACATTCTTTGATATGTGCAAAACATTATATTCAGAAGCAAGCGGTTCCTTATCTTATCTTGTTGCTAGTGCAGGAATTAACCCAGAAGCATATTTTAATGTATTAGATGAAGAAATCGAAGATGGTGTATATCAAAAATATTTACCACATATGACCGCCTATACTAATTCTTCAAATAATACAAATGATCAAGGCGGTTGTCCAACTACGGACAACCCTACCGAAAATACAATTCGAAGTAGAAATAATAATGGGAACAATATCCCAAGTCCAAGTGACTCTAAATAAATATCAATAATGAAAGGTCGATTTTGTTTAATCGGCTTTTTTGTTATACAAAACTTTTTAAAGGAGGATACAACATGGCAATCGTAGAGTTATCTGAAAAGAAATACAAAAATGGGCGCAGACCATTTAAAGCCGTATTGTACGAATTACAGCCTCCTGAATCAGTAGAAAATGGTATCGGAACAAAATACAACAAAAATGGAATTACCTTTTTAGAGGAATATTGTGCGCCACAACTCGGCAGTATCACAGACATGAGCGTTCGTGTTGAATTTTTAGATGAAAACAGAACAATAATCTGCGGTCACGGAGAAACTGGTGTCAACGAAGATGGCTTAATAACATTTAGAAATGCAAGTGTTGTTGGACATTTTACAAGAGGCTATATTGACGACATTGATTACGAAGGTGAAACAAAGAGATGTGTATGCGGTGAAGGATATCTTGATGAAATGTGTTATCCAGAATTCGTTGCAAATCTTGAAGAAGATCTTAACAATGGCGTTGCCGTAGAAGGTAGCGTAGAAATTTTCAAAGCAAAAGGTAATACAGGAATTGTTTATATGAATGGATGGAGAGAAACAGGGAGAATCCCTGTGGAATTCATTCACTCTGGTTGGGACATGGTAATGAACCCAGCTGATACTTCTTCTATTGTATTGGAATTAAACGAAAATCAAAACAAGGAGGACAAACAGAAAATGGACGGAACAATTGATATGAAAGAAATCACTTCTGCTATCAAAGAAACAATTTCTGAAATCAATTCCAAAGAATCTGCATTAGAAGAGAAAATTTCTGAGCAGAATTCCGTGATTGAACAGAAAGATTCTGTTATCGCAGAAAAGGATGTAAAGATTTCCGAACTTAATGCAAGTGTCGAAAAATTACAGAAAGCTCTTGAAGACACAAAGACAGAGAATGAGACAGCATGGGAACAGATCGAAATTCTTAGAAAAGAAATTGCAAAAGCTAAAGTTGCAGAAAAATTAGGTGAAGTTGACGAAGCTTTAAGCGAGTTCAATGAAGACGAAAAAGCTGTCGCAAAAGAAGATATCGACAAATTAAAATCTGATATTAACTCTTGCGAAAATATTGACGAGTTAAACGAAATTGCTTCTGAAGTTAACTCTATCAAATCTAAGATTTGCATGAATATTGTAGCGCAGCAGAAAGCAGCTGAGAAGCAGGCATCTGCCACAGAGCCTACAGCAGAAACAAATTCAGAAAAAGTTGAAGACATCTTTTCTGAGGTATGTGAATCTATCGAAGTTGATGATAATGACGAAGATGTAAGTATTTTTTAATAAGGAGGATAGATAAAAATGATTAAATTCCGCAATATTTCTGAAATCGAGAAATTATACCCATATGTAAAAGCTGTTGCAGGAACAGATGTTTATAATGGCGATTTTGGAACAGTAACAGAAGGTACATTTGCTTTAGCCGCTAACGCTAAACAGGTAGTAATGAATATTGAAGTTGGTGATGACGAAGGTTTAGACAAATACTTTATCGCAAAAGGATCAGATTTAAGAGTTTTAGATCTTGATAAATTAGATGGAAAAGAACTTGAAATTTATGGAAAACAGATTCCTACTGGGGTGGCTAAAGGTGACAAGTTAAAATCTACAGCAACAGGGGATCTTGTTAAAGGAGCTACTGCCGCACCATATGTAGAAGTAACTGAAATTATTGGAAATCACAAAGGCATTGTTGTAGGAGTTGTTGCTTCTGCTCCAGCTACACAGTCAGTATCAAAATAGTTAATTGAAAAAGGAGGATAGTATAAATGTATACATTTGAATTAAACAACGAACGTAAGGATGCGAACTTTGCAAGCGGTCGTGTGTCTACAAAATCTCCTGTAGTAGAAATTTTCTCTGCAATGAGAGACGGAAAAGACTTAGCACCTTTCGGAAGAAAAGCAGATCAGGCTGCTAATTATATTAAAGAATTAAATAGTAAAGCTTCTGCTGGTGATTTATCAGCAGTTTCTGAATTAAATGAAATCAGACGTTTCTCAATGGAACCTCAGATTCTTCAAGAAGCTAAATTATTAAGCATCTATGGAAATTATAAAGCAATCGGATATAACGATTCTTGCGAAGTTGAAATCCCAGAATTTGTTGGAAACCCAGCAAACAAACAGGCTTTAGGTCAGGATGTTAACTTCCCAGTAATCAGAAAGAAAAGAACACCTATCGCTACAGTAGCTATTTCTGCTGGTTATGCAGTAGATTATAGAAAAGCTGCTATTGGTGACATGAGCGATGAAAACGAGTTAAAGAATCAGATCGCTATTCAAATCAGAAACAAAGCTGCTGCTTATGTTGTAGAAACAATCTACAAAGCAATCAAACATGCAGATGGAGTTAAATACTTCTTCGAGGGAGACGGATTAACAAAAACTGGTGTTGATGGAGTTATCACACCTGTAAGACGTTTTGGAAAACCAACTATCACTGGTGATTATGCTTTAGTTTCTCAGCTTAATGCATTCGCAGGATATCAGGGAACAACACCTGCTGTTACAGGTATCTCTGAAGCCGTTATGAAAGAAATCCACGATACAGGATTAATGGGAATGTACAATGGTGCAGTTGTTTCTGAATTACCAAACCCATATGATACTTCTCTGATGAATGCAGCTGGAACAGACTTCCAGACAGTATTACCACAGGGACTCGGATATGTAATTCCTGCTGGTGGACAGTCTCCAATCTATACAGTAACAAGAGGCGGATTAACATCTATTTCTGGAACAGACGTATCAACAGGTCAGTTAATCACAAGATATGACCTTGAAGTTGGTGCTTTAGTTGCTCCAGGCAGAGAATATATGATTGGTTTACTTGGAGACAAGAAACTGTCAACAGAACTTGGTACTTACTAGAATTCGTAAATAGTTGAAGAAATGTAGACCTTATGGGTCTTTTTTATTTGCAAAGATATATGGTAATTCTGTATATCTTTGCAATTAATTAGTTAAATAGAGGACATAGACCATGAACGATATTTACTTTTGCTATTCCAAAAAACTACACTATTTTTTAATGGGGTTAGGCGAAAGTTATATTTCTTCTAACATCAACAAAAATACTGGTGTACGTTATTGGACATTCCAAAAGTCGAAAGATTTAGATGAAAAGATTGAATTGTATAATTCTGTAAAATACAAATTCAAGTAAACGATAATTAGTTGTGAAAGGATAAATAATTGAAAGAGATGGAAAATACGGAAGTTGTAAAAGAGTTAAGCATGGAAACAAAAATTACAGTACGCAGCCTTGCCAATTGGACAACAGGATTTCAGCGAATTGAATCCACAGGAGATGTAACAATCACACCAAATGGTACTACCCGTTTATCTCGTGGAGAAGTAATCTCACAGGTGCAGAACGGGAATATGCTTTTTACTGGAATTGATGGTGTTGGCTCTCATGCAACATTATATATTGAAGACGCTGATACTCGTGAAGAGTTAGACTTTGACAATAAAAAAGAAAAGAAAGTTCAGAAAATTTTAACGCCTGAATTAGTAGCAAAATTATTTGCCTATAAAGGGATGTCAAAAACATTTAAGGACAAAGTTTCTGAGTATATTGTCACAAGTGCTGAAAAATCAGCTGTCATGATGATGATTAAAAAAGGTAATTATAACGATTACGAAAAAATTCGATTCATTGAAAACTATACAGGACACAAAATGAAATAGGATGTAGGTGATTATAATGACAACCGCAGATGATGTAATTCAAAGTTTTGAATCTACATTTGCAGATAAAACGCCTCTGCCAGACTCTTTAGTTTTTCAATGGCTAAAAAAGGCAATTGCAAGATATTCTATGGAAATTGATGATCTTACATTCGATGTAGAAACAAAAGAATTTTCAGAAGATCTTGATCAATATGTCATAGATACAATGGCAGAATATATGCATCAATATTATCAGGAGCGTTACTACTCTCTTGTAAATAAACGAGTGAGTATTGTAACAAAAGAATTAAGTATTGATGGAAATAATGGGTCAAAAACTTCAGCAAAGAATGAGCTTGATGCTATTAAATATAATGCTGAAAAAATGACAAACAATCAGAAACCTACCGCTTATACATAGGAGGTGCGATAAATGCAAGATTGGTATTTAATAACACCTAATACACGACCTAACTTAACGGGCGGTTATGAAAATGATGCATATAACGATTATAAAGATGATGAATTTGCAGAGATCTTAGATACAGACATTGCTTCTACGGTTGAATTATGTAACTCTGATTTATCAGAAAGAACGACTATCCGATGTGTGGTTCAAGATAATGATTCTGATACCGCATTAAAAACTATGCAGAGAACTGTACTATTCCCATGTAATACTTCCAAAGCAGGAATGTATGTATATTTTGAGAATAATTACTGGATCATAGACGGAAGACCTGGACAATGTGGTGTATTTGAAAAAACAACAATGAAGTTGTGTCAGTCTACTGTAAAATGGCAAGATGCAGACGGTAATATCCATGAAAGATGGGCTTATTATCAATCGGCATCTAAATATGATGTTGGTAAAACAGGTAACAATATTATATTTGTTGGGTCAAATAACTATACGGTAATTGTACCGCAAGACGATGATACTCTTGGGCTTGATGGAAAAAGAGTATTTCTTGATATTCGTGAAGTTCCAAATGACGTATTTACATTCACTCGTGATGATAATGTTTTATATCATTTTGGTACTGAACATGGTGGTGTATTATCTTTTATCGTTGATAAAGATGAATTTAACCCAGCGAAAGACAGAAAAGACTTGCGATTATGTGATTACTTTGAGCCTAAAAAAGATCCTGAACCAACGCAGCCAGAGAAACCAGAACAGCCAGATGTTCCAACTGTAGAACAGACATGTACTGCTACTATTAAGTATAGATACAAGAAAGTTTTTGTAGGAAAGAAATCTACATTTACCGCTTCTTTTAAAGACTTAGATGGAAACATAGTTACAAAAGATCCTCAATGGGATCTTGAATGTGAATTAAAAGACTCCATTAATATAGAAGAAACTGGTTCAAACATTGGAATCTCTGTGTCAAATTCTGCATTAGTTGGTCAGAAAATCATCTTGAAATTATCTGCAAAAGATAGAACTTCTTCTACTGCTTCTATTGAAATAACTATAGAAAGTCTTACATAGGTGAAATTCAATGACGAAAACAGAAAAAATGATGGAAAATCCTCTGGTTTCGCTTGGATTGATCAAAGAAGCCGTAGGAAATATTTTAATGACAAATGACGATGTCAACACTCTTGCTATGCCATATCTTGATGATGAGGATTATTCTTTCGAGGATAATTGGTTTGGATGCAAAATTGGCGAAAATATACATGGGCAAGTGAAAGACAATCGTTTATTAGGACATTGCAAAGATGTCCCATATATGGATGAAACCATTACAGATACACGATCTATTATCTTAATGGAAACATATCCTAGTACATCAACATCTATTATTGATTACACATTGGTTATCAATGTCGTATGTCATAGGGATGTTATCAAACTAGATGATGATGAAATGTCAGAATGGCGTGAAAAAGGATACGCTGGCAATCGTTTAGATATGATTTGTCAAGCAATCAATCTTGCCTTAACTGACGAATCAATCAAAGACTCATTTGGTATCGGGGCTATGAGGTTAGATAGTCGTACAAGCCAATTACAGTCTTTTAAACCGAACACTAACTTTTATGGCAGGACAATGGTGTATCGGATTGATGATATAAATATGGAGTTGCTTTGTAAGTGAGTGACGTAAAACTTACTTATTCACAGCTACTGTCAAGCGAACCAATACCTGTTGGAATTGGGCATATTCAGCCACCTAAAATCAGTGATCGTAGGAGAATTGGTGAAGGGCTATGGATGCAATATGCCAGCTATATGACATTGACAGTAGACAGCTACTACTCTGCTCTCCTGCCAGATAAATATGATGCTTTTTTGGCATTACCTTATGAAGAACGAACAGATGTTAAATTATTTGATTTGGTATCAGAAAACACAGATGTTATACGGATTTATGTGAGAGCATTTTGTTTTTATTTTGTCGAAGATGTTGTGTATAAATTAAGAGAAAAAAGATTTGAGATCTTAAAAACACATGAGAACGAAGAAACTGGAGAAATCGAATCACAGGTTGTCGGGGTTATTGATCGAGAAATCTTTGATGATGTATTACATATTCTGATGCAAATTTCAAATATCAACAATGAACGCACAGTGTCCGAAGAATTATCAAAACAAAAAGATCCTGTTGTTATCCAAATGCAACGTAGACGTGATAAGGCAAAAGCTAAACGTACTCGTGGAAAAAACTTAGATAAACAAGATCCAAAATATGATATCGGTAATATTATCTCTGTCGTATGTGCGTATCACCCAAGTATTAATTTTACTAACGTAGGGCAACTAACAATTCCTCAATTATATGATAACTTTCAAAGAATTCTAATTGATAGAAATTATCAAATCATGGCTCTTAATGCCAGTGTCTGGGGAACTGAAGGTAGTGACTTTAAAGAAGATTCATATTTGAAAAATCTTAAAGAAGAAAAATAAGACCTATCTTTATGGGTCTTTTTTTAATACTAAAATTTAAAAATTCTAATGAAAGGATGTGACAAAATGGCAGCTAGTAAGAAATATGCAAGCCGTGACTGCGGTGTATTTGAGTTAACTAACTTAGCTACAAGCAAAAAGGCTTTAAGAGTTGATTATGCTAATACAGTAACATTAAATATTACAGCAGATTCTGTAAAAGCTAAAAAGAGAGGTAGAGATGCTGTAACATTTGCCAACCCAATGGAAGGAACACTTGAATCAGAAATTCAGGTATATCCATTTGAGTTATTCTCTATCTTTGGTAACGGTACAATTACAGAAGGTGGAGATCGTGCAGAAATGAAGACGATCACTGCTACAGAAGCAGGAAAACTTACATTACCAGATGATCCAAAAGCAGGAGCTTTATTCGTTTACGAAAAAGGTGATGTTGGTGGAACACAGATCGAAGGAAGTGCAGCAGCAAAAGTATTCACAGCTACAACAGATAGCGATATCGTTGTTGGTAAGAAATACGATGTATCTTATATCGTAAATGACTCTACACTTCAGTTAGTTAAGATTAACGATAATCAGGAATTAGCTGATTTCAGAGTTGACGCAGAAATCAACCAGAAATCTGAGCAAGGAGTTGTAACACCATTACATATCACTTGCTACAAAGCTACTCCTCAGAGAAATATCGAATTAGCTTTCGCAGCTGAGGGAGATCCTATTACACTGAAGATCACATTTGACCTGATGACAGATGCAGATGATGAATTTGTAGATATTTATCAGATCAAGTCTTTAGCTTAATTTAAGGATATTATTTATCACTACTGGTTAGTTTATACTAATCAGTAGTGTATTAACTTGGAATATTGAACATGAAAAAATATTGCAGTAATCATATTATAGTTTTACATTTTAGTTAGAAGATAGGGAAGAGAACAAAACTTTAATATGGTTCACAAATTGGATTATATGATTTTTTTGTTTTCTTCCCTATTTTTTACGATTTTAAAAGAAAGGGTGTATTTATTGAATTCAGAAATTACAACGCCTGAGCAGTTGCAGGAAGCCTATAAAGATACAAAACTCATTCCTGTTACAAGTTTGGCACAGGTTAAGTTCTATGTGGAACATGGCGTACAACCACTTCTGGTCTATCCATCTGAACGTGCAGATATTATGGCGTTCTGGTATCCAAAAAAAGATACATACAGACTATATGTTGATTATAGAAAATATATTAACGATAAATATCAGGTAGGTGAATAGATTGGCAAAGAATGTTGGTAAGAGATTTGAAGAAAATTGGAAAGCCAGTATTCCTTCAGACATATTCTACTATCGTTTAAAAGATCAAGCACAATCTTTTGGTGGTTGTAGTAATTTAAGATTTTCAAGTAAGAATCCTTGCGATTGTTTCTTATTTTACTCTCCTTATATGTATGCATTGGAATTGAAAAGTGTTGGCACTTCTTCTATTTCTTTTGAACGTACCAAAGAAGAGAAAGGCGTGATTCATTATCATCAGATTAAAGGTTTAAGAGAATTTGTAGGTTACAAAAATATGATCGCAGGGTTTTTATTTAATTTTAGAAAGAAAAATAACATGGAAACTACATATTTTCAACACATCAATGATTTTGACAGAATGATTGCTTCTATGGATAAGAAATCATTCAACGAAAAGGATTTAAAAAAATTCAATCCAATCATTGTTAATAGTCGAAAATTGAAAATTAATTACAGATATCATGTATCTGAATTGATTGAGAAGTTAAATAGAGAAATGGAGAAATAATTTTATGGGTAAAATCGCTTTTGAAACAAGACATTATGAAGATGGGTCTTTAAATAGATTTGAGGCAAATGATTTCGTTGAGGCGGTTGTCGCTTCTGCTTTCCCAGTAACTCAGGATGAAAATGGGGCATCCAGTATGGACTACGATCCACTGAGCAAACTTATGGGAATCAAGATGAATATTATCAAATTTTATGGAAACGTGGATTTAGAAAGCATTGGTATTGATGAATTATATACACTTGCTTCAGATATTAATGTTGACGAATTTGTTGATGAAAATGATATTAACAAAGTACAGTTTAAAGATATGTTAACTGCAATTGATGAAAAATGTGACTACATCAAACAGCAGTTAATTGCAAGTGCGGTTGATATTAAACTTGACAGCAAAGATGTGAATTTCAAGGTCGAAGGTGTTGACGATTTAGTAGAATCTGTCGTGGCTTTAGCACCTGCTCTTGAATATATTAATGAAGTATTTGCCAAAGCTGATCCAGAAGTAACTCAGAAGATGATGCAGTATTTTGCAGATCATGGCTTTGACTTTACTGCCGAAGACATTACAAAAGCTGTTGTTGAATCTGATGATTTTCAGAAAAATAGAATTGATGCACTTGAAGCAATTAAACAGGGTGCCGCTGATGCAGTCAATAATAATGTAGTTTCTATTGACAGAAAGTAAGGTGATCTCATGGGAAACATGGGTGCAATGGCTGGGTTATGGAGACAAATCCAGAACGAAATGCGTGATGCCGTAAGCGAAGCTGAGAGTAAAACGTTCTTAACAGCCAATCAAGAGCTTACTGCTTCTTATGCAGATGGAGAACCAATACCTCCAGAGCAAGGTGGATATGTAAGAACATATCAGATGAAAAACTCTGCAAGAACAACTGGCGTTGTTGGTGGCGGAGATTCTGTTAGTGCCACCGTGTATCTTGATCAGGGATACAATTATAATACTGGAACTTATTCTACTCCTCACGTCTTTTCAGAAGCGGAATCTGGGGGATCTGGTATTGTATTAACTTCTGGATTCTGGCAACGTACAGAGCAAAAAGCTCAACAATACGCTGAACAGGCATTTGCAAAAAGATTTAAATAAATTTATCAGATCAATATGATCTGTATTGTAACAATCAAATTTTACTTTTATTTACTAGACGAGGTGTTAAATGGTAACAATTTCACATATTGGCGATACGCCAAATTTAATCAAAGTACAATTAGATGGTTTGTCCACTGATGTAAAGCCAATTGGTGAGACACCTGAAGGTGTGGCTATTAAAAATGGTAGCACTTTTACTTGCATAGATACATTAGATGTGTATTTCTATGATGAAGAAAATAAAAAATGGATAGGAGCTGAATCATGATAGACGCAACTACTATTGCTCTGATGAAGAAAATGATTTCAAAGTATGGCGGTGGCAGTGGCTCTAAGTGCAGATATTAGCGCAGCCATTAAACAATACTTGAAAGATAATCCAATCACAGCAGAATCAATCGGTGCAGAAACAACTGAAAAGGCAAAGACAGAACACGATGCATTAAATAAGGTAATTGAAAAATTAGATACAGATAAGTGCGACAAGTCCGTATTATATGATGTGTTACATAATACGCCACACGCAGAAACTGTTGGAGATTTCTTTGACTTGCGTAGAACGGGAAAGATTTATAGAACAAGATTTTATACATTTGCAAAGAATCCTACTTGTGAAGGTACAAAATTATTAGATAACGCAGGATTACAATATGAACCTAGTACGGACACTGTTGAAGGAAAAGATGATTATTTGAACGGAGAACATCCTCTTTTTGAATGGTATAACTGTAATTATAAAAGAAATGCAGATGGCACTGCTTATCCTACTGCTATCGAGGGAGAGGATGGATATACAACAACAGGTAATGTCGATGTTGGAGTTATTCAGCCAAGTTTTTATTATAATTTTGAGACTAATGCCGAAGAAGGATATATTGATGTAACAATCTCAGATATGCCCCATACTTTAAGAACTGATATTGTGTTGCATCCTTGGAATGAATGTTTGCAGGCAGATGGTACTGTATTGCCTTGGTGTATTGGAAGTAAGTATGTTTCGTCTATTGGAGATAATGGATTATTAAGGTCTTTGCCAGATAGACAACCAGAAGAAAATACATCATATGAGAATATGATTACAAATTATCAGAAAAAGGGTGCTGGTTATTGGGGCGCTGGAGCTGAAAGAAATACATTCCAGATTATTTTTATACTAATTAAAGGTGCAACAAAAAATTCTCAGAGTTTATTTACGGGATGTACTGATTATGATGTTGCGGCTTCAGTATCGATAAAAACCACAGGAGAATCAGTGTATGTTGTTACAAGTGAAGATGTGTCTGGCTTGGTTGTTGGTACCCCAGTGTATGTTGCTCATCAAGGAAGTGATGGTGGCATTGCTGTTGATATTGCGCCAACCAAGGTTATTAAAATTGAAACTATTGATAATAATAATACCGCAATATATTTAGATGTAAAAAACAAAGATTTTATTAGTACAGTAGAATCAGATTCTGATGAATCTAAGTATTTGGTGAATACGACATGGTATTCTGGTACAACTGATAATGTTATTGGAAAGCATGATGGATCAATGATTTCTAACGCAAATGGTAAATATCCATATCGTGTTCAAGGGCGTGAATATTCTGTTGGTGGGTGTATGATTGCTTCTAATACTGTAATGATATTTAAAAGCGATTATAGCAAAGATGTGTATGTCGCTCCCAAAGGTGTAAAACACACAATAACAGAAGTAGATATTAAGAAAAATTATACTCTTATCGGTAATATCCCTGTTAATTCAAATGAGGGAGAATTCAATTACTGGGTTGGAGACATCGATATCAAAAATGGTGTTTGGTATCCTTGCTCACAGGGGGCTGGAAATAGTCAGGGATTTGCAGACTTTGTATGCGCAGGAGGAAATTTCACATTTGGAACAAGAGAATATATACAGGGCGGTTGCTTATATGATGCTTCGGATGCTGGTTTTGCTTTCTTGAATTGCGGGGGCAGGCTTGACTATGTGTACATGAATTACTGCGCTGCTGACTAACAACCACCTACCACATCATAAGAAAGAGGTGAACTCATGAAAAAAGCCAGATTTTCTAGCCAACAACAAACTGTTAAGATTATAGAAGATATAGAGAAATATTATATTTTTATTTGTCTTAACGAAGAAAAGAAAACTGAGAAATTAAAAGATACAGATAAAGAACTGGAATATTTTGAATATGATTATGCTGAGATTGTAGAACTTAAAGAAAATATTGATATTAAGGATGTTAAATCTAATCCCTCAAAGTATCTACATTATACAAACACAGAAAAACTCGCTGATATTAGAGAGACAAAATTAAAAGAAGTTTCTGAAAAATGCGAGGAAACAATTTATAACGGTGTAGATGTAAACATGTCTGATGGAACTTATCATTTTAGTTTAACAGAAAAAGATCAGATTAACATTTTTGGACTACAGGCAAAAATTTCGGCAGGACAAACTGCTTTAGAATATCATGCTGATGGACAACCATGTAAATACTATTCTGTAGAAGATATTCAGAAATTAATTACTGCTGCCATGACCTTTGTTTCATATAATACTACATATTGTAATTCTTTAAACATGTGGATTAAAGCAGAAACAGACTCTACAGTCATTGAAAGCATTTATTATGGAATTGATATTCCTGAAACATATCAAAGCGATGTTTTGAAAAAATATCTATCATCTAAGAACAAATAATATATCTTTGATTCTTTTCACATCAAATCTGATGTAAATTTCACAAAATAAAACCAAGATTTTATATGCATAGCAACCACAATATATGTGATTCATTTTTACGAATACTACTATATATTGTGGTTGTATTTATTTTATACACAGGAGGTTTACCGTTGGCTAGATTTACGGTATATAACAAGATTACATCTCCAGAAAAACTAGCATTGGTCAATGAAGATAATAAAGACTTAGGCAATGAGTGGTTAGACTACCTTGCCTCTATTGATCGTGCGCAGAGTACAATCAAAGGTTATCGCAATGACTTAGATATTTTCTGGTGTTGGAATCTGGAACATAATAAGAATAAGGACTTCGCAAAATTAACAAAGCGTGATATTGCTAAATTTCAAAATCATGCAATTAACGTATGGGGATGGAGTCCTAAACGAACAAGACGTGTTAAATCATGTCTTTCTTCTTTATCTGATTATATCGAAAATATGTTAGATGAGGAAGAGGAATTTGAAGGATTCAGAAAAATTGTAAACAAGATTGAGAATCCTGCAAATGAGGCAGTACGTGAGAAAACTATCCTGCCAGATGAAAAAGTTGATGACTTATTGAAAACTCTTGTCGAACAAGAGAAATATGAAAAAGCGTGTGCTATCGCTATCGCTGCTTATTCTGGAATGAGAAAGTCTGAAATTATTCAGATGAAAATGTCTTATTTTACGGATGATGCTCTTGAATTTGATGGTGCTTTATATAAAACGCCAAAGATTCGTACAAAGGGTCGTGGTAAATTAGGTAAGCAGTTAAACAAATTTATCCTTGTCGATGTTAAAAAATACATTGATTTATGGGATAAACAACGTAAAGAACTTGGCGTTGATATTGATGATATCTTTGTAACGAAAGATAAAAATGGTTGGCATCGTAGATCCAATCTTGATAAATGGACAGCTGAATTTTCAGAGATGTTAGACGTAGACTTCTACTACCATTGTATGAGACATTATACTTGCACTGCTTTCGCAAAGAAGAATATTCCGATTGATGTTATCAAAGAATTCTTTGGATGGTCTTCTACTGAATTGGTTGGTATTTACAACGATTCATCCGCAGAAGATGACTTCGGAAAATACTTTACAAAAGACGGTATTAAAGAAGGAAAACAAGGTTCTTTGTCTGATTTATCAATGTAGGCGAGAACACTCGCCACTTTAGTGGTGAGATGAATCGCCATCCAAAATAAAAAATATACATGAGCCGAAACCTAAAAAAGAAAGTGAGGTGAGGAACAGTGGAAAAGGCTTATAAATACAGAATTTATCCAAACAAGAAGCAAAAAGAAATAATCGCAAAGACTTTTGGTTGTTGTAGATTTGTATACAATACATATCTTGCAAAGAGGATTGAAACATACGAAAAAGATAAAACTACATTTACATATGTACAGTGCGCAAATGACATGAAGAATCTTAAAACCAAATTAGAATGGCTTAAAGAAGTTGACTCTACTGCCCTTCAATCCTCGCTTAAAGATTTGGATTCTGCTTATCGAAAGTTCTTCAAAGAACATACTGGATATCCAAAATTTAAGTCAAAGAAAACGCACAGATATTCATACAAATCAAAATGTACTAATGGAAATATTCGTTATTGTGGCAAACATATTAAGCTGCCTAAGCTTGGAATGGTAAAGACAAAAAATAAGTTAATACCACAAGGTAGAATACTTAATGCCACTATATCACAAGCACCTAGTGGCAAATATTATGTATCACTTTGTTGTACTGATGTAGATATTAAACCATTAAAAAAAACTGGAAATTCCGTTGGTATTGATTTAGGAATTAAAGAGTTTTGTATTACGTCGGATGGAAAAATGGTTGAAAATCATAAATATCTTAATAAGTCTTTGAACAAACTTGCTAAATTACAAAGAGAGCTGTCTCGAAAATCAAAAGGTAGCTCTAATCGTAATAAAGCAAGAATTAAAGTCGCAAGACTCCAAGAACATATTGCAAATCAGAGAAAGGATTTTCTTCAAAAATTATCTACGGAAATCATCAGAAACAATGATGTAATTTGTTTAGAGGATTTGCAAGTATCAAACATGATTAAAAATCATAAACTTGCTAGATCTATTGCAGACGTATCATGGTCTGAATTTATTAGAGAATTAGAGTATAAAGCTAATTGGTATAATAAAAAAGTGGTTAAGATAGATAAATTCTTTGCAAGTTCTCAGACTTGTAATGTGTGCGGATATGTCAATAAAGAAACTAAAAATCTCAGTGTTAGAGAATGGGATTGTCCTTGCTGTAATACTCATCATGACAGAGATATAAATGCAGCAATTAACATTATGAATGAAGGATTAAGGTTACTAAAAGTAGCCTAGAAACTATAAACAAAACCGCAGGAATTGTGGGGTTAGCTTGGTAAATATTTTGACGTTAGTCGGAAGTTCCCAAGAATCATGTGGCTTTAGCCATGTGAGGTTCAAAGCACTGGAAAAATATACCTGTATACATACAACATATTACTATGATATACTCAAACTCGCAATGATCAATTACACAACAAAATCTATGATGTAACACCACTTATATAGTAGGAGATGATGTTATGATGATAGAGAATAGAAAAAATTACTATACACTTATTTGTGCTGAATGGAGTATGTATGGCGGAGGAATAGTTATACATACAGAGGTAAATGTTGGTTCAGTCATCGAAGCACATGAATATGTTTTATCACATCTTTATGACTTCCCTACTGGTACATGGGTACTGAAGCCATGTTTGACAGCAATTAGTTAAAGAATAAGTAACAAGTAATTGATCATTGCTTTGATCGGACGGTTGGTATAATGGAATTATACTGGTCTCCAAAACCAGAGATCGGGGTTCGATTCCCTGACCGTCTGTTAATTATATACTGGAACTAAAAGAGTCTATTTTGTATAGGCTCTTTTTATTATGCACAAAATTATGAAAGAGGTGAGTGAATGGATTTTCAAGCCGTCATTAAAGCAATACTTAATAAAGGTGATGTTGAATCTCAATTGGCTGATCTTGTAAAAGACAGGGATGTTCATATTAATCCTACTGTCGGGACAAGCGGATCAACAAATACAACACTTAATAACCAAATTAAAAGACAGGCAAATGCTCAGGCAAAATCATATGTACAATATAGTAAATCTGCAATTCAAAAACAGATGAAACATGCTTCTGGGACGTTTTATTCTAGTGGTGAAACTAATATTGATAAGGGGCTTATCAGTCGTCAGAAGAAACAAGCCGAGGAAATGGCATCTGTAATTACTGACATTGCAAAAAATGAAGGTATTTCAGATAAAGACGCTAAAAAATATGCAAAAAATGTTTCAAAAATACAAGAAAAAGCGCAGGATCAAGCACTCAAGGAACAAGAGAAAAACAACGCTAAATTTCAAGCAAAGCAAAAAGCTTTAAACGAAAAAGCTGCCAAAATTGAATCCGACATTCAAGCCAAGAAATTTGCATCAAAATCAAGCAAATATCAAAAACAATTTTCTGGGTATGTTGACAATAACAGCAAAGAATACAATGAGTTTGGAATGAACGTCATTGATTACGATAAACAGCGAAAAGAACTAAACAGAATGTATGGCAACTTTCAGAAGAATCGAAGCGCTGAGAATCGTGATCTGTTAATTGAGGCACACGCCAAACTTGAACAATATGATAAAAACACCGCAAGTAGTTTATCTTTATTAAATGCTTCTCCTAATAAAGTTCTTCAGAGCGATGTTCAAAAACAAGTTGAAAAACAACACAAAGAACAAGAAAAACAATATAGTAACTGGTTTAATCAAGCACTCAAGGAACAAGAGAAAAAAGACTCTTACGTAGAAAATGTTTCTAGGAATCTTGGAAATAAATCGTATGATGCTAATTTAGCCGCACAGCAGAATAAATTAAATAGCTATTACGCAGGTACTCAAGAATATAAAAATGCAAGTAAATCTTTTAAGGAATATGAAAAGAATGTACAAGATTTACAAAAGTTACATACTCAGTATCAGGCAAAACCAACTACTGCAAATCAAGATGCAATCATTCAGCAGAATGAGAAAGTAATTCAATCATATGAAAAACTAAATAATGAGATGAAGATTCTCAATTCAACTCAAACAAAAGCACTTAATCCTGGTGAAGGTAGTATCCAAGCAAATAAGATCAGAACTTATTTAGAGAACAATACAAAAGCTGCAAAGGATTACGGCGATGTCTTAGAAGATATTGCAAAGAAGTCTGAGTCTGCAACAACCAAAGGTGAATTACAAGGAGCAAATCAAGACTTTAAGAAAATACAGTCTGAAATTTCTGCAAGGGGATTGACTGGAAATTCAATGTTTTCAGAAGTTAAGCGTGGATTTAGTCAGATTTCTCAGTTCGTAGGAACATATGGCATCTTGCAATCTGGTATGAACAAAGCACAAGAAATGGTGCAAAATACATACGATGTAGATAGTGCCATGACTCAGCTTCAGATGGCTACTGGTGTATCAAATGACAAAGCCAAAGATTTGATGAAAACATATTCAAATATGGGGCATCAATTAAAGGCTACTGGTACAGATGTTGCTGCTTCTTCTACTGAGTGGATGAAACAGGGACAAAGTGTTGAAAAGTCTAATAAACTTGCTGAAAATTCTATTAAACTGAGCAAGGTTGGTGATTTAACATCTGAAAATGCTACAAAATATTTAACTTCTGCGAGAAAGGGTTATGGCATTACGAGTGCAGAAGATACCTTGAAAATCGTAGATAAAATGTCTTCTGTAGATATGGCTTCTGCTACTGATGTTGGTGGTTTGGCAGAAGGTATGTCCGAAGTTGCGACGAATGCAAATTTAGCGGGTAAAGTAGATGCCCGACCATATGGCGACATATGGGCTATTTTTACAAATAGTAGTTATTACCCAAATCGGTTAAAACCTGAATGGGCTATCGTAGCCTAAAAGACAAGACCGAGATAACTGATAAATTTCATAACTATAAAGAAAGACGGTGATAGTTATGATTATTGATAAACAAATTGAAATAATGACATGTGGAAAAGCCATAAAATACTATCAAAATTTAGGATATAAATGTGGGTATAGAACAAAAATTCTTGTCTCACAATTAGACATCCCGAAAGGTAGTATGCAAAAAGTTGAAGTAAAATGTGATTATTGTGGAAAACATTTTTATGCTCAAAGACAGGACTTAAATCGTGGGCTAGTAAATAAACATGCATGTAAATCTTGTGCTTCTTTAAAAGCAAAAGAAGGAAATATTCTTAAATATGGCACCTCTTCTTATATGGGGACGCAAGAAGGCAAAGAACGATATAAGGAAACTTGTCTTAAGAAATACGGTGTTGAAAATGTTATGCAAAATAAAGAAGTACAGCAAAATCAAATTAAAACTGTAAAAAAGAAATATGGCGTTAATAATGTATTTCAAAATTCAGAAATTAAGCAAAAAATCAGAGAAAGTTGTATAGAAAAATATGGCGTTGATAACCCTCAAAAATCAGAACAAATACGAAATAAAACAGAAAATACTTGTTTAATGAGATATGGGGTGAAAACTCCACTGCAATCAGAAAAGGTTAAACAAAAAATTAAAAATACAAATATACAAAAATATGGAGTTCTTCATCCACTGCAAAATGAAAAGATTAAACAAAAGCAAATTCAAACCGTATTAGATAAATATGGAGTTGAAAATATTATGCAATCTAAAAAACATATGGAAAGTGCATTAAAAAAGACAAGGCAGACATCTATTGAACTATATGGTGTTTATCCTGCATCAAAGTCAGAAAGCATAAAAAATAAAATTAGAACAACTTTTGTTTCTTCTCACAATATAGACGACATTCCTGCAAGTAAAAATCAAATTCATTTATGCAATTTATATCATGGAATCTTAAATTTTCCAACTAAATATTATTTTCTGGATATTTTATTAGAGAACAATATTTATTGTGAATATGATGGATCTGGTCATAATCTAAATGTGATTTTGGGACACTTAACACAAGAAGAATTTGACAGAAAAGAAATTATTCGATATAAAACATTAAAATCTTCTGGTTTAAAAATGTTTAAGATTGTACATAAAGGAAAGAAACTTCCAGATGATGAAAAATTATTACATATTAAGCAATTAGCAACTCAGCTATTATCAAATACAGATAATAACTGGGTTGTTTTTGATATTGATAATGATTTATTTATTTTGAAGAACTATGAAATTAAATATGATGAAAATTTATCAGTATTGTAACGACTGTTCGGGTAGCTGTCTCTATGAGACAAATATACAGTCTGAACTATATAGAAATATGTAGAGAGGCGGTCAGTAGTAAACAGACTACTTTAAGAAGAACCGCCTCCGCCACATTGTACCTTTGATGTGGTCTGTAGCGTAGAGCAAACGTGAAAGTAACAGCTTGGTCAGCATGGACAAATTGCTCGGTTATTTAGCAACTATCGGTGAAACAACTCAGGAAGGTATGAGTTCAGTCGGAACTGGTTTGAACGCCATTTTCTCCCGTATGGGAAATATCAAACTAGCACGACTTAAAGATTATCAAAATAATGGCGAAGACCTAGACATTTGGGGCGCAGTGGCATAATACATAAACCACTGTGGCAATTCTTTCTTATGATCATATGAATAATATTCATATGTGCTTGGAAGCCGAGGGAACGGTCAATAAGGAGGAAGGATATATCTATATCCGCCTTGAACGACTGAGCGAAAGAAGGTCATTTCGATGACTATGCGACAGTCTGAACACACTTCTATATTTCCCATAATTCCTTAAGAAGTGGAGTTGCGGTCAAGTGTAAAGACACTTTTGGAAGTACCGCAACCGCTTCTATGTAATGAGTTTCTTCTTATTATATAGAAGTCATATTGTCTCATTCTACAGGACAAAGTAACAGCTTGGAGTGATGTAGAAACTGTCTTAAAAGGTGAAGGAATTAGCCTGAGAGACAAACAAGATACATTTAGAAATTTCGGTGATGTGCTCGATGAAGTCGCTGGTAAATGGACTAACTACAGTGATGTATCAAAACGTGCGATTGCCAAAGCTCTCGCTGGCACAAACCACATGGAAGAGGTACTTGTATTATTAAATAATTACGGTAAAGCTCAAGAATACGAGAAAGTATCCGAAAATTCTGCTGGATCTACAGACAAAAAGTACAAAGTTTATGAGAATAGTTTGGAAGGACGAACAGAAGATCTTAAAAACTCATTCCAATCTATCTCAACAACATTTGCTGATAAAAACCTTCTTGGTGGAGGAATTACTTTACTATCAAATGTTCTTAATGTGGTTAATAAATTAGTAAGTAGTTTTGGATTATTGCAAACTGCTGCCGCTGGCTTTGCTGGCATTAAACTTTTTAAAAACCTAGGTTGACCCTATCTCAAAATCATTAGGGTGACAGTGAGCCTACTATATATAAGGAAGAAACAGAAATGGTGTTTTGGACAAATATATAGGATACGGGGTTTTAAAATACACGTATCAGGAGTAATTGCTGGAACGAAAAAGGATATCAAAACTGAAACGGAATTGGCAACAATAGACGGAATAGTTTAAGAATTTGATATTCATATCGTATTATACGATTGTATCTAATCAGCCACACACATTCTTACCGTATAGGAAGATATCGGTAAACTACCGCATAAGAAACGTGCTTCGGGATAAGGCACAGTAGCTAAGATGTTTCAATAAGAATGGATGTTCAGAGACTACCGATCCTGACAGATAATGACGACCTTATGATCATTGTCTGGTAATGTATAGCCCAAAAGTGTAAATTAATGTCGATGTTTACCTGCTATCATCGTTTGCGTACAGAGATATTTCATCTCTAAGCAGGGAATTCAAATTCAAATTTTATGTAAAAAATGACCATCAAAAAGTCCTTATTTTATAAGGTTTTTTGAAGATTGACATTTTGGCAAGTTTTTGATATGATAAATATACATAAATTGAATATATAATCAAGAAGTTATTTGAGGTGGTAAAATTCGTTGCAACCATGCACCCTATGGGTTAAAAGAGATGTAGGAGAGGCGACGCCTACCAAATAACTTCTTTTTTATTGCAGAAAAATAACCGCCTGACCTGGTAAGTAAGCGGTTATTATTAAACGTATAAATTATCAGGTGAACCGTTATCAGTAACACCTTTCTTTATTATCAGAGTATCATTGGAATCTTGAAATGTCAATATGTAATTTTATGCAATGTCATAAAAAATAAATATTCATAACAAAAAACAGTCTATCAGAAACCACTTACGGCAACTAATAGACTGTAGATCCTTTGGAAATGCAATGACGAACTTGGAAGATAACTCGTTGCATTTCTTGTAAACTTAACCTTATAACTTGACGATAAATAAGTTATATGGGGTATTTTCATATTAATACAGAGATATTATTTTGTCAATAATTTGTTGTAATAAGCTGATTTATTGCGTAAATAGAATCAAGAGAGATAACTCAACGGTTACCTCTCTTTTGTTATACTCTTTATTAATTTAGAAATTTGCTGTATAATAAATTATAACTATTAATTTATATATACAAAGGAGAGTATAATTATGGCAGAAAACAAAGGGAACAAGAAACAGCAAGAAGCAAAAATTTTTGAATTTAATAGTAAAGTAATTACAGGAACTTCCAACACCTCTATTAAATATATTCAAAAAGGAAACAAATTTAAACAACAGAATAAAAATAACGATCAAGGGAAGTGATAAAAATTAAAGAATTAACAGAAATTATAAACAATATTCCAAATTTACTACAATATTATGTACCTGGCATCATATTTATTTACATAGTTAAGACTGGATTTTCAAAGAAATTATCGACATGGGCTTTGAATGTATCTGGGTGTGTAATTAGCTATGTGCTTTTATGCATTTCAACACTAATTCGAGTAAAATTAAGCTTACTACAGAGTATTAACCAAATATATGCAAATTCAATTTTGTCGATTTGTTTAGCACTCGTGCTAGGATTTGTGGTTTTATATTTGATTACAAAACAATCATTTACGGAGTTTATGGAACAATATTTTAATATGACATTAAATGACGACATCTTTTATGACGTAATTGACTTTAAAGGTGGGAGTAAATGTAAGATTACATTAAAAGAAAAAGATTTTTACATTATTGGAGATATGGATTATCTTGGAGAAAGAATTAACAATGATCAACAGATTGTTCTGAGAGCATATTCTCAATACAAGATTGGAAACGATGAGGATGCATTTATTTCATATGATGGAAATCCTTATGCCAAAATTGTTATTCGATATAGTGATGTTGATATGATTGAAATATTCAATAGTGAGCCAGAAGAAAATAATTTAAGCAATCTTGCGGATAATATAAATTCTTCTGATGAAATTTCTTCTACTTCAATTGATAAGATCACATCTTAATAAGAGAGGATCGAATGTCCTCTCTTATTGTTATGCTTCTCTTCTTACCACTTATATCCACATTTGTTACATTAATATGTATTTCTTGCACTACGGGTGGCAGTGCGAACAAGCTGTGTATCCACGTTGTTCTGCTTCAGATTTAGAGATTGATATCGAACTCTTTTTAAGATATCTACAACCAGCCGCATGATACTTTTGTCCATAATCTGTTATGTAAACTGTATAACTTGCGGATGAAGAATTATCGGAATCTGAAGAAGACGAATTATTTGATGATGAACTGGTATTGTTTGAGCTAGATGATTTCTTTGATGTAGATTTTTTCGGTTTTGCTACCTTTTTATATTTTGCTTTTAACTTATCGTATTTGTCAATTAGTGACGTATATTTATACCATAGATCATTATATTCTCCACTAGAACGATTCAAATCTTCTTGTATTTTATCATTCTCTTTGGAAAGATCATAATAACGTGAATAAATATCATCATAAGAACCTTTTACATCTTCGTATTTTGACCTTATTTTTTTATGTTCTTCGCTAGTTTTGATATTAGTTCCAACACTAAATGATAAACAAATTGATAGAACAGCAATCAAGACATGTCCTTTGTTTAAATTCATTTGCGTACTCCTACCATTTATATTTGCATTTATTACATTGATATGTTTTACCAATGTTTGAACTCAATATTCCTAGCACTAAGCCGCTAACAATGCGAGAACTAGCAGTTATCTTTTTGATATTTGTTGATCCGCAGTTAGGGCATGAAGGTTTGTTGGTTAACATCTGAATTTGAGGTTCTATCGCTTGACATGGATTATGTTTTTGTATCCAATATTGATCAATCTCTTTAACATATTCTTCTATAACAACATCATCATATTTTTCTGGATAACATATTGGAATAATATGATTTTTATTAATAAAATCTATTAAATATGTAGCATCTCTTTTTGTTAACTCTGGAATTTTCTTGATCATTCCCATAAGTTTAAAGTTACATCCGCTATGTGTTTTGAGATATTCTTTTACAGGAGATAAGTCATATGTGGTTGTTTTATGAATTAAACAATGAGTATTATTTTGTAATTTATTTGCTAGTTTTTCAAGAAACTGATCGTAAGTGTCTGCCGCATATTCTTTAGGAATAACATGTTGCGTCATAATATATTTTGTCAGCTCAAGTTCATCTAGCAATCCGATTCGTTGTTCCATATCTCTAAGTTTTAACAGAATTTTAATCATTATGTCAGTATCACAAGATTCTTTAAGATATGGTGTGATGTCAGAGAAATCAACGAGATTATGATTGATATTACATACTTGATTTTCTTTTAAATTTTGGATTTTGTTAGATTCGAGATATTGTTTAATAGGATATCCGCAATGAATACAATTTTCGGCTTTGTCTGATACATCTTGTCCACATTCGGGACATTTAATTAACGACATTTTTATTACCTCCGCATTAACTTATTTATATTTTTAATTGTACCATTTTATATATATGAACGCAACTTATATATAAAATGCCATGCCTAACGCTTTTGTCATTTGAAAAAATAGGTAGTACCATTAAAGATATTAAGGATTTAAATAATTTATCTTCAGATCAAAGGAATATGAAAAATGATCTGTTTAGCGGATTGGTTACGGAAATTGCAAAAAATAAAGATGGATTGTCAATTGATGAACAAATCGACAAAATGCAAAAATCCAAATTAAATTCAGCAGTGATTAACGATGCAATGACTTTGGCTGTTAATCAGCCAGAATCATCCTTTGAAAATAAAGGAAACGAAGTATCTGAAGCATTACGGAAACACGATATCTCTGCTTCTTTTGAATCAATAAATAATTCTGCTGACTCTGCTACTGAAGCAATGAAACGATTTAATAACAATGCTAATCTTGAAAAAGCAGAAAAATCAACAACAAGTTTTGCGAGCAAGTTTAAGACGCATGTTGGAGGTGGGGTTGAAAAAGTTCATACCAAATTCTCAAATGGTATAACAAAAACAAAAGCCAAGCTTGGAGAATTAAAGACATCACTTAGTAATATAGGCACTGGATTAAAAGAAACTATGGTTGCTAATCTCCCTGCCGTATTACTTGCTGCTGGTACTGCTGCTGCCGCTGGTGTCAATGCATTAGCTAACAATATTCGTAGCAGAGCATTAAACGCAGGCACAAAGAATCTCAACAAATACAACAAGAAAATCAATAAGAGTCAGTCTAAACTCGACTCTGTAAATGACATCAAGGCAGAGTTCAACAGACTCGCCAAAGGTGTCGATAATACTACAAATCAAAACGTAGGTCTTTCTACATCTGACTATAGTCGTTATCTTGAATTAAAGAAACAGCTTGTTAAGACTAACAAAGACCTTGTTAAATCAATGGATAGTGAAGGAAATGCTATCATTGATAATAATTCTGCAATTGACAAATCTATTAAGAAATATGAACGTCAAATCCAGAAAAATAAACAGGCGATCGCTAGTAAGAAGAATTTAGCCATCCAGAACAAAGCCGCTGCTTTAAATATGAATAAAACCACTGAAGGTTATCAAGTTGGTGACAGAAGTCTAACAGGTAACGTCGGACGACTGCTGACTGGTGGTAAATCTGTATACGGTATAGGTGGAGCTGCGATTGGAGCTGCAATTGGTACACTTATCGCACCTGGTATTGGTACTGCCGCTGGTGCAGGGTTAGGATTTGGTTTACAATCAATAGCGAATGGTATTGGTACTGGTTTACTCGGCACAAAGGACGCAGGCGCATTGCATAGTATCTTTGCAAGCAAGAAATCCATTCAAAGTGATGGATTAAATTCTAACAAATCTAATCTCATTAGTATGATCAAGAACACAAAGGCTTATAAGAAAGAAGCAAAGAGTATTCTTGGTAAAAATGCAGATCTTGACAACTTAACAGACCAACAGTTATCTACATTATTAAATAACGCAAACTTCGATAGTGGTGGACTCGGTGTTAAAGACAACACTATGAGCAAATATGTTGAAGCCACAAAGAGTAATCTGAAAGAAGTTCAGGATCAACTTAAAGAATTTAAATCTACTACTCTGGAAAATACGCTTGAGGCATCTCAAGGATTTGCAACATTAGACAAGACATCACAGCAATTTGCCAAAAATTATGTAAGTAATATGGATCTAAGTTCTGATAAGATGTCTGGTAAAGGTGCAACAAAATATCTTGAGGAACAAGAACAGAAAGTTCGTAGTTTTACAAGCAAACTGGCAACTGATAGTTCTTTAAAAGATGCTTATGAAAAATTCTCTGATATCAAAGGTGATACGTCTTTAACTGCTAGTGAATGGCAAAAGCAAATCAATAAACAATTTGAGACTCTTAAGAAAAAGACAGGAGCTTCTACTAAAGAGTTGTCTGGTATGCTTGGCGTGTCTATGTCTGGAAGCGATGTATTAACATCTAACGGACAAAATGTTCAAAAAATGATCAAGACTCTTAACGATGAGTTTAAAGGTCAGAAAACTAAAGACCAAAAGACGGTAGCTAATCTTCAAGATCAGAAAGAATTTACGAAATTAATTTCTCAATATCAGTCTGCCAGAAATGACAGATTATCCAAAGGTTCATCCAAAGTCGGTAATGTAGACCTCAATGGAAGACCTGTATTGTTAAATAATGATAAAAAGAAATCTTATAGTACATTAATCTCTTCTTCTATGGCTGGTGCTGACGGTAGTATGTTTGAAGGAAAGGAAATTATGTACACACCTGTATTGTCAAGCACTGGTAAAAAGCTTGATGATAAAACGATGCAGGAGTATATTTCCAAAATTACTTCTAAAGCTACAAGCAAAGATGAGTTGTTAAAACTTGATTCCAAAGGATTGGAAATTGGTGGACAGAAAGTTAAAAACGTCATTGAAGGTGTTGCTGACTCCGTAGATGAAGCCAATAAAAAGACCGAAAGTTTTCATGAAAATAATGAAAAGGGCTATGATAAAGAAGCAGAATCTTTACGAAAGATTAAAGATTATATGACCGAACAAGGCGGTAAATATGAGAAATTAGGTAAACAGCTTAATTCTTCTGTTGACTTTGACAAAATATTCGGTAAAGGATATTTTGAAAACCTTAGCCTCGATCAGTTGTCTGAAGCCTATGACTTAATTACCGATAAGAATGAAATCTTTACAGGTTCTCTTGAACAGCTAAAACAGCGTCTTGATAATGTTGCGAAATACAAAGATAGTGGATTATCTTATACTCTTGACACGTATACTCAAGCTACAAAATCTGCTGACGATGATGCAAATTACAATACTTTTGTGTCTGGATTAAAGAGCGCCAAAGACGAATGGGATAAAGGTAAAGTTGGAACCGACCAATTTAAGCAAATGGCAGGTCTTATCTCTCCTACTGGAAAGACGGATGATAAGAATTTCAAAGAAAACTATGATCATATCATGAAGTATTTTACTTCTGACGATTCAGGTCCTAAAGCGTTTGTAAGTCAGTTACAGAACATGACAAATGCTTCTGGTGAAGCTATGGCTAAACTCAATGCAAAAACTGGCGATTATAAAGTTAAAATTGACAATGTTGGTAAGGCGGCTAAAAAGATGGGAATGGGTATCACTCCATTTGAATCCATCTTGAATAATCTTAAAACATACGGTTGGGATGTGCAGTTTGATTCTCTTACAGAGCAATGGGATAGTGCTAGTGAAAAACTGAATGAATGGTCACAGGCTTGGCAGAAAAATGGTGGATCATTAGGAGATTCTCAAGGTAAGGAAATCGAAAAATACAAACAACAACTTGAAGATTTGCGCAGAAATGAAAAAGAACTACCAGAAGGATTCGAGCAAACACTTACCATAAAACTTAATGCATCTGAAGCAGAAACGGCTTTAACGAACTCTGTTGATGAGTATAAACAAAAACTCAAAGACAGAGGTGATAGCTGGGGTACATCCAAAGATGCAAAGAAAGAACGTAGTAAAATTTTCGATGAAGGATCTTCTGCTACAGACAAGGCAACAAAAGCTCAAGATTCTGTGTTAGGTCAAAATGGTCGTGAACTAAATCAAAAATACGAAGCTGAGTATGAGAAAAAAGAAAATGCAGTTCAAGCCGCATTACAGCAAGCAGATAAAACTGGTTCGAAGAAAGATATGGAAGCATATCTTAAAGCCGTTCAAGCCCGTCAGGATCTTATTACTGCTGGTGCAACAGACAATAAATATTACGTTAAAACGAAGTTTAAAGACAAGAACGATGTCCAAAAAGAGTTAAAACGTAATGGCGCAACAGTCGATAAGAGCGGAAATGTTACTGCAAGTAAAGATAACCAAGATGTTAAAACCATCATTGACGCTTATAACAAAGCACATAAAGGCAATGAGATTAAGGTTACTTGGGCTGACGGTAAATTACCAGATACTAAACCTAAGAAAAATGAGTCTGATACCAAGGGTAAAAAGTCTGAATCTGGATCGAAAGACAGCACTTCTTCTAAGAATGAGAAGCCTAAAACAGAGACCAAGACAGAAACTTCTGGTAAAGAGAATAAATCTCCTTCCATTTTAGACAAGATCAATAGTTTCTTCAAAGAGCGCCAGACAAAAGAGTTCAAAAATAATACGACGAAAAAATCTGAAGAAAATACTGGCGAACAGACAAAGAAAGTTCAATCTCTAACTAACTTTGTTAAAAGTATTCCTTCTAATTTAAATGGAGTATTTAAGAGTGCTCAAACAAAACAGAATTCTACTACATATCAGAAACCACAGGTTAAGTCTGGAGCACAGAATTGGCAGACTGATAACACTAAATATGACAAGTTTACATCTGGTGCAAAAGGCATTTGGTCAAGCATTACAGGTGGCATAAAAGGATTATTTGGTGGTTCAAAGTCTTCTGCTTCTGCTAGTCAAAATGCTAGTAAAAAGCAGTCATCTAAGTCAGATGTTAAAGTAAATGCTAAAGGTAATGCTAAAAAGACCATTGACTCTATCAAAAAATCTTTATCTAGCATGAAATCCAAAAGCATTTCTATTAAGGCTAAAGGAAATGCAAAGAAAACAATTTCTTCTATTTCTAAATCTCTTAAGAAATTAAAATCTAAGAGCGTTTCTATTAAAGCAAAAGGCAACGCCTCTTCTGTCATTAAGAAGATTGCTAGTGCTTTAAAGAAACTGAAAAACAAGAACATTACCGTCAAAGTAAAAGACAATGCTTCACATAAAATCAGTAGCATTAAAGGAAAGTTGAATGCATTAGGTAAGATGCATCCGACTCCAAAAGTTACCATCAATACAAGTGGATTACATGATGTTGAAGCTGCAAAATCAGCGATCAATGGCTTACATGATAAATCTGTTAATGTATCTGTAAATTATAGCCAAAGTGGCAAACCTGCTAAAGGTGGTGGCGTTGCCCACGGTACTGCTGCTTTTGCTCATGGTACTATACCAAGAATTACAAATAATAGACGTGCATTAGCGAGTGGAACATTAGGTGCTAAATTCTCTGGATTATCTTTAACAGGGGAAGTTGCGCCAGAATTAGTCGTCCGTGGTAATAAATGGTTTACTACGGGAGATAATGGGGCGGAGTTCACTGATATACGTAGGGGAGATATAGTTTTTAATCATCAGCAGACAGCAGATTTACTTTCAAAAGGGTCTACAAATAGTCGTGCTTCTATTAAAGGTGGCATGTCAGCATTTGCACATGGTACTGCTCTTTCTTCTGGTCAGTCTGCGACAGCTTCTGGTGGATGGCGTGGTGGTATCGCTGAGAAATCTGGTTCTTCCTCTACCAAAAAGCATACAGAATCCACTAAAAAGAATACGGAAGCAACGAAAAAGAACACAGATTCTAAAAAGAAAGACAGCAAAGCTACAGATAAGAGTACAAAGAAAAAGTCAAAATTTGCCATATTGCTTGACAACATGGGTAAACAATTTGACTTTATTGCAATCGCTATTGATCGAGCTGCAACTGCTACAGAAAAATTTGCTAATATGATCAATGATTATGTAAAACCAGAGGTTAAGCAAAGCGCACTTTGGAATCAATATAAATCAACTGGCAAAGAAATTTCTGTAAATCAGCAAGCAGCTAAGAAATATAAATCTGAGGCAAGTTCATTTGCAAGTAAGGCAATTAAGACAGTTCCTAAGACAAAGAACAGTTCTAAGAAGAAGAATCAGAAACGATTACGGACATACTTTGAACGTGTGCGTAACGGTAGTATGAATATCAATACTATCAAGAATGATAACATGCGTTCTGCTGTGGAGTCCTATCAGAATTTATATGAGAAGTACCTTCAAGCTAATTCTGCTGCTCAACAGTTAAAGAACACTCAGCGTGATTTATTCAATCAATGGTTGAATATGCCTACTGAAAAGGCACAGAAAGCAATTGAAAACCTACAAAACTCCTATGATACATTATCTAATCGTTCTTCTGCTGCATCTACGGGAGAGTCTGGTGTTGCACGATTAGTTCAAACGTCAAACGATCAGTTATCCGAAGCGCAATCTAATGTTTCTTCTGCAAAATCTACTCAGAGTCGTGCCTCTTCTGCTAATAAAACAGCACAAAAGAAGGTTTCAAAAGCGACAAAGAGTCAGAAATCCAAGGCGAAATCTGCTACAAAAGCGGTCAATAAGTCTGGATTATCTAAGAAAAAGAAAGCGTCTCTTAACAAAAGCATTAAAGCAGGTAAGACAATTTCTACTAAGGGTCTCAAAGGGTCTGCGAAGAAAAAAGTTACTGCTTACAATAAAGCCGTTAAGAGTACGAAATCTGCAAAATCTTCTGCTGCCAAGACAAGTGCAAATCTGTCTAGTGCCAATAGTGCATTATACGATGCACAGGTATATTTAGATAATGTTACTAAAGAACAAGCAATCGCCAGCAATTATGCAGGTCAGCCTGCTTACGCATACCAGAATGACGTGTTGGACAATCAAGTCAAAAATAAGAAGAAACAGTACGAAAATAGTCAGACTGCTGTAAGAGAAGCTAGTAAGAACCAAGCTAAATATCAGAAAGAACGTGAAAATGCACAAGCTAATAAGAATAAAGCTGATAGTGCAGTTAAGACCAAGGGTAGTAGTATTCTGAAGACCAAACGGGCTAAGAAATTATCTAACTCTCAGAAAAACGCAATTAAGTCTGGAAAAGAGGTTTCTTTAAAAGGAATTAAAGATAAGACTTTATTAAAACAGCTCAAAGCATATAATGCACAAGTCAAAAAAGCAAAAGACGCTTCTAATAAATTAGCACAGGCTAAACAAAATGAAGCGGATGCTACAAATGCTTTAGCAACTGCAAATAAAAATGCGAATGATGCTGCTGCGGATTGGGCTGCTGAACAGACAAATGCTGCCGTACAATCTCAGGCTAATATTAAAGCGTATTATGATGCGAAAGCAAATATGGAAGCTACAAATAGTAGCAATGCTTCTTCTGCCGCAAAGTTGAAACAATCAAAAGGTCAAGACCTTGATAGTTCTGACTACCAGAATCAGATTGATGCCAATGAGAGACAAGCACAGATCATTGATGAAGAAGCTGCAAAAATGCAAGAGAACCTGAATAACAAATTGAACGATGGTTCTATTAAATATGGTTCTCAAGAATGGATGCAAATGCAAAACGAAATCAACGCTTGTAAAGGTAGCGCAGATGACTTAAGAACTTCTAACGAAGAACTTAAAAATAGTATGCGTGACGATATTTATTATCGTGGTTTTGAACGTGCTATTAAAGCGGCTCAGAATTTACAAAATTCACTTACAACAATATCTTCTCTGATCGATGAAGATGCGATGTTTGATGATGACGGAAATCTGACAGATTATGGTACTGCTGCCATTGCAACAAATATTGCTAATGTCAAATCTGAAAAAGAAGAATTGAATCAATTAATGCAAGAACGTGCCAAAATGGCTGAGCATCGTGATGAATATTCTGACACAGAATGGGCTGACGCAATTCAAAAGAGCGATCAAGATATTGCGGATGCAGTTAAGAGTATTAAGTCTGCCGAAGATAGTGTAACAACTATTCTGAAAAATAACGCAAAGCAGAAATTAGATGCGATTAACAAAACTATAGATGCTTATAAAACTAGCCTATCCACAGAGAAATCCTACTATGAATATGACAAGCAGTTAAAATCTTCAAACAAAGAAATTCAAATTCTTGAAAGCAAGCGGAAAGCCTTGGAAGGAGTCAATACGGCAGAAGCTAAGGCTCAAAAAGCACGTTTGGATGCAGAAATTCAAGAAAAGAAAGATGCTCGTGATGATACGGTAAAAGATCATATTTATAATCTTCAGATTGACGGACTTGATAAATTAAGCACACAGCTGAATGATGATTATGAGAAATACTGTAAAGAGTTATCTTCTTCTGTCGATAAGATTGAAGAGACGTTTACTTCTTTATCTGGAACAATCAGTTCAGAGGGTGCAAAAATTGATAGTACGATTACTACTATCTTAGGTCATTATGGTGTTAAACCAAGTGATCTTGGACTAACAGATAGCAAAGTCACAGGTTATGCCAAAGGTGGATTAGTCAAATCTGTACATAAGAACGGAGATGATGGTCTTGCTTCTCTCGCAGTAGGTGAGGAAGTTGCTACTGTCGATGTTGTTAATCTAGCAAATAAAGTAAGACAAGACAAGGTATTAAATGCCTTAGCAAATGGACATATGCTGAACGGAATGACTATGGATGGAATTGGAACAACGGAAATCAATGTCAATTTTGGCGAAGCTATTGGTGCAATTAATGTTCCTTCTGGAGTATCTGACGAAGAACTTCAAAGAATCGTTAATGAATCTTATAAATATACTTCTCAAAAAGTTACTCGTGACATGGCTAAAATCGTTGGTCGCAAACGTCCAGTTTAAACCTTATATAATAAGGAAGAAACAGGTTGAGCGGTGCGTAGAAATACGCACTCTTGCCTGTTATTTTTATGCAAAAATTTATACAGAAAGGAGATTACATATATGTTGTCATTTGAATATAATGGACAATCTACAAAAACAATCTTAGATACACCTCTGATGGTCGTGCAGTTTGATGTGACAAATGACATCACGGGATTTTCACGAGAGATTGTTAAAGGTGAAAAAACAATGTTACGTCAGGAGACAAATCATTATGGTGCAATGTATTCTGATGAGAGCACATATGAATTTTACCTCGTAAAAGAAAACGGACATGGATTTACAAATTCAGAGCAGAGAAAGATCAATAAATGGCTGACTTCTCCTACTCTTGTAAAACCATTGACAGGAATTGCAGATGATAAAGAAACTGTCATTTACAGAGGAATCTTTCAGAATATTGGATGGAAAATGATCACATGCAAACTTGGGCTGCTTGATGCAGTTCAATGCAGTTTCGTTTGTGACACACCATTTATATGGAAACACTATGAGATTTCTGGGGAAGTCGCAACAAGTAATAAATTCTCAACAAACATCTTCGTAGATAGTGACGATACGGAGTATGAGATTTATCCAAAGGTGACGATCACTTCTCAGACAAGTCAAACAGTAACAATCGAAGTTCGTGATGAAAACTCTATGTCGGTACTGTGCAGACCTACTTTACCAGTATGCATTGATTGTAAACATTGTATGGTAACAGATGGAACTGTAACAGGGTTGACTAATTTTGAAGATATTGGATGGGCTGATGTCGGAAATATTTCGTGGCTTAAACTACATGATGGATATAATGTGATAAGTATTACAGGTGCGTGTACTTATAAAATTGAGTTTGATGTGCCACAGAAACGGATCGGTGATCTGTTATGATTAAACACAATTCAAAAATTTATTTATGCCGTCCTGACAGAACTGTTATCTGTGCTTTAAATGGAGTACAGATCAACAGTGTGGAATACGAACAGCAACTAAAAGACTTTAACCATCTTACATTTAATGTAGACAGATATATAGATATTGATGGTGAGTACGTTGAATCTGCTGGCTATGAGAAATTAAAAGACCACATGACGATTTATCTTGAAGGGCTTGACTATTTTCAGCTTCAAGAGCCTACTTTACAGAATGATAATGGCAGATATGAATACAAGGCATGTGAAGCATATTCTGATGAAAAAACCTTTGAAGATAAAGATATGAAAGGTTTGTCTTTCAACAAAGGTACAACCGATTCTATGGAAATGTTGGCTACAAATAATGTAGACGATATGGGTTATGCGAAAGAATATATCACATTCTGCAACGATAGAAACCACGAATTATCGCTCATGCATTTAGTATTAGACAGAGTTCCAGGATGGAGTGTCGGTTATATCGATCCTGCAATAAAGAATGAAAAATATTCGTTTGAGGCAGATAATACCAACGCTTATGCGTTCCTTAACACAACTGTAGCCAATGTTGTAAAATGCGTATTTTATTTCGATACAATCAATAGAACGGTAAGTGCGTATGCAAAAGAAAACATAGGAAAAGACACGAATATCTTCATTGGATGGCGTAATGCACTTAATATGCTCAAAATGACTCCGCAGACAGATACAATGTATAATGCTCTGACAATTCAAGGTGATGAAGAGTTAGATATTACGAGAGTCAATTATGGTCGAAGTCAGATTTATAATCTTGATTATTATTTGACTACAAACTATTTTCCTCAAGAAACTATTGATAAGATCAAAACATGGCAAAAGTGGCAAATTGATAACCACGCTAAATATATTGAGAACGGAAAGAAGTCTGCGGAATATCAGGCAAAGATAGATGAAATTTACTATCGTGTACCAAATGATGGTATTCAGATTGCTCAATATAAAACAATGGATCAAGAAACTCTTGAGAAAGCTCTAAAAATGTATGAGCAGATGCTTACTACAATCCAAGTAAGTGTTGATGCAAGAGATGATCATGAGAAAGATTCAAACGGAAATTATACAAAATGGGATAAACCAGATGATATTCAGAATCGTGTCTATAAACCTTGGACTACTTCTTCTGGCGAAGTTGATCATGAAAAATATCTTGCTTTACTAAAAGAAAGTAATAAAGGATATTATACATATCAAGAATTAAGAGATTATATTATTCCAAATATTAAGGTAGCAATTCAAAACTTGCATTTAGCCGATGATAAGAAGATTGATTATAATGATGAATTTGAATCAAACTGGGATTTATATGGAATCAAAGAACTTGAAGGCAAACGTGACGAATACAAAAAACAGATTTTAGATATTCTTGCTGCATATCAAAAAGAATGGAATCAACTTACTGATGAAGAAATTAGTAAGGCTGGCGTAAAGGATGAGAAAACTTACAATGTATTCCATAAGAATTTTATTAAGTACAAAAATTGGCTTGGAGATGAAAATACAGAAGGTTCACTTTTATATAAATTAAAAGAGTTAAATGCACAGGTCGATGAACTTGAAACTCAGAAGAAACCATATGACGATGTAATGACAGATATGAATACTCATTCTGAACTTAATGATCCGCAATTTGGATTGACAGATAAAGAATATACTGCTGTCATGAATATTGTTCGTATGGGAGATTATACAAACAATAATATCTTTACTACTTCTCTTGACGACGCAATCACATCTTACGAGCATTGCGAAGAATTATATCAAGATGGATTAAAACGTATCTCTGAAACTTCTCAACCACAATATCAGATTGAGACTTCTCTCGATAACATTCTTTCATTAAATGAATATGCAGACGTAAATTCAGATAATAAACAAGGTTGGCATAATCAGTTTACGGTCGGTAATTTTATTCGAGTTGGTGTGCGTGATGATTATGCAGTTAAATTGAGATTATTGACAATTGCATACAATCCTTGCACAAAAAGTTCGGAAATTAGTGTGACGTATACTAACATGATCACGAGTCTAACAGGTAGGGATGATTTCTCTTATCTATTTGACGATACTGCTGCTTCTCAGAAAAATAGTATTTCTGTCGGAACGGGCGACTCTAAAGATTCTGTTGAGTATATGACTAACATGCTTCAGAGAATGACGAACAGTTCTTTGTTTGGAAATGCAGTGAACAATAGTGTACAAAATGTATTAAGCGATCAAGGAACAATTAATAAACTGTTTGGAGATTATCTGAATTATAAAGTAATTAATGTCGGGAATATCACAGGTAACAAAGCTGAGTTTAATGAGTTGTTTAGCAAATATATTAACTCAGAATATATTGCTGCTAATTCGGCTGATATTAAAAAGTTAAACACAGACGTTGCCAATATTAACTCTGCAATCATCGGTACTTCTTCTACAGAAACAGGTATTGTATTCAACCTTTCCTCAGCAAATGCAAAGTTTGACAGTGCATGGATCATAAACGGAATCGCAGGGAAAATGACGATCGGTGACTTAGCCGCAGGCGATATTACAATCTCTGACACAATGCGAATCTTATCTGAGAACGGCAACTTTATAATGAACGGGTCTGCCATGCAGTTTTTAGATACTAAGGGCAATGTTGGAATCCAGATCGGTTATGATACAAACAAAAATCCTAGCATTATTATCAAAGACGATAAAGGCGCAACGATCATGACAAGTCAAGGTATTACTAAGGATGCGATTGCTGATGGGCTGATTGTGAATAATATGCTTGGAGATAAATCTATATCTAAGGATAAGCTGAACTTCCCTATCGTTGAAGCGAACGCACAAGGCGGAGTTGATATTACACAGATTTATGATGGTAAAGGCGGTTTGTGGGGAGCTGAGTATGCGACATTTAAGGAAAGTGTAAATAGTACATTAGATGACTGGGATACTAAGATGGATGAAATGGGATATGAAATCTTCATGACCACTTCTGCTGGCAGAACACTTGGTAGAGGAATTAATGAAACAGTAGCAACTGCTCATTTAACTAAAGATGGACAAGATGTTACAGACGAATGGGATGAATCTCATTTTGCATGGAAAAGAGAATCGAGAGATACGAGTGGAGATTCTTATTGGAATGAAGCTCATAAAGGAAAAAAACAAATAACTATAACTAGAGACGATATATATTTTGGAGCAGCTATTAAGCTGCTTTTTGTGGTTGATGGAGAAACTGTCGCATCAACAAATTAATTAAAGGAGGAAATAACCTATATGGGGAAAATACTAGCATGGACAGAGGGCACCTTTGTCGATTTAACAGATGGAAAGCAGATTCAGGCTTATTTAAATTATAATCAGCCATTGACAATACAATACGATCCGAACCAAGCTCAGAACTATGCACCAGACTGGGGAACAAATAAATTAACTATCACACCAGTAATTCTTGTGGACAATGAAAGAGTTGCACCAAACGCAAATGGAATGTCAATCATTTGGCAACGTAGAGTGGGTTCTGGATCGGCTACAAATTTGGTAACAGGCGAGACTGTTTCTTCTGGTGTATTAAATGTAAGTAAAAATATGATGGTTGCTGGATCTGTGGAGCTTTTATCGTATATTTGTACAATTACTTATACAGATCCAGATACAAAACTTGTAGCAGAAACACAACAGCAGATCACATTCAGTCTTAACAAGAATGCATTGGAGCTTTCAGAATGTTCTATTACAGGTGAAACTTCATTTAAATATAATGGTTCTGGAAAATTAGTATCTGCTTCTTCTATTGTATTAACAGCCAACTTAACAAATTGTACATTAAAACAATGGCAATATAAAAAAGCAGATGGGTCTTATGCGGTTTATCCAAACTCTGGGACAAGCACTACATTAACTGTCAAAAACACTGATGCTGTATTCTTCAATGAAGTTGCAACAATTAAACTCGTTACAAACATGGACGGGCTAATTGATATTCATCAGATTCAAAATGTGCGAGATGGTGCCGCAGGTAGCGATACTTATACTTGTCAAATGACTAATGATGTATTTTCTGTTTCTTGTACTTCTTCAGGCACTCCAAAAACAGGTGCCTTCACAGGATGTGATTCTGCAATGGCTATCTGGAAAGGTGGTAACGACGATACCGCAAACTGGAATATCACAGCTACTCCAAGTACAGGTGTAACAGGATCTTTTGATTCTGACACACACAAATATACTGTTACAGGCTTAACAGTAATGTCAGGATACGTTGAATTTATTGCAACAAAAACCGGATGTGCTACTATCACAAGACGATTCAATATACATAAAGATACATCTGGAGCCGATGGAAAAGATGCACAAATCTTCGAAATTTCATCTGATGTTGCGGTTATGAAATTAAATGCTTCTGATGTCTATGTTCCAACAAGTGTTAAATTTTCTGGGACAAAAAGAGTTGGAAATGCTACGGTTGCGGCAGCATATTCTGGTAGATTTAAAGTATACGAAACAACAGATGGAACACAATATAACCTAAAATACACTTCTTCATCTGATCAAACTGCTATTACATATACTCCATCTTCAACATCTGTGAAAATCATTAAAGCAGAACTTTATGTATCTGGAAATACAACACAACTTTTAGATAGTCAGACTGTTGCTGTTGTCCCTGATGGTCATAAAGGTGAAACTGGTGCAGCTGGTAAGGATGCGGTTGCAGTAAACTTAGGAAACTTTCATGATAGTATCCCTTGCGATACAGGTGGAAAATCTAAGGAAGCTAGAGATATTACAATTCCATTTGAATGTAATAAAGGTGGAGTCAGAGTTGCAGGAACAGCAGCTGTTGGAACATTACCTAGTGGAGTAACACTAAAAACAAATACAGCAGCTACGGCTTCTGCTGATGGGGCAATTGTACTAACTGTTGTAAAGGGCGCAGTACTATCTAGTACAGCCAACTCAGGAGAAATTACAATTACAATTACAGCTGCTTCAGTAACAAGAACTTTTAAATTTTCATGGTCTAAATCTGTACAGGCACTAAATGGTACAAGTGCTGTATTGTTACAGGCTTACCCTCAGGGAGATGGGTTAATTTATAATGGTAACAATAATGTTGTCCTACAAACTTTATTACAAAATGGAACAACCGCTGTAACTGCTTCGAGTTATCAATGGGCAAAATTTACAGGAAAGGGATATACAAATCTTGAGGGTAAAACACAATCTACATTGACAGTAACGCCAGATATGATTGATTCATTTGCGTCCTTTAGAGTTTCCGCAGTCTATGGTGGAAAAACTTATAACGCATATAGTGTGGTTCAGGATAAAACAGACCCATGTACAGCTACATTAAGAAGTTCTATCCCTATGACAATTAAAAATGGACAAGGAACAGGTGGAGCATGGATTCAAGTTTTAAGAAATGGAGTGGAAATTGATGCTCCTAAATCAACTGATTTCTTAACAAAAGCACCTAGCAATCCTACAAGTGGAGATTTTTATTATGCGGTAAATACGTCTGCAAAAACTGTAACTTTAATGAAATACGATGGTTCTAAATGGGCAGCCGCTCCATCCAGTGATCAGGCAACATTAACATATAAGTGGTATAGAAAAAATGCACAAGGAGAATCACTTGATACAACAACTCCTTATGCAACAGGGAAAGCTATCTTTGTAGATAGTTCAGTAATTCAAGGAACAATGAGTTTTGATGTAGAAATTTCAGAACCTTAAAAGCAATGGTAGGTGTTTAAGCACAGGATCATTGCTTTTTTGATTCTGTGCTTAAATAAAGGAGGAAATTATACGTGAATAAAACTATTGCTTGGGCGGAAGGCACATTTGTTAACGTGACGGAACCTTTCACAGTCATGTTAACAAATGAAGCACAGCAATTTGCCACAGATTCAAATAGAAAAGTAACTTCCGCACAAAGTTACTATACAGACATTATTGTTATTCGTGGTAGTCAGGAACGGACTGATTACACGATTGGAAATATTACTTCTGGCAGTGGAATCACTGTCAGTAAGAGTAGTAAAAGAGTTACATTTAGTGTGAGTGCTGACACTACTATTGGTGCCGATACAGGAGTTATTGAGATCCCTATTACACTTGATGGACAGACTGTTAAAAAACAGTTTTCTTGGAGTTGTGGAAAACAGGGACCTCAGGGTGTTAAGGGTGAAGACGGAAGTAATTTTGCTTGGAACTTACTAAAAGGTACTGGAACTGCTAAGGAGTTTACACCTAAAGGAAATTTAACAAATCAAACAACGTTATTTAATAAATTAGATTTATCTGGTCAAACACTAAAAGAAGGAGATAAATTTGTTATTTCTTGTGACCTTGAATGGACTCAATTTACACAAGGCACAAGTGGTACATTTGATTATTGGTTTCAAGGATCTGTTGATTATAGCTGGTCATATGATAACATTTTTACACAAGGATTACAGAAAGTACAACCTACAAAAGCAGAAATTCTTGCTTCTGATGGTAAGAAACACTTGTCTGCGGTTTGCACTATGAAACAATCATTACTTGATAAGAAAATTTTTGAAATTGGTATTAGGTTTGACAATACTGACGGTACTGGAAAAATCAAGATCAGCAATCTTAAAATCGCAAAAGAGGATAAAGAATCTCCATGGTGTTTACATCCAGATGAATTACAAGGTAAAGATGGTACATCTATAAAAATCACATCTAAATCAGTTACATATCAAACGTCAACTTCTGGCACAACAGCTCCTACTGGAACATGGCAAACTACTGTCCCTACGGTTAATAATGGGCAATATCTCTGGACTAAAACTACAGTACAATACTCAGATGGTAATAAAACGGAAGCATACAGTGTATCTTACAAAGGTACAAACGGTACGAACGGAACTTCTGTAACTGTAAGTAAAACGGAAGTTACATATCAAGTTAGTGCAAGCGGTACTACTGCTCCTACGGGTACATGGAGTACGACAATGCCAAGTTGCGATCAAGGACAGTATTTATGGACTAAGACTTATGTTAAGTATAGTGATGGAAAAGATACTACTTCTTATAGTGTAAGTTATAAAGGGGTTGATGGGGAGAAGTTTAGTTGGAATGCACTTATTGGATCATCATTTTTATATAACTCACTACCAAATAACGTAAATTTTTCAATGGTAACTGTAAACAATGTTTCTGCAACTGCATTTACTACAAATGGTTTGCATTATAAAGCAACAGCTTCTAATGGCGCACCAAATAGTTCTCGTGGAGTAAAAATTAATTCTTCTGTTTTGGATTTGAAAGTTGGTGACACTGTTACTTTTAGCTGTGATGTTAAAGGTACTTTTGGCACAAAGAATAATGGTTTATGTCTTATGCATGCAACAACTACAGATAATAATTCTTGGGCAGCTGTACACAACGGATTAAAATATTCAACTTCCATTCCAGACTGGACGAGAAAATCGACAACACACATAATCCCGTCTAATATCAAAATAGAAAGTGACGGTAGTTTTTATTTGTATTTCTACTTTGGTGGTGGTACTGGTTCTGAAGTTGATGTTTATGTAAGGAATATTCAATTAGAGAAAGGTTCTACTGCTTCCCATTGGGCACCTCACCCAAAAGACCTCGAAGGTCGTGGAGTTTCCCAAACAGTTCAATACTACTTAGCAACATCTCAAGCCTCTGGAGTAACTTCTTCTACTTCTGGTTGGAGTACAGACATTACAACTCAAAAACTAACTGCTGATAAAAAGTATTTATGGAACTGTTATCAGACAAAATATAGTGATGGCACGAGTGAACCTATCAGCACACCTAAAATTATTGGCGTATACGGAGATAAGGGAGCCAATGCCCTACAATGTAAAAGAAATTGGACAGGTACTTATACAACTATTAATGGTACAGCTTCAGCTGCATTATCTGATTTCAATAGAACGCCAGTTGCTGGGGATGTTTTCACAACACTTGATGGCTCTTCTAATACAGGTACATGGCAAGTAATAAGCGTCAGTGGATCAAATGTTAATATTAAGTTACTTAGTTATGTAAATAGTAGAGGCGAAAAAGGTGACAACGCAAAAAACCTCTCTATTACGCCTTCATCTCAATACTTCAAGTCTACAGATGGTGGCAAAACATTTGCACCATACACAATTACAATCAAACCTACTATTCAAGGAGAAATCAGCTTTGGTAAATGGCAATACAGTATTGATGGTGGAGTTAGCTTCGCTGATGTTGTGAGTGGACAGAAAGGCTTGACGATCAGTAATAATGTGTTGACTGTTAGCAAAGATAGTAGTTTATACAGTGATGCTGTTACTATGGTCACTTTCAGAGCTGTGGCTAGTGATAGTAGTTTTTATGATACGTGTAGTATTGCTAAGATTTATGATGTGAGCGATATTGGTGATGGTAGGAACTTATTACTGAACACATCTTCTTATAGAGAATCAAATCCGCTGGAGCGTACTGGTTCAAAAACAGACGATTATTCAACATATCCTAAAATCATTACCTCTATTGATCTAAGCGCAAAGCAAAAATACACATTACAAGCAAAAACCGATAGTAATTGGGCAACCAAACATGATACAGGTGGACATACTCCATCAGAAAAATTGGTGGGGTTGCGGCTTGTAAGTGACGACACTAATACTTTTTTGGATATGTCAAAAGGATATGCTGTTTTTATTGCCCCTAAAACAACTAAATATAAACTTAGAGTTAATCAGTATTCAGATGGTACTAATTCTTACACAATTAGATTATGGGACATTAAACTAGAAAAAGGACAATCTGCGTCAGGATGGTCAGCTGCTCCCGAAGATGTCCAAACAGCGATTTTATCTACCAAATCAGAGATCTCTGATGTGAGTTTAAAGGTGGATAAAAACAAGCAAGCCATTGAGCAAAGAGTGGAAAAGACTACTTATCAGCAAGATTTAAACTTGGTCAAGGGCGATATTAGTAAAGCGAATGAAGGACTAAATAAGTGGAGATATGAAATTTATCCTAAGAGTTTGTTTGCAAGTGAATATCAAGGCAAGAGTACAATGGATGTATTTGCTAAGAATACAAATCTTACACCTAGCCAGAGTGTGTTGATTAATGATACAGATTTAAGTATTGCTTGGAACTATGCAGAAAATTATATTGGCTACGCTCTTACATTTGCAAAATTCTCTGCTGCTAAAAGTGTTGCGATCACATTTGCACATGATGATGGAGCACATATTTATCTGAATGGTAAATTGATTGGCGGTAATGATGTGTACAATAACAAAGGTGAATCTTTGACGTTAGGGTTTGTAAAAGGATGGAACTGCATTGAGGTTGTTGTAAATGAAGGCGCTAATACAGAAGGATTTAAATTAGGCACTACTATTTCTGCTCTGTCAGAATGCCAATTAATGAACTGTTATTACGGTACTCCTGTTGCAAGGCAATCACATATTACGAATCAGCTGGTGGAAAACACGACTAATATTAAGGGTATTAGTACAAAAGTCAGTAAAGTCACGAGCGTAATTGGTGACAATGGTGAGAACTTCACAAGTTTTAAGAATGACTACAGTGATTTTAAGCAGACGATGAATGGATTTAAAACGACTGTTGGGCAAACTTATGTGACTAAGGATGATTTTAATGGACTTGAAATTGGTGGAAGAAATTTACTGCTGTATTCTCAAACTATTAGAGCACATAATGATTATTATAACGTTGGTTGGTTAACAGACGAAGTCGAAACATTTAACGGATGCCCTGTATGGTCGGTTAAAAATCAATGGGGAAGGTTGGCGTGGTCGTTCAAATCACATGTTATTGATAGAGGATTAGTTAAAGTTGGAGATACATTGACATACTCCTTATACGCCAAAACAAATAACGCATCTGGAAAAAGCATTAATTGTTCGTACCGATTCAAAGGAAACGCACAGGCTTATTGGTTCAAAGGTTCAGCTTTTAATATTGGTACAAGTTGGGCAAGATATTCTGCCACATTTACAGTTACAAAAGATATGTTGGCAACTGATACATATATGAACGAAATTGGGTTCGAAGAAACAGCTTCTATGTCTGGAGACGATAAAGTTTACTTTGCTTGTCCAAAACTTGAGCGTGGAACGAAAGCAACCGATTACACTGAAGCTCCTGAAGACAATGAAGTCAACGGACAAAACCTAGTTAGTAATCTTCCTTCTAATTGGGAACAAGGTGGAATTAATGGCGGACAAGTTGTGGGTTCTACATATGCTTCTATTAAATCTTCAACCACTTATCGGATTCGTATTAAAGACATATTTCCCGTATCTGGTAACATAACTGTTAGTGCTGGTGGTACAACAACCAATTCAGCAAAGGAAACTCTATCATTTTACGGAACACTGTATGATGCAAAAAAGGGGTTACTTCGTGAAACTGGTTGGAAATCATTTCCTAGTACAATTAATTGTGGTGATGCCAAATATATGTCTATCATCTTACGATGGGGAGATGGCACAAAAACACAAATTACTCCTTCCGACATTTCACAAATCTGCCTAAAGATTGAGCGTGGTACTTCCGCTACGCCTTTTACGCTTGCACCTGAGGACGTTAACGGAAAGATCGTAAATGTAGAGACTATTGCTAATCAGACTGCTAAGCAATTTGAATGGATTGTTAAGGGCGGAGATAAGTCATCTAGTATGGTACTCACAGATGATTTCTTGAATATTGTTGCTAATAATATTAATTTGACTGGGAAAGTTACTTTTAATAGTTTAAGCAGCGATGCCAAAAACGAGATTGGAAAAGTAGCGCAGAGTAAAGTTGATGATTTGCAGATTGGCGGTAGGAATTTATTAGTTCAAAAAAATATCACAGAAGGCTATTTGTCTACAGATGGTAAAGTAAGTTTTGTTGGTTCTGGCGGTGGAGATCAAACCAGTGATTGGATAGATGTTTCAGGAAATAAATATATAACAGTTACTCTATATGAAGATTTTACAAACACAAATAATTCAGGAAGATATTGTGAGTATGATGCCGATAAAAATTGTATAAATACTGTTGTTTATAATCCAAGACAAAAAAGCAGTATTATTATAGAACTGAAAAGCAATACAAAGTATATAAGAGTTACTGCAATAGAATGCAAAACACGAAGATATAAGATTGAAGCAGGAAACAAAGCCACAGATTGGACGCCTGCTCCTGAAGATGTTTCTCAGGATGCAACTAATAAAGCAAGTCAAGCTTTAACAGATGCTAAAAACTACTCTTCTAATGCAGTTAACTGGGTCACTAATAATGGTTCATCAACAACGAGCCTTAACTCAATGGTTAAAAAATGGACAGATGGAGCAGTAAGTGACACTACGCAGATTAATGGTGGATGGATTAAAGCAAATACTATTACTGCTAGTAAGATTGCCATCGGGGATTTTACGAACTATTGCCAATTAGATAAAGACACCGCATCTTCTTATGGTTTTACAGCTACAGATGATACAAAAGGCGTTTGGTTTACTGCTAGTCCGATAGATAGAGATAAGCATATTTCTCAATGGTTTACATGCGAAGGTGGTCAAAAATTATATGTGGAATATGATTTATCAACTACCGTGAAAGGTAAAGTTGAGGCTTCTGATACCGACATTTCTTATTTAACGTCTGGAATTATGATATATGCAGCCAATGGTGCCAAGCAAATTGTTTCATATACGAGATCCAAAGGCGTAACGGCTACATCAGACGGGGCAATTACACATGTTAGTTTAGTTGAAACATTGCCAGCTGACACAAGATTTTTTAAGGTTGTCTTACAAACTAATGGGCAAGGAAATACATTTTCTGGCACATTAAAGATTCGTAACCCTCAAGTTAGAAAAGCTACAACTGGTAAACTTATCGTAGACGGTTCTATCACAGCCGATAAAATCGCAGCTAATGCTATTACAGCAGACAAAATCGCAACAGATGCAATTAAATCTCGCAACTACATCTCTTCTGGTGGTACACAAGGGTCATTTTTGAACCTGAGCGATGGTAGCTTTACAAGTCCTAATTTGAGTTGGGATTCAAATGGTAATTTGATTGCCAAGAATGCGAACCTGAGTGGTGAGATTACTGCTACGAATGGTAGTATTGCGGGATGGACTATAATTAGCAATAAGATGTATACGACAGGATCTGGTAAATATACAGGTATTGGTAAGTACGGAAGTGCTTATGCTTTCTGGGCGGGTGCAACAAGCAATGATAACGGAAATAGTGCCGTATTTAAGGTTGGTCACACTGGTAAATTAACTGCCACAGATGCAGATATTACGGGAACAATTACTGCTACGAATGGTAAGATTGGTCGCTATGATATTACGTCAACATATCTGATGACAAACAGCGGAAGTAATGCATCTGGTATTGGTGGAAATCAGGCTTTCTGGGCTGGTGCTGAAGATAGCAATTCTGCTCCTTTTAGAGTTGGGTATGATGGAGTTTTGTGGGCAGAAAATGCCGCCATAAGAGGAAGTATCGAAACTGGAAATTTAGGAGATGAAGGAGATACTGTCTCTATAATAAACGGACATATAGGAATACAAGGTACGTCAAATAATGTTGAAATTTATTCAACTGGATTTAAATTTGGTATTGATGGGGACTATTATTTAATGTCAGTTTCAGAAGGAGTCAAATGCTATCGAAATTTGTATGCAACAGATTTTGTAGCGGACGGTTGGCTTTATTGCTCAGAAGTGCATAGTTCTGGTGCAGTTGTCATTGGTGCTGATAGCGAATCTTTTTATTGGGCGCATGGGTACCAAATTGCACGTGGAACATCGTGGGGAGGTGTATGTGTCGGTGATGATAGTCAACAATTGCGACTTTATGGTTCGTCTATCTGGGCATCACACAGCATTTCTACTTCAGACGAAAATCTTAAAGAAAACTTTACTACTCTTGATCAATATGAAAATTTCTATATGAATCTAACTCCTATAGGGTTCAATTACATTGGAGATTACGATGGTAAGAAAACTCATTTTGGATTTGGTGCCCATAAAACAGAAGACATCTTGGAATCCGAGGGTTATGATGCTGATAAATTCGCTGTAGTAACACATAGGCCGCTCGTACAAGAAGATATTGAAAAGCGTTTTGGCAAAGATGTCGAAGTCGATATTGAAACGGAATATGGTGTTTCTTATACAGAATTTATTGCATTAAATACCCATATGATTCAAAAGACACGAAGAGAACTTACCAAAGTCAAACAAGAGAAAGCAAACCTAGAAGCTCGATTACAAGTAATCGAAGCAAAGCTTGGACTTTAAAGATAAAAAGCAGAAATCCACTAGGTCTTTAGCCTAGTGGATGAATGTAAATGTAGATAGAGAATAATATACATGAGTGGAAATAAAACAAACAAAAATTATAAGAGTAGAAATCATAGCAAATTCATTCTTACATATCACATTATATTTGTTTGTAAATATAGGAAGAAACTCCTAATTAGATATGGAGAAGATATAAAACAGACAATGTACAACATCAGTAAGAGATATGATTTTACGATTAAAGAAATGGAAGTTGATAAAGATCATATTCATATGATGGTTGAATCTATACCTAAAATATCTCCACTTCAAATAGTAAGAGTTCTAAAACAACAATCCACTATCCAAATGTGGAGGAAATATTCTAAGAAACTAAAGAAACATTATTGGTCAGAAAATACATTTTGGACAGATGGATATTTTGTTTCTACGATTGGAGAAGTAAGTAGCAATACATTGAAACATTACATACGAAATCAAGGGTGAAATTCTATAACATCTTCAATTTTGCAATTAAGAAATTTGCATATGTTATCAATAGTTCCTAATGATACATATTCATTTTTTGACATTTTAGCAAGAGTGGCTGCACTGAAACCGACAGACTTTCTTAATTGGGTTTTTGTCATATCTCTTTCTAATAATAATCTAAATAATGGTTTATAACTTATCATAATGACACCTCCTTGATTTAGATTATACCATAATAAATTTATCTATCAAGACAAAATGTTTAGAAATATAAATATTTTGTTTGACATCGTGTTTGCAATGTGTTACATTATGTTTAGAAATATAAACAAATTATTTAGAAAGGAAGTGATTGTAGATGTTAATAGCTTATAAATATAGGTTGTATCCTAACAAAGAACAAAGAGAATATTTTGCAAAATGTTTCGGTTGTGTACGATTCATCTATAATCGTATGCTTTCTGATAAGATTGATTACTACAAAGAGACAAAAAAGAAATTGAATAATACACCTGCTCAATATAAGAAAGAGTTTGAATGGTTGAAAGAAGTTGACAGTCTTGCTTTAGCAAATGCACAGATGAATTTACAAACTGCATACAACAACTTTTTCAAACGACCAGAAGTAGGATTTCCAAAGTTCAAGAGCAAGAAAAATCACTACTACTCTTATACTACAAATAATCAAGGCGGAAATATTTATATATCAGATAGATATATTAAACTTCCTAAGATTGGATTAATAAGAATAAAGAAACATAGAGATTTTGAAGGGTTGATAAAGTCAGTTACAGTTTCTAAAACTCCATCAGGTAACCATTATGTTTCGGTTTTGGTAAATCAAGAGGAAAAAGAAAAATTACCTGTTGTAGATACTCAAATTGGAATTGATCTAGGAATCAAGGAATTTGCAATTACTTCTGATGGAGAAATGATTGAAAATCCAAAATATCTTAGAAAATCTGAGAAGAAATTAAGAAAATTACAAAAGGATTTATCTCGTTGTCAAAAAGGAAGTAAGAATAGAGAGAAATGCAGAATCAAAGTTGCAAAACAACATGAAAAAATTGCTAACCAAAGAAAAGACTTTTTAAATAAATTATCTCATAGGCTTATCATGGAAAACCAACAGATATGCTTAGAAGATTTGAAAGTCAAGAATATGATGAGCAATCATAAATTAGCAAAATCAATTGCAGATGTATCTTGGAGTGAATTTGTTAGGCAATTAGAGTATAAAGCGAATTGGTATGGACGAGAAATAATTAAAATAGACACTTGGTTTCCATCAAGCCAGATATGCTCTAATTGTGGACACAAAGATGGAAAGAAAGCATTATCCATTAGAGAATGGACTTGCCCAGTCTGTGGGACGCATCATGATAGAGATATAAATGCATCAATAAATATTCTCAACGAAGGTTTGAGATTATATAACGAAAATAAAACCGTAGGAACTACGGGGATAGCCTAGAGAAACTTGTCTCGTTAGAGATATTGACTAGGAAGCAAGTCTTTAGCTTGGTTGCGGTTCACGAACGGATAAACAACTAAATAAAACATAAATTTGATCGTACATAGAGCAGTTTTCGGACTGCTCTTTTTGTATGCTCAAAAACAGAAAGAAAGGTGAAATACATATGGTATACACAGTTAAATTAGATAGCTCTGACGACAAAGTATTTAATCTTATGCAGTTTAATTCTATGACTTTTGATATGGAATGTAAACTTGTCGTTTGCACAGATGATCTAAAAACGGTTAAATCAGCATTTACAAACTTTAAAACATTAGATATCTACAGAGATGATGCGCAGATTGCAACCTATACATGTTTTAACAATTATAAAGAAATCTCTTTACAGCAAGGATTATATAACAACACAAATGGAGAATGGGAAGATGCGCTGATCGTATCTCTTACAAGAGCAAATATTGTAGAACAGGTACAACGACTTGATGAAAAAGTCAATCAGGTGGTTGATATTAATACCTTGACTCTTGACGAGTACAAGAACTATTTACAGGAGAAAAACAAAGCTGCTCTCGCTGAGTTCTTAGCAAGTCAGAGTGTAGAATTCAATGGTAAGCCTTATGGAGTATCTGAAGAAGATCAGAATGAAATGGCTCTGAACTTTATGCAATATCAAGCTCTTACTACTGCTGGTCAGCAAGTAACTCTTGAATGGCATAGTAAGAAGAGTGCGTGTGAAACATTCACTGCTGAGGAATTTGTGCAATTAACAGCAATGATCAAAGCATTTATCTATCCTTATTTCCAACAGATGAATGTAACCAAAGCGCAAATTTTCAGTTCTACTAGCAAAGAAGAATTGGACAAAATTGAAATTAAATATGAAGTAATTCCTGTGCAGTCAACAGAACCTACTACTCCTTCAGAGGGAACGGATTCAGTTACGACTGATAAGACAGATGAAATAGGAAAAGATTCAGTTACGACTGAAGAATAATTAGTTTAACAGAAAAAAGGAGAAAATTAATATGGAAATGACAAATATGCAGGCAGATATGCTTTTAACTCAACTAAGTATGATTTATACATCTCTTACAAAGAACAGTGAACCAGTTCCATGTGTACTTACAGTGGGACTTGCCAAAAATATTAGAAAAATGCAGGGAGAACTCAAAGAATATTTTGAAGAAAAACAGAAGCTCTTACAGAAATATGAAATCACTTCTGATGCCCAGATTAATGGAACCGAGAATGGTCAGAAATTCTTAGTAGAGTTTACTCCTCTTAGCATAGAAGATTCTGGTGTGGAATTACATAAGATCAGAATGACGTTTGATGAGTTATGTGATGTACTTGAGAACTATGAGGGAAATCTCTCTGGGGACATTATGACATTACAACTTATCTGCAAAGACGATGATCAAAAAGAAGGTGAATAGATATGTTGCATGTAAAGAAATCATGTAAATATCTTATCTTATTCCTTATTGGAGCATTTGCTTATTGTGAAATTGAAATCATCTGGCGAGGATATACACATTGGACAATGGGAGTGTTAGGTGGTACTTGCTTTATTCTTATTGGGCTGATCAATAACAGTCGCTTCTTCTACCATCTTATGCCCTTTCGTGAACAAATGATTCTCGGAGGATTGATTGTTACTGTAATGGAATTCATAGCAGGTTGTATTTTAAATTTATGGTTAGGTTTAGGCATTTGGGATTACTCTCAGATGCCTTTTAATCTGTGTGGGCAGATTTGCTTACCTTATACAATTTTATGGATTTTACTGAGTGCAGTATGCATTGTTGTAGATGATTCGCTGAGATATTTATTATTTGGAGAAGAAAAACCAGAATATGTTTGGTAAAGACTTAAAGGAGTGATTTTTATAAAATAATCGAGGTAATTACATGATAGAAAATTGGAATATTATAATTAATTTTTTATCTCAACATGGGGCTGCATTGACAGTGTTTGTCTTTGCGGTTCTTTTGTTTGCAGATAAAATTTTTGATGTCACTTCCAAATTAAACGAAAAGTTTGGTTTTGAGACACGTGCTTCGTTAGAAAAGAAACATCAAAAAGAAGTGATTGAACAACAACGCTTAATGATCGATAAGCATACAGAAACTTTGGATAAACTAACACAGATTTTGAGCAATCAGAATAAAGATATTCAAGTTATCAAAGACATGATGAGAGAGCAAGCCGCATTATTAACAGACCAAAAGGTAGGCATGGAACGACTATTTGCACATACAGCTGAACTGGCTAAAAAATTAGATGATGCGTGCGCAATGGACGTTGCTTTATCTGAAGGTGTTGCTGCAATGCTAAGAGATAGAATCAAACAAGCCCACAGATATTACAAGCAAAAAGGTTGTATTTCCCCTACGGGGCTTGAAAACATCAATGCTATTTATAAGGTATACCATGACCAATTACATCAAAATGGCGTTGGAGAAAAAATGTATAACGAAATTAAAGCATTGCCTATTAAGGATGAAGAGTCATTCTTGTAGGTCTTTTTTATTGCAAAGGAGGATTGCATTATGAACAAATTTAAAGAATTTTTGGCAAGTATTAATTGGAGTGAAGTTAAACCACATACTGTTGTAAGTCTGATTTTACAGGTGTTGGCGTGGATCAATATGGGATTAACTGCGGCAGGCAAACCAGTGATTGACGTACATGAAGATGTAATTAACCAGATTGTAGGTTGGGTATTTGTATTTGGTACTTCTGCTTATGGCAACTGGAAGAATCATAGCTTTACTTGGTTTGCACAAACAGGAGATAAGATTGCTTACGCATTACGTGATGGTAGATTAACTGCCGATGAAATTGATCAGATCATGGAAAAGGTTGCAGATAAAGACGTAATTGTAAAAGTTGATAAAGATTTATTTGAGAAAGAATTAGACGATGTCGCAGAGGGTAAAGAGTCTGACGACATTGTTGGATAATTTGCTAAGTGATGAATTAGTAATTGAATAATTAGTTGTTGGGCAGTCGCTGTTATGGTGACTGCTCTTTTTAGATTGGAGGAAATATTATCGAGGATAATTTTTGGGATACAAATGTTGATTTCCGTGATGAAACTAAGTGGAAAGTTTATGTACATACCAGTCCTAGTGGAAAGATGTATGTTGGGATAACAAGTAGAGATGTAAGACAAAGATGGCAAAATGGGCGTGGTTATATTAAGAACGATCATTTTTATAGGGCTATCCAAAAGTACGGATGGAACAATTTTGAGCATGAAGTGATAGCAGAGAATCTTACCAAGGATGAAGCTTGTGAGATGGAAAAGGTATTGATTAAAAAGTTGAAAAGTAATGATTACCATTTTGGATACAATTTGTCTGCTGGTGGTGAAGGTAATTTAGGGTTGTCTGGATTTAAAAGTCCTACATTTATTGATTTGACAGGACAACGATTCGGGAAATTAACTGTTCTGAAATATGATGAATCTACGATGAAAAGTGGTGTAAGAACAAGATGGATATGTAAGTGTGATTGTGGAAATGTTGTATCGAGAGATGCTGCAAATTTAAAAAATAGTAACAGACATACTTGCGGGAAATGTGAAAGTTGCAAACCTATTCAACATGGAGCTACACGAAAAGGACATAGAAGTAAACTCTATTCTAAATGGAGCACTATGAAATCAAATTGTACAAACCCAAATAGACCTCGTTATTACGTATATGGGGGTAAAGGAATCTCTGTTTGTGATGAATGGTTACATGATTTTGGAGCTTTTCAGAAATGGGCGTTAGATCATGGATTTGAAGACGGAGACAGACTATGTCGTAAAGACATGGATAAAAATTATGAACCTAACAATTGTTATATAGAAAAGAAAAAGAAAGGAGCCTGATAATATGGCAAAATATAATGTACATGGTGGACATAACCCAGCAAATAAAATTGCATGTGGTGCTGCCGATCTATTAGACGAATCAATTGAAGATAGACTTGTTTGTAAATCTGTAATCAAATATTTAAAAGCAGCTGGTCATACTGCTTATAATTGTACTGTTAACAATGGAACAGGACAGCGTGATGTGCTTCAAAAAATTTGTGCGAAATGTAATGCACATAACGTAACTTTAGATGTTTCAATTCATTTCAACTCTGGAAGAAACAAACATAAAAGCAATGGAAAACCAGGTGGATTTGAGATTTGGGCAACTAATTATACAGGAATTAAGAAAGAAGCTTCTAAAAGAATTATAGCCAATTTAAAGAAATTAGGTATGAATACACATGGCGATCCATATAAGACAACAAGTAATTTATATTACTTAAATCACACAAACGCAAAGGCGATATTAATTGAGGTGGAATTTGTTGACGATGTAGACTCTAAGAATGTTTATAAGAAAATTGGTTATGACAAGATTGGTAAAGCGATTGCTGAAGGTATCATTGGTAAATCTATTGATTCTAAAAAAGTAACAGTAAAACCAAAAGCATCTTCTAAGTTTAAATCATACAAAGTAAAAGTAACTGCTTCTGCTCTTAATGTACGTAAGTCTCCATCTATAACAGCTGCTATTGCCAGAGATGCTTATAAGAAAGGAACGGTAGTTACAATCAAAGCTGTTAAGAATGGTTGGGGTAAAACTAAAGATGGTTGGATTAAACTGTCTTATACAAAGAAATGTTAAAGAGTATGAAAAGGCACAAGAAACAGTTATGATTGATTTGGCGATCAGTCGGTATTTTATTTATTAGTTTTCGTTGTTAGTGATAAAGAAATGCTACTCTCTGCTGCGGAGAGGGTAAATATGAGCAGAATAAACTAGGCTCTGCCTCTATTTTTTTATCGAAAAGTGTTGTATTTGTTTTGAATTTGTGTATAATGAAAGTAGGAATAGTAATATTCTCGATGAAAGAGCATCGTTAAAAGTTGGGCTGCAAGTGGAGCAGGGTAATTTTCCACAACGAAAAGATGTCACAAATGGGCATTGCGCCTTGCGGCTAGGAGTAAAGCCGTAGTCCAAGCAGGGGACTTAACGATTTCTGCAACGAATAGATGTCACAAATGGGCATTGCGGCTGACAACCAGCAGAAAACTCTAATAAAGAATTATTGAAGAGTGAGGCTTCCGTCCCACTCTTTTTTACATATGAGGTATTTATATGGCATCAAAATCACAAAAGAAAAATACAATACGCCAAGATATTATAGAGGCAGCAAACATCTATGGGGAGCATTTAGCAGGACATACTTTTTTATATGTTTATGGTGATGAATATTTTGAAGTTACTTTTCCAAAAAACTGTTTCTTACATCTTACAGGTGTAGAAACATATTTGTCCGCCAATGAATTTTATAAGAAAGCAAAAAGAGATAGGTTATCTACACGACAGTTTTATTTTACCCAACGACACCCTTTTGCAAACGCAAAGAAAAAATTACCATGTCTGAAACAATTACCAGAACTAACTACAAGTATGGTATGTATTTTGAAAAATATTCAAACTACAACACTCGTCTACAAACTTGGTATGACAAATTTAGAATTTACTTTAGGGCTAACAGAAAATTTGGACAGAGATGGTAACAAAGTTAATGATTATTTCTTACCGATGTCTCTTAGAGTTGAATCTACTTCTGTTGAGAAATGTGAAGCTGGTGGAATTGTCGACTTTATATTCTCAAAGAACGCAAAGCATGTGAAATATGATGCGATTTTAGTACAAGATTCTAACAAGGATATTCCTGAGTGTGTTCACCATTTATTGCATGAAAATTTATTACCACATTTAACAAGATAGACTCTGAATAGGATATTCGGAGTATTACAAAAATTTAAGGGTACATCAGATTAATTTCTGGTGTACCCTATTTTTTACGATTTTGATACTCTACACATATCATCTATTTCATGCTCAGACAGATATAAAGGCATCCCACACTTCTCGTCAAAGAATGAAATGATATATTCTGTAGAATCAATTCTAGCCCCATATAAGACTGTTTTCACAGGCGTCTGAGAGTCAATTTCTGTGAGCTGTACTGTGTCACCTATGTGGAACAATCCGCACTCTGTATTGAGCGTCTTATCACTTTCGTTGTATTCGTATATTCTCATTGTGTATCTCCTTATCTGTTCAAGTAACTCTGTGATCGTAATAAGTCTGCATATTCTCCGCAGAGATACCATGTGCCAGATGATGGAATGTATTTTAGTATTTTTGTTTTAGTAGAGATGTTGAATCGTTCTAACACTTCTATTCTGCTTTTATAATATTCTACTTCACGTTCTTGTCTTGCTGAGTTGGTTTCTTTTCTAGTACCCTGTAGAAGTAATTCTCTGATGTGGAATTTTTGAAGCTTACCATAAGAATCTAACATAGACATCCAAATGTCTGGCGGTGTGTCTCCTGAGATGTTTACTCTCTTGGTAGCTTTTGGAATGTTTGTTGTATTGTACAT